TGGGCTATGGCACAAAAGGTAGAAATGCCTTTGTACCAAATGTCTAGCTTTGGTGGAAAGAACGTTATTAATGTAGACAATGCTCGTGGAGAGTACAAGTGGCAAACGCCAATTGTAATGGATCTTCCTTACATTGTTGATGACATCTTAACAGATGGTGACACTCTTGGTTCAGATGGTACTACCTTCCAAATCAAATTGTCACGTAGAGAATTTGGTCATGGTGATATCATCACTTATGACAAGTACAACGGTGCGGAGATGTACATTGTACCAACCGAGGATATCATCCCAGTAGGTGATGGATTTGTTTACACAGTTCAATTGGTAAACAATGATTCTACTTATGGTTTAGATACTAACATCCTTGCTCCTGGTACTAAGATCTTCCGTAAAGGTTCTGCTCGTGGTGAGTACGGAGAGCGTTTCTCTGACATCATCACTGCAACTGGATACCGTGAGTACTACAACTTCGTAGGTGGTGCTGAAGCTCACGTTCACTACTCTATCTCATCTCGCGCAGACTTGATGATCAAAGGTGGAATGAACGCTGATGGTACTGTTCCAGTAGTAGAGATCTGGCGTAACTTTGACAAATCAAGCGATCCAGCTGTAACTAGTCTTGAGACTATGGTTTCACGTATGGGTAAGGATTATGTTAAGCGTGCTATGAACAATGGATCATTGTCTCGTACATTCTTGACTGCAATGGAAGCAGCTCACTTGAGTAAAGTAGCTAATGACATTGAGACTTACTTAATGTGGGGACAAGGTGGACGTGTACGTCAAGACGGTCCAGATGACTTGCGTTTGTCTGTGGGTCTTTGGAGACAACTTGACAACTCATTCAAGCGTATCTACAACAAGTCTAACTTCAATCTTGACTTGTTCCGTTCAGAACTTTATAACTTCTATGCTGGTAAGGTTGACTTCCAAGGACCAGATCCTAAGCGTCAGTTGATTGTACAAACTGGTATGGCTGGTATGCGTATGGTTAATGAAGCAATCAAGCGTGAAGCAATGTCTTCTGGATTGTTAATTCAAGCTGCTGACATCGGAGCAATCACTGGTAAAGGTATGGACTTGAACTTTGGATTTGCTTACACTTCTTATGTTATCCCATTCTTGGCTAACGTTAAGTTTGTGTTGAACCCAGCGTTTGATAACCTACACACCAATGACATTGAAAACCCAATCATTGATGGTTTCCCATTGTCTTCTTATTCATTCATCATCTTTGATATCACTGACAACACTAACGATAACATTTACTTGTTGAAGTTGTCTTGGGATAATCAATTGAAGTGGTGGTACCAAAACGGTACTATGGACTACATGGGACGTACTCAAGGATTTGCGTCTTCTGGACAGTTCAACGGATACCGTGTATTCATGACACAAACAATGCCTGCGATCTGGGTTAAAGACCCAACCAAAGTATTGAAGATTGTTATGCGTAACCCAATCACTGGTGGATCATTCTAATCATAAATAACCTGTAAACTGGGGGAGAGTTGAAAGCCTCCCCCTTTTTACTACCTTTACAAAAACCAATAACTTTTAAAAAACCAACAGATTATGAGTTTTACACTTGTAGAAACCAAGACGGGCAAACGTACCCCTCTAGCAATTAAACCTTATTTTGACGGAAGACTATCAAACATGGGTCTTGAGAATTACGGACTATCTCTTTTTGAAGGGGTAACACACTATGAGCAATTAGCTTGTGTTGAACAGAACGGTATTAAGCGTTATGTTACAGGGCTTAATGAGTTTGCTCCTGATGTGAAGAACATTCCTGATCCTGAAATGAGAGAAGCTAAGATCAAGGAGATCCGTAGTGCTGTAGCAGATCTTGAAAGATCATTAGCTGCAAATGTTATTGATCCTGAAGATAAAGACTTCTGGAATAAGGTTCAATTGCTAAAACCTAATAATGATGAATTTTGGTCAAAGATTGAACTTAAGTGTGGTAATGACCCTATCTTTTTAAATCCTGATGATCCATATGATCTAGTCAAGATTTATGCTATTAATGCAGGTGGGTTTAGCATCATAGCTAAAAGTTATGAGGATGCTAGATCTAGACAAAGAGCTCCTAAGTTCTTCTTAGATAAGTTTGAACAAACTGTATCTAGTAAGACTGAAAGTAAGAAATTGCGTAACAAAGCTCTTTCTGAACTACAGCAGTTGTTTGATAAGAATACAAACAAACTTCTATATGTAGCTAAGGTAGTTGACATTGGTGGTGCTCAGTATAAGAAGTCTACACCTAATGATATCATCTATGATAACATGGATGGTTTTATTAACGGTGAAGGTTCTGAAAAGAGTTCAACACGTGCATCTCAAGCATTCTTAGAGGCCTCTGCTTTAGACATGGAGTCATTAAAGTTAAAGGCTGTTGTAAAGGATGCTGTGTATTATAAGGTTGTGATTGCAAAACCTGATGGATTTATCTATCATAAAGATAACAATCAGTTGTTAGGTAGAACACAATCTGACATAGTAGAGTATCTGAAAAACCCAACTAATGAAGATATGTTAAACGATATATTAAAAAAAGTTGAGAAGTATTGGAATTCTTAATTAACTTAGTAGTAGATAATAACTTTAATATTTATATACACAATGCCTCCAAAAAATCCAGTCCGAGCTGCCAGACAGGCAGGTAGACAAGCAATACGAGCTGCTAAAGATACTCGTAAAGTAGCTAAGATTGAATCCCGTGTTGCGGGTAAAGTAGCTAAGATCAGTGGTAAATCAACACCTAAACCTGCTGCTAAATCTACTCCTGCAGCTGCTACTACAACCAGAAAGGTTGAAGAACCAATGGTGAAAATGGAATCTAAAGGAATGAAAAAGATTCCTACAAAATCAGTTGATATTAAACGAGCTCCTTATAAATCTGTTGTACCAGCGTCTGTTGCTAAAAAAGCTGCTGCAGACAAGAAAAAAGCTCAAGATGCAGCTAAGAAAAAACAACAGGAGGCAGCACGTAAAAAGCAAGAAGCTGCTGATAAAAAGAAAGCAGATGAGGCTGCTGCTGAAGCTCAACGTGTAAAGGATATGTTCTTACAGCCTGGTGAAACTCGAGCTAACACAACTCCTTTTGCTTCACCTGCACAAATTAAAAAAAGAGAAGCTGTTGATGCTGTAAAAAAGACTACGGATATGATTAATAGTAAGTTATTTGATCGCAAAGAACCTGCTAAAAAAAGTAATCCTGCTGCATCAGATCCAGATTGGAAAAAAAATCTATATAGAGGAACCTCTATGAAAAAGAAAGGAGGAGCTATTAAGAAATCTATGTACACTAAACGTAAATAATATATAACATGAAAGCTTCAGGAAAAGGGATTGGTGGAAAATCCAACCCAAACAACAAATCAGTATTTAACTACACTCCTACATCATTAGGTAAATCATCTGGTGGTGTTAATGCTAATGCTAAGTATACTAAGGTATCTGCCGGTAAATCTTCTGGAGGTGTAAATAAACCAGTAGCTATGCCTAAGAGAGCAGGTGCTACACAAATGCGTAGAGGATACTAAGATGAATACTATACTAGATAAAAAAGAGGCTAGTAAATTAATTGGTGCTTCAAAGTCCCCAGCTTATAAACAAGGTGGGGCTTTGGCATCTATTTACCCTACTAAAAAAGACGGCTGTGGTTGCAGCAAGAAGTAATGCCTAAAGATGCTTGCTATAGTAAAGTAAAAGCACAGTACGCTGTGTTTCCTTCAGCGAGGGCTTCTCAAGCTATTGCTAAATGTAGAAAAGGATCTGGTAATGTCAGAAAGACAAAAGCTGGTTCTGATCTAAAAAGATGGCAAGCTGAGAAGTGGCAAGATACCAAATCAGGTAAAGCTTGTGGTGCTGGTGGTAAGAATGAATACTGCAGACCTACTAAGAAAGTATCTAAGGATACACCCAAAACTAAATATGAACTTACACCCTCTAAACTAGCTGCTAAGAAAGCTGAGAAGTCTAGAGTTGGAATGGGTGCAAGAGTTAAAAAAGCATAACATGGCAAAGACACCAGCATGGACCCGCAAAGAAGGTAAAGATCCTAAAGGCGGACTTAACAAAAAAGGAGTTGCATCTTACAGAGCAGCTAACCCTGGTTCTAAGTTACAGACAGCTGTAACTACTAAACCATCTAAGTTAAAACCTGGTAGCAAAGATGCTAACAGAAGAAAGAGCTTTTGTGCTAGAATGTCTGGTATGCCCGGACCTATGAAAGATGAGAAAGGCAAACCTACAAGAAAAGCCTTATCACTTAGAAAATGGAATTGCTAATTATTAAAACTTATATATATCATGAGAAATTCAACTAAGATGGGTGGCGCTATTAAGAAGAAGTACCAAGCTGGTGGATCCAAAGTAGATTCTAAAGCTGTTATGGATGCTTTTAAAAAAGGTGCTATTAAAGACCCTAAGATGAGAATGAATCCTTCTAAGATTCAAGTGGGTACTACTAAACCAATGACACCTGCTGAAAAGAAAAAAGCTATGGATAAGTTCATGGAGATGGCTCCTCAGAACAAAAAGAAAAGTACAACATTTAATACGCCCAAAAAACAAATGGGTGGTATGATTCCAGCAAAACCTATTGCAACTGCTCCTATACAAGGAACTATGGGGAGACGTGGTGCTGCTGGTTCTAACATGGCTAAAGGTGGGCAGAAGTTTCCAGATCTTACAGGAGATGGAAAAGTAACTAAGAAAGATATTCTTAAGGGGCGTGGTGTTATTAAAAAGAAAGGCGGAGCTGCTCATCCTGGATTTAAAGCTGTTCAATCTAAGATTGCTGCTAAACAAGGAGTATCTAAAAAAGCTGCTGGTGCCATCTTAGCTGCTGGTGCACGTAAGGCATCTGCTAAAGCTAAAGCTGCTAACCCAAGACTTAAGAGAGTTAAAGGATAATGAACAATACAACCCTACAGCTTAAGATTAAGCAACGGTTAAACAAGCTTGATAGCCAAGACTATGACAACTTTGAATGTTGGCAGATAGTTGAGGCTTTTAATAAAGGTCAGGTTGAGTGGGTGAGACGTCAGATCCAAGGTACAAACATTACCAAAACTGGAGATGAGCAGACCCGCATGCGTATAAGTGATCTACAGATCTTATTAAAGACTGAATTGCTTCCTATGACTTCAATGGATACCTATGCACAATCTGAGATCATACCTTCTGACTTCATGTATTTTAAAAGAGTTAACATACATGCTCACAAAGATTGCTGTGATACAAAGAATGATATGACAGTTACTTACTTAGCTGAGGAAGAAAACATTGCTCTTTTACTAGGTGACGCTCTTAAACAACCGAGCTTTGAGTGGGGAGAAACATTCTGTACATTTGTTGGAAATAGACTTAGAGTGTATACCGGAAATGACTTTGATGTAGCAAACTCTATTTTAATGTACTATAGATTTCCTGTAAAGATTCAACTTGCAGGATGTGTGGATCCTTACACCTTGCAAACGTCTGCTGCAGATGTAGAGTGTGAGTTTAAAGATGATATAGCAGAAATACTAATTGATGAGGCTGTTCAAATACTTGCAGGTGATATAGAGTCTATTACTCAATATCAGATTGCACAAAGCAGTTCTCAAACTAATACTTAATACTCATGGTAGAAACTAGAACTTTAAGACGTCCGGCAGCAACTATTAAAAAAGAGGCTGCGGTAAGTGAAACTAAAACTGAATCTCCAAAAGCAGAACCTGCTCAAGATAAAGGTGTTGGTGGTAGCTCATTAGATAACATGACAGCAGCATGCGCAACAGAGATGATGAATGCTGCTATAAGTTTTCATAGATTACACCTAAAGATAAAAGGAGACGGTTCTTATGCTGCTCACAAAGCTTTGGGTGATTTTTATGATGGTCTGCATGATTTTGCAGATACTCTTATAGAAGGTTATCAAGGAGCAACTGAAAAGCTTTTAGCTTACAAGGACATGTCAATACGTACATTAGATGATACATCAGATGCTGTAGCATATCTTAGAGACATGTATAACTCTATCAATAAACTTCAGGGTATGATGCCTTACTCAGAGATAGTCAACAACCTTGATCTCGTGAAAGATGCTATAAACTCCGCTAAGTACAAACTACTTTTTTTGAAATAATTTGGAGAATCTAAAAGTTCTTCTTATATTAACTATATATTTATAACCCTTAAAAACAAAAAACATGGCTTATTTTAATCATGCCTTTCAAAAGATGTTTGTTGGAACCGATGGTTTCCAAACAGCTCCTGGAGCGTCTACGACTAGTCTTAGTTTAGGAGAGTTCACATTTGTGGATCCTAAAACTTGGACAACACCAGATTTAATCCCTGCTACAACTGTTAAGTGCCCATTGGTACTTGTATCAGGTTCTATTCACCCTAACGACAAAATTGGTCCTTACCACGGTGGATATGCTGAGACTGTAAAGTCTAAGACTATCAATCCAAAGTATGTATCAGCTTTCTATCGTGTAGATGACTGCCCTGCTCAACAAGCACAGCTTACTGTAGGTGCTAACCAAGATAACTTTGAGACTGCTTCTTGCACTAAAGATTTCTTGTGTGGTGAAACTTACAACTTACGTGTAGACATCAAAGGTTCTCCAGTATTGCGTACGTTAACTCGTAACACTTACTATACCGCAGCTGCTTACACAGGATGTTGCCCAGATGATTCAATTGCTCCAATACCAGTTAATCCATTAATTGTATATGTACAATGGGCTTACCAATTGTTGAACTCACCTTTGATCAACCCATTCATTCAAGTTGAGATTACTTATAATACTCTTGGTGACGGTATTCTTTGGTTAGAGTTGGGAGATGGTACTTCTTCACAAACAAACTTAGATTTGTTGTTAGGATACATCCAAGATCCAGCATCACTTCCTGGAGATGAGAATACCTTAGCTGGTATCATCATCAATGGAGCTTATGTAGATACACGTTTTGATAACTGTACTTTCTACCCAAATGATTCTATCATTGCATTCTTAGAGCCAGTTAAAATCTATGCTTCTGAAGTAGATCTTAATGGTGATCCATGTGCATTTAGCGGAATCTGTGTAAATAACACTTGCGAACCTAATCAATTAAAAGGAACTGGTGAAAACATCATCCGTGATCTTATCTTAACTGAAGGTTACATGCAACAACCTTTCTATACTGGAACTGACTTGCGTATCCGTGAGATCACTAACGGTACAGATGTGTACAATGCAATTGATCGTTTCTCTAGCTACACTCGTTACTACTTACAACACAGTGTACCACGCTTTAACAACCCAACTGGAACATTTGACAATGATCAGTACTTGTTAGAGATTGTTACTGATGGTGTAGATTTAGCTTTTGAAGCATTTGTTGCAGCATGGTTGACTAACGCTGGTTCTGACTGTGTAGGTTTAGTACCATACACTTGCCCAACACCATGTACTCCAGTAGAACCTACTAACGACTAATCTTAATTAAAACTTATAAAAAGAGGGGTGGGATAAAAAATCCCCTCCTCTTTTTTATTTTTACACTATATCTTTGTAACTTAGTACTATGGCACAACACGCACTATCAATAGAAATTCCTGATGTTCTTACTACATGTATCTTTAGAGTTATTGATACAAGTACATACAATGAGAACGTACCTTTGGATTGTCCAAAGCTTCAGATAACAGCACCGGGATTTACTACTGCAATTGAGTTGCAACCTGGTACAGATTTCTCAGTTAACTATAATGCCTGTGAATTAGGTTTACAGCTAACCAACTGCGCAACTACACGTAATGCTATCCCTGATGGCGTATATGTTGTTAGATACAGCGTGGCTCCTAATGATACAGTATATGTAGAGTATAACCACTTACGTATTACTCAAGCATTAAATCAAATAAATGAATTGCTTTGTTGTCTTGATGTTTCTGATTGTGAGCCTCAAGGACCACTCAGAAAGAAATTACAAGAAGTACAACTTCTCTGGACTATGCTACAAGCTGCTAAAGCACGTGTAGAGTATTGTCATAATCCTTCAGAGGGTATGGCTATGTATACATATGTTGTAGGTAAACTTAGAAAGTTAGCTTGCGGATGTGGTTGTGGATCATGTTAATAATTTAAAAACCAACATATTATGAAATGTGCAAATTGTGGAGCAAACCTAAGCTGTGGTTGCCAAAAGAGAACAAGCAAAGATGGTAAACAAGTATGTACAAAATGTATACATACTTATGAAGCCAAGAAGGCTCAAAACAAAAATTAAATAAAAGTAAATATGGCACTATCAGGTTGTTTTTTTATAGATTGTAATGAGGCATTGCCTGACTTGCGTACAAGCGTAGGAGCAACTCCTGCCTTATCAACTTTTCCTAGCAATCCTGATGTTGTTCCATTTATTGTTTATCTTGCTGAGTACCCTGAGACTTGCTGGAGAGTTTCAAAATCAGGCGGGCCCGCTGCTATATTACCTTATAATGTATTAAATACATTTCCAGAATGTGTTACTTGTATAGAAGCCATACCCGAACCTCCTGTAGTTAATGTGTATATCCTAACAGATTGTTTAGAGGTTGAAGATCCTATCTATTCTTTTACTTCTGAACTAGCAGATGCTGTAGAGCAAGTTGTAAAACTTGAAGGATCGGATGTTTGCTGGGGTGTATCAACAGTAGTATTCAATGAGCAAACCATTACTGATGTTACAATAGCTACTAATGAAGCTGATGTACCTCAGATATTTGATGACTGTGAATGTTGCTTACCCGCTCCTGAACCTGCTCCTATCAAGTATACTAGAGTTATACCTAAGCCTGATAGAAAGTTTTATCAGATTCAACAAAGCCAGTGTGATATAACTGCTAACATAAGATTTGCAGATGGTTACTATAGACTTTTTAAACAGTTAAAGTATGGTATAAGTAATCAATGTGATGGTGTTAACTTAGAGAGACTGTGGATAAGAAAGAATCTATCTGACTTAGCTATGATCAATGATCCTACAGCTTGTATTATAACTACACCGGTTACACCAGTTATTTGTCCAGAACCTTCAGGTAATCCTTTTATACCTCCGGCTCCGCCTATAACATATTCATTTCATGTTAATGATGGTGGTGCGGGAACAAACTTTAGTTGTGGAGGCAACTGTTTAGATGGTAGTTCTGTGCCTATTCAACAAGCCTGTCCTGCTTTCAATTTTACATTAGATTACGATATCTTACCAATGATTGATTTTCAACAAACTTATGTATTTACTTATAATGGTGGATGTGTTTTGGTAAGTGGTGCTTGGATTGCGGCAGGTATAGATCCATCATACACCTATACCTACGCATTACAGTCTTCTAATATTATAGACAGTAACTATGATCCAGATCCTTGTCAGTATTGTCCATCATAAATTTTGATAATAGATAAAAAAACAGTAAATTATATATATGGCACTTCCAATTCAACCATCAGATACACAAGCAGGATGTAATCCTGTTTCAAGTAACTGCGTAATCTGGCAGGGACCAGATATTCCATGCATTACATTATGCAGAGGAGATAGTATTTCTGATGTTACTTATAAGGTAGCAACAGAGCTTTGTACATTAGTTGATCAGTTAGATATTACCGGCTTTGATGTATCATGCTTTCCTCCTATTTGCCCTAAGCCTGAGAACATTCATGATCTTATTCAGTTTATCTTAGATCAGCTTTGCACACAACAAGGTGAGATAGGTACAGCTAAATCTAACACAGGTTTTGATTGTACTGATGCTTTAAACTGTCAGATTTCAATTGCACCTTGTTTTCAATATACTAATGCGTTTGGTGATTTAGTTACTCAAATGTCCTTACAGGATTATGCATCAGCTATTGCTACTAAAGTGTGTGAGATTGTAGATGATATTACAACAATCAATGCTACACTTATTACATTAAGTGATAGAATTGAAGTGTTTGAAGATTGTGATGCATGTAACCCTGTTATTCCACCAATTGAAATACCTACCAGTTGTCTATCACCTGCTACTAATATTCCAATTGAAACTTTTGTGGAAGACCTAGAATCAGCATTCTGTGCATTACAGACTGCTACAGGAAATCCTACTCAGATTGGAATTGGTATTGCACAGCAATGTATTAATTTAGATACTACTCCTACATTAAATAATGCTGGAGTAAACTACGGATCATTACCTGGTTGGATAAATGCTGGTTCATATAGTACTATGGCGGATGCTGTAAACAATATGTGGATCACTATCTGTGATATTAGAACAGCTGTACAAAGTGTTATAAACAACTGTTGTAATGTATCATGCGCAGATGTAGATATTACTATGACTGTAGCTTACACTAATCCAAACATCAGTTTAACTTTTGCTGGATCTGCTCCTGGTTTCTCAGACTGCTATCCTGCAGGTATGTATGTAACTATTACAGATGCGTATGGTGTATCTTATACAACTCAAGTATCAGTGATTCCTAACTTAGGCGGGGCTGCACAAACTGTAGATTTGTCAGTTTCAGGATTAAGTCTATTTACTAATTATACTGTTCAGTTAACTATATGTGCTGATGCAGTAGATCTTAAGTGTAGCGATAGTCTTATTCAAACTGTTGAGAATACAGCACTGTGTCCTTCTATGCTTTATGCTACTGAGAATACATCAATTGATTACAGCTTTACAAATCCTTTGTCAAGTCCTGTAACATATATTGTAGAGTGTTGGAATAATGCTCTTACAAGTATTGTTTCATCAAGCACTGTGGTTAATCCTGCAGCGGGTGCTGTAATAGGAACTGTAACAGGTCTTGTAGCAGCAACTACATATCAATTACGTTTAAGAACAATCATTGGTTCAACTATCAGAGATTGCCCTTATACTTCAGTAACTACTAAACCCTAATTAAATGGCTTGCTCAACTTGTAATTGTACAAATAACACAACGTGTGGTTGTAAGGATCTCCCCCTTACAACTGCACCTGTATATACATGTCCTCCTGATATCAAATGCCCGGATCCAACTCCGTGCTATGAGACTATTCAAGATACTTGTGTAAAACATGGTAACTATAGCATCATTAACTTTGGAGAACTATTTGCAGGTGGTAACTCTTACCCAGCATTACCAGCAGGAGCATCGTTAGAAAATGCTTACCAAGCTATGTCTGTGCAAAGCTGGGATGATGACTGTCTTCCTCCAATTAATGTTCATCCTAGTTATGTAGGTACAACAGCTATTATACTTAACTGGGAAGATACTGGTGCTGATAGTTACACTGTAGATTATGGAACTGTAGAAGGAGTTTATACAACTTCACCTACTTTAACAACTCCTACTTTTACTCTTACTCTTTTAAATCCTAATACTAACTATTATTTTAGAGTTAGACCTGATTGTGATGGAGCTAGTGCTATTAGCGCACTCATTATGATAAAGACATTAACAGCATAATAGTCCACGTTTGTTGGTTTAGCGTGACTAAACAGGAGGACCCCTGGGCAATGGCTCGGGGGTTTTCTACTATATTTGTTTAGTATTCAGTAATGTATTACTTTTAAACATCCAACAAATTTTGTAAATTATAGTAAGGGCTATGGAAACTTTTAGAAAACCAGACTTAAATCAACCCAGATATAGAGTTGAAGCAAAGCAAGCAGACAGTGTTAGTTTTTACAAAGCCCTGTGCAAAAAGGTACCCGGTGCAACGGCACTAGGTATAAGTGAAACAAGAGCTATTATAAAAGAGTTTAATGAACTTATAGCTCAGTATGTTATGGAAAATAGGGAAGGTGTAGAACTACCCGAGAGCTTGGGATATATGTTTGTAGCAACATGTAAATCAAAACCTAAGGATAATATAGATTATCATAAGTCAAGATTATACGGTGTTAAGGTTTCTCATAAGAATTGGGAAACAGATGGAGCTCTTGGTAAAATAGTTTATACTAACTACAATTCCAAGTATAAGTTTAAGGATAGTGCTATGTGGGGATTCAAACCTGCTAGAAAGTTTAAAAGAACTGTTTCTAAGTACTATGTGGAAAACTGGAAGATGTATATGGAGCTTAATAGAAATGAAAAGGTTTCTGCTTTGATACAACAGATGGTAAAAACAAGAGATGCTAGAATAAAATTTGCAGTAGATGCAATGAAAACATATAATGAGTTTGATTTTAATTAAGTAACATGAACACAATAGGAGAAGCTATATCAAGGGTTCGTAACAACATCAAGGCTGTTGATACTGATTCATTTATCACAGACCGATTAATTTACAGTAACATACTTAAATATGCTAAGCTATACATCAAACAGCAAACTGCTCAGAATTTACAGAGCCGGTTTAATAGTTTGTATGTTAAACTTCCTTGCGTTGATCTTATAGAAGTAGACAAAGTAGAAGCATGTTGCGATGTTAAATCTGGAATTCTTATTAAAAGAACTAAAGATAAGTTACCTGGTATATTAGAAGGTAATGGAGGATTGCTGTTGAGAACAGTTGCATCTGTAGATGGTTCAGAAGAAGTCTTCAGAACTACACCTCAGTTTTACAATGCTCAACAAAAAACATCAGGAGCTAGATATAATAAAACAAAATACTATTGGTACCTAAATGGTTACTTATATATACCTAACGTTGATTGGGATTCTATTGCAATAGAAGGTATATTTGAAAGTAAACTTATGCCTACATGTGAGGATCCATGTAAACCGGTTCAAGATCAGTACTTAAACATACCATCTGATTTGTTTGCTCAAGTCGAGCAACAAGTGGTAAATGACTTCCTTAGAATGTCTCAGATCAATCCTGACAATCAACAAGGTGATAATCAATCTCAACTTAGATCATAATGAATTACAACTATACACTTAAATACAGAACATTTACTTCCTTATTAGAAGATGTACGTATAGATCTTAAAAGTCTTACTACAGAAGGTTCTATTGATCCCGCACAACTATTTAAGGTAGCTATGCGGGTTAACTATGATCTGGGTCTTAGAGTGGCTATGACAAAAGAAGTATTGCTCACTGTTGAAAAAGGACGGACTAGACTCCCGGATGATTTTTTTGTAATGAACTTTGCTCTCCTATGCGGAAGCGAGACCAGAAGTGTGATTGTACCTCAAGGTACACAAGTACAAGAAGTTGTACCTGAGTACAGACCTTGGATTGATCAGTTACCTTGCACTAATGAATCAAATGAAGGAGAAAAGGTTTGCCTTACCCAATGTGGTAAAAGCTATTCACTTATCCAAGTCATTAAGACAGAAGAACGTAGATATGATTATCTTGAACCTGTTGTATTTAAGAACTCAGAGTTTGTAGATTGCGATTGTCCAAACTTGCAGTATAGAGGAAAGAATGTAGCTTATATAAAAGATGGTTGGATATATCTTAACATGCAAGATGCTAAGATGTATATTAACTATCAAGGAGCTATGGAAAATGATGAGGGAGAATTAATGGTACCAGATCACCCAATGATTAATGAATACTATGAGTATGCTGTAAAGAAACGTATACTTGAGAATTTAGTAATGGATGGTTCTAATGTATCAGCTCAGTTACAACTGGTTATGGGTGAATATAGAACTGCTAGAAACTATGCACTGTCAATTGTTAATACTCCTAACTTCTCTGAGATGCAGAAAGTATGGGCTATGAACCGTAAAGCAATGTACTCTAAGTACTATGATATGTTCAAGTCTTATTTCCAACCAACTAACTTTACTATTAATAACGCTGTATAATGGCTGAAGGAATGCAAAGCGGAGCAAATATTCAAACTGAAACATTTGCTAAGGGTCTGATGAAAGACCTAGATAGTGCCTATCAACCTGATGGGGTATGGTCACATGCCCGTAATGCTATCAACAATAGTAATCTAGGTAAGGTAGGTGTTATAGGTAATGAGCCTGGGAATGTACTTTGTTCTCAAGCTCCATACACTGTTATAGGTGCTATCAATTTAAGAAATGATGAATGGGTTATCTACTCAACAGATGATACAAACTCTGAGATAGGATTCTTTAAAGAAGATAGATGTGAGTATAGTAAGATAGTTAATGATCCTTGTTTAGGATTTAAGAAGACTAATCTTATAATTGGTATTGCTAAAGAGAACTTTGATTGTTCTTGGCAAGTGTACTGGGCAGATGGCTTGAATCCAGATAGAACAATGAATGTTGGTAATGTGGACAATGCTCCATATTCAGATCCTTGGCCAGGTGTACCTTATGTATGTAGAGATACTCTAAACGGTCCATGTGAAAACTGTGTACCTATCCAACCACTACAATTAGATTGTGATAGACTGCGTCTTGCAAAGATTATAAAAACACCTTGTGTTAATATTAGTAAGGGACCAGCAGGTGGAACATTACAGAATGGGTCATACTATGCGGTTATTGCATATACGGTTAACCAACAAAAAGCAACTGATTATTTTAATCCTAGTCAAGTGCAAGCTTTGTTTGAGCATGATAATTTATCAGGTTCTCTTTTGGTTACTGTGGACAATATGGAGACGTCTGTGTTTGAGGAGTTTGAGTTGGTGATTGTAAGAACCATAAACCAACAGACTAGCGCAAAAAGAATAGGGTATTATAATACTACTGAAACATCAATTAATATATCACTTGATTATATTAATGAAGCTTTAGTAACTGTACCTATTGAGACAATTCCTTTAAGAACACCTGTATATGAAAAGTCTGAAGCTATTTATAGAAACGGTGCATACGCGCTAAGAGTTGCTCCCACAGGTAAGTTTGATTTTAATTACCAGCCTTTAGCTAATCAGATTAATACTGAATGGGTAATGGTGGAGCAAGCCCCAGACTATTACCGCAGAGGTGGTAATCAAACTGGATACATGCGTGATGAACAATATGCATTCTGGATCAGATGGATTTATAATACAGGTGATAAGTCAAGCTCATATCACATACCTGGAAGAGCAGAAGAATTTAATAGAGAGATAGATCCTGCAACTGGACTTGAATATACAGGTTATGGTTTATATGGTCAGGATGATGTAGAATGGGCTCAGTCTCAAGCAGAGAGTACAACCTATGTAGCACCGAGAGTTTGGGAGATGCTTAATACAGCTTATGTTACATCAAGTAGCTTACCAACTGCTACTGCAAATGTTATTCCTAACCAAGTTGTAGCTCGTGGTAAAATGGGTTACTGGGAATCAACTGAAACATATCCTGCAGACAAGAACGAGATATGGGATGCTAGTGCTCACCCTTGGTCAAATACTGGAAACATTAACCATGACCTATGTGGTAAACCTATTAGACATCATAAGATGCCTGGTGATATAATAAATATCACTCCGGTTAACCCTGATGGTTCTTCTTCTAACTATTCTAGAATTAGAACTGATGGTAGCACACCAAAAGCTATTAGAGTTTTAGGTGTAGCGTTTGATAATATTAGACCACCTGTAGATAATGACGGTAACTTAATACCTGGTATTGTAGGTTATGAAATATTAAGAAGTTCACGTGAAGGTAATAAGACTGTAATAGCTAAAGGTATTATCAATAACATGCGTAAGTATAAGAGTATTGATAATGAAGATATCTATTACCAAAACTACCCTTATAATGATTTAACTCCTGATGCTAGTTTAACCAGTGTGTCATGGAGTGATCCTGCAGGTAGTGTAGGTGGTGAACCCTGGAATGATTGGAATGATTCTAATAATTTCTTAAGAGGATACAGTAAACAATTATTTACTTTTCACTCCCCTGATACTCAGTTTAGAAATCCATTTCTATCTGCTCAGGAATTAAGATTATATGGTGAGGTTGGATCAAGAGGTAATGTTAAAGGTAACTTCCAAGAAGTGGATGGTCACCCTAAACAAAAGCTACCTACTAACATGGCATTCTTTATATCATTAGCTGTTGGTATTGGTATAGCGGGTAAAGCTATTCAAGGTAAAGAAACAAAAGCTATTATAGCACCAAAGATATTTAATGCTGGTATAAATTCTGTAACTACTCCAGGGTTGGTTGTATCAAATGGTAACTCAACTATAACAACTGCTACAAACACAGCTTATAGTTCTTATCAAGCTACTGCAAGTACAACAGCTAATGTTTTTCTTTCAGCTATAGGATCACCTGACGCTTCAAGTGGTTTACAAACTACATATGCAGCAGCGGATGCATCTATCACAGGTATACCGCCAATTGGTGTACCAGGTGGTGCTAATGGAGGAAGTCCTGCTGATATAAGTGTTGAAAAATCAGATGCTGATTATATGTCACCTGTAATTAAAGCATTTGGTGGTATTATCACATATGCTCAGTATATGACTCAGGGTACAGATGCTACCCTTGATATTATAACTGGATTTAGCAAATACAGACAGTATGCTTTAAGCTATGTATCTCATGGAGATATGCACAGACACGCTAGAGGTAATGCAAGACATAGCATTGGTAACTCAAGAAGATATATTCAAAATGATAGTTATCTAGAGAATCAACTTCAACAGTTTGAAACTAATACTATAAACAATGCATTCAGAGGGCGCTGTGTAACCTTAGACGTACATGCTGATATTGTAGATCCGTATGCTGATTTAATAGGAGACAATACAGCTCAAACTGTAGGTACAGCAAGAGCAGCTGGTTTATTAAATAATACCCCTGGTACAAACCCATTTGTAGAATCACCACGAGATAAAAAAGTATTTGATTCATTTAATACATCAGCATACTCGTACTACGCTGGTATGAAGATTAGAATACGTAATCAGTATGGTCAGTTAGATTCAGTAAGACAACTTACTACAGGATGTATTACTAGAATTAATCCTAATAACACAACACTGCAATCTAGATTTTCAACAGAACCTATATTTGGTGGAGACATTTACGTAGGAAGGTATACTGAAAAAAATACATTCTTCTATTTCTATGACTGGTTAATGAATCAACCGGATGGGACTGAGTATGACTATAGACTTAGATCTATGATCAACAACCCAAGGTTCTGGGCAGACTTTACTAAGTTTGATACAAACACTTTTATTCAAAGAGTTATATCAATTATAGTTGGTTCAATAACAAACCCTTCTGTACTTGGTCAGATAGCATCAGCCTTACCGTCAGCAATGTCTAACTTAGATCAGTCACCTGGTACTAATAGCTTTGGTGGAGGTGGTGCTATAAACCTTGATACTATTGCAGCGTCTTTAAAGTTTATAAAAAATGACTGCTGGTTCTATTTATTCCAATCAGGTGTAAGAGACTTCTTTGTAGAATCTGAGATCAATGTGGACCTAAGAGATTATGGAACACAACCATTTGAGTGGCACTATGATGCTTACAGAATGACAAACCTTCAGACATTATTTGCACCTGATATCATTAAGTCTGGTAACTTCTTTAAGTATGATCTATCACTTGGTGTATCAAGAGTGTTTAATAACTTTATCTCTTGGGGTAATATGCAGGCCAGAGTGTACTCTCCGTTCATAGCTGAGACTTGTTACACATTCTATAAAAATAGAGCTGTATATTCATTACCACAAACTCAAGACGCTGTAAGAGATGCATGGCAGGTTTACTTAGCTAATAACTATAAAGACTTTCCTTCAAGAATTTCATCTATTAAGCCTATTGGTAAAACCGGATCATTGATATTATTTAATCATGATTCGCCTGTTCAATTCTTAGGTAGTGAATCTTTAGAATTAGATATGGGTACTAAGATCACAGTAGGTGACGGTTCATTGTTCTCACAAGCAATGCAGAACCTATCTAATGCTGATCCTGAGTTTGAACACGGATCTTGTCAAAACAGACTAGCTGTAATTAATACTCCGGTTGGAATATATTACATGAGTCAGTCTCAAGGTAAGATTTTCCAAGTGAGTGGACAAGGTATTCAAGAGATATCTTCTGCAGGTATGAGATGGTGGTTTAATAAATACTTACCCTATACTTTATTAGAAGACTTCCCAGACTTTCCGATTATAGATAATCCTGTTGTAGGTATAGGATGTCAAGCTGTTTATGATAATACAAATGTTATACTTTATTTCTGTAAGAAAGATTATAAAGTAAAAGATGAGTTCAAAGGTCAGCTTACATATGAACCTAAAAAAGGTGATCTTACTTTTGGTGTAACAGGTACCTCATACTTAGTACAGTTGGGAGATCCTATATACTTTGAGAATACATCATGGACTGTTAGCTATGATCCTAAAGCAGAAGCTTGGATATCTTTCCATGACTGGCACCCAGAGCTGGCAATATCAAGTAAAAGTTATTTCTTAACCACTAAGACCGGAGCTCAAGGTAACGGTCAAATATGGAGACATAATTCTAGAACAGATTTGTTTGCTAATTACTATGGTCAAGACTATCCGTTTGAATTAGAATATTTAACTAATACTGGTCAACAAGTAAATACACTTAAGAACATTGAGTATCAGCTAGAGTGTTATACGTATAAACAAAATTCTGCAGATGTCTATCATGTGTTGGACTTTAACTTTGATCATGCTGTTATATCTAACACAGAGCAAGTGTCCGGACAACTGAACTTGAACATCTCACCTAAGAATAATGCCCCAGCATTAGTAAACTATCCTATAGTAAACTTAAATAACATTGATATTTTATATAGTAAGGTAGAACAGAAATATAGATTTAATCAGTTCTGGGATATTACTAGAGACCGCGGTGAATACACTTATCCTGCTGTACAACAGTCTATATGGAATACTCAATATAATGGTTATATTAGACAGCTTAATCCTAATAACTTAAACTATCAGAAACCTGCATTTCAACATAAGAGATTCAGACACTATCTTACAAATGTTTTATTATACAGAAATGTGTCCGGACCTGTAAAAATGTTATTCAGACTTTCTAATGAAAAGAATCTTAACTCTCCTAGATAATGGAAAGAAAACTTTATAAAAAAGAAGAGCGTGGTCTTAGAGGTGGACCGAACTATCAAGTATCAGAAATGATGGGTTCAGTAACTACAACAGGTTACTGGCCAGATAGTCCAGATAGGGATAATGACTTTAATATTATACCCTCCAATGAAATAACTATGGAGGGTATGGACATGCCCTTACTGGGAGTAAGTAATACCGGGGATAAGAAGTTAATGATACCAGGTAAAAATTATAAATTCAAAGGTGAATCAGTTATGGAGACTCCCGTAGATAAAGGAATGTTCTTAGGTAGATTTAAACAAGTAGGCGGTCAGTTGGTATCATATGATATCTCAGTCCCTAATCTTAGTAGACAAGAAGGTGGAGACATGCCGTTTGGGTTACCATTGAAAGAACAAAACATATATACACTACCTGAGTATAATCAACCGAGAAATCCTAAAACTGGTGAGATATTACCTGATCCAAGAAGACCTAATTTAGGCATGGATACAGGAGCTACAGAATATAAGATGACCTATGGTTTAGATGAGGGAGATGTTGATGTGCCTAGTATTGTTTCAGGACAGTACATAGGTAATCAAGCTTATGATAGATATAATCTTACAGGAGAAAGATTTAAAACAATGACTGATCCTGGATCTTATAGTAACTTTTATGAGCAAATAGGAAGATTAGGTTTAATGCAAGAAAAAGATGGTGGATCGGTAAAGAGAGTTAAGATAAAGTCCTTACCTAACAATTGGAAAAGCCAGTAAAAATCAGTATCTTATAAATAATTAGTATATTAGCACATTATGAATAAACAGCTAAAAAACTTTCTCTTCTTAGCTATGCAGAAAGGAGGTAATGTATCACCACAGATGGGACAACAAGCTCAAAGCGGACAACTGCCTATGATGCAAATGGGTAATGATATTCAGAAAATGAATAAAAGACAAGCATCTCATTATGGCTATTTTCAAGAGGGAGGTTCCCAAGAAGAAATAGATCAGGAATACTTATCACCTATGAATTCCTATAGTCAGAGAGTATCAGACTTTTTAAATAGTCTTAAAGAACAAGCTATGGGTGCTGTTCAAGATGAGATGGTTCAGACTAATGATGCTTATGCAGAAGAAGCTGATCAGATCTCAGGTATGCCTATGGCTCAGTATGGAGCTCAATATAATCAACCTGGTCTAGATGCAGCAAAAGCATGGGAAGAAGCATCCAAGAAAAGAACTAATACTATTGAGCCTATTATGGGGGCTGCTTCATTAGCTACAGGACTTAAAGGATATTGGGGTGATGATAATGCTTTTGCAGCTAACCCTTATAATGAGCAGTATATTAAAAAAGTTAAATACAAAGATGTAAAAGGTACAGAACCTGTTGTTCCTATAGAACAACCTAGTCAGTTAAGCACTACTAAAATGTTTAATCCAGGTGGTCCAGTAGCAAAAGCTGAACCTCGTACTTGGCAACAAGAATTATTTCAAGGTATACCTAGTTCTCAGCCTCAAGCTTCTAACATTCAAGTTCCTAGTTTTAGACCGGGTACTGGTGAATCTTTTATGTTACCTGAATACAGACAGCAGGCAGCAGGCACACAGACAACTCCTGCTCCAGCACCTCCTAAACCAAAAAGCAATCCTAAAAAGGATAACTCTACTAGCACAGGTACAACATCAAGTACTACTACAACTCCTCCAGCTTCTACAACCACTACTACAACAACTTCTACTGAAGAACAAAAGAAAAAGGAAGAAGAGAAAAAGAAAGCTGAAGCTGATGCAAAAGCTAAAGAAACAGAAACAACAGAAAAAGAAAAAGAAACAGAAACAACAACAGAGAAAGATAAAAAGAATGTTGGTGATGGTTATGACTACTTAAGAGGTCTTGCTGATCCTAATTCTATGCAGGCGGGTGCTATTTATACTACTGATAAAAACGGTAATCAAGTACCTATGGCATTCTATGACCCTAATCTTAGAGTCATGTCTACAACTTCTGATTTCAGAAACCCATTGGGTAATATATTTAGAGGTGAGGACAAGAAGAAAAGAGGTTCTTTAAAAAGCTTTACTGTAAGATACGGTACGCTTGATGATGGTACTCAAGTACCAATAGATCCACAAGGTAACATTATTGAGCAACCTCCTATTATGCAGAGCCCTAATGTAAATGATACAACAGGAGCTAAAGAAGTTACTGGTCTTAAACCTAATCCTGTATACGATACAACATGGTCAACCGGAAAACAAATGCCTACACCAAGCTATGCTCCAGGTACTACGCCTATTACTATTAAACCTGGAGCTACTACATCAATGGATGATTTAGCTCCAGGTAGTATAACTGTAGGACCACAAGGTGCAAAACCTAGTGTAGTACCTACAATTACACCACAAGGTCCTCCTATTACCCCAGAGCAACAAGCAAAGATTGATAAAATTAATGCAAGAACTCAGCGTAGAGTAGGTGATATAAATCAAGATGTACAGAATATACAGAACCCACAGCAACAGTCGCAAAATCAAAATGCATCTTTAGATGAAAGACTAGCTAATTTACCTACGTCAGGTTATACTAAGTTTGGTGCTGGGTTTCCTAATGTGCAACAGAGGTTAGCTTATCTATTAAATAGCGGTCAACAAGATGCTGTAGATCAAGAGCTTTCTAAGTTAGGTTATAAGAAAGGTGGGGAGCTTCGCAAATTTATGAAACAATATGCTGGGGGTGGTCCAGGTACTTCACCTGCTACAAACCTAGGTAACTTCTTAGATGAGAGTGACCAGTTATTAGCAGATCAAGGACCTATAGATCCAGATACAGGATTACCAATTGAATCATCTTTAGATAAGCCTACGTCAGATGCTACAATGATGAAAGTATTTGATGATGCATATAATGCACCAGGTGCTATACCTAAAGCAGGTAAAAAAGATAATCGTTTCTTTAAAGACATTAAAGAGGCAGAATATAAGTTTGGTAGGGATAATCCTTTCTTAGCTCCTGCTATGATGGCTGGTCTAGATGCTTTAGCAGGTACTGCTCAAAACAGAGATGCTAATCAAAAAGAGAGAGAGTTAAGAGGTAGACTTGCTTTTGATCAAATCGGATTTAAAGTACCACAAACATCAGGTAGTCAAGGTGACTGGACAGTTAATGAAGGTTACATGAGACCTAATGATATGATACCTACTCAATTTACAGGAGCGGGTCCTCTTGCTCAGATGGGTGGTGGGTTTAATGAAGGAGATGAATTATATTTAGATGATGAAACTATCAATGCTATTTTAGCAGCTGGTGGTCAAATAGAATACTTAGACTAATTACTATGAGACGAGTAAAGATCAAAAGCTTACCCCAAGCATATAAAGGCGGTAGCATGTCAAGTCTGTATAAACAGATTGCACCTAGTTACATGTCAGACTCATTGTCTGAAACACCTGTAAAAGGTAAGAAGACATTAAGACCTGTGCCAAGAGAGGAAGCTAATCTTGAAGCAGAGAAAGGCGAGACTGCACTTATTCCAGATGTTGATGGTTTACCAGCACACTACAGAATAGGTGGACAACGTCACTATGCTGGGGGTACACCTTTGAACTTACCGGATGACTCTTTTATATTCAGTGATACTTCTAGTATGAAAATAAAAGATCAAAAGATTCTTGATGAGTTTAACATGTCTAAGAAGAAGGGTGGTTATACACCTGCTCAGATTGCTGAGAAGTATGATATAAATAAATACAGAGAAGTATTAGCTGATCCAACTTCTGATAGGTTGGCTAGAGAAACATCTGAGAAAATGATAGCTAGTTACAATGTAAAACTAGCTAAGTTAGCTCTTATACAAGAGTCTAAGAAAGGTTTCCCAGATGGCATACCTACTGTAGCATTACCTTACTTATCAATGAATGCTGTTCAACCCCAGGATGTATTACCCCTTAAAGAAGGTAAACCTAACCAGCAAATGATGCAGGGTGAAGAAGCTATGGAAGCGGAAGAGAATCCAAGTGAAGAGCAATTTGAAGCTTCACAAGAAAATCCATATGCTAGATATGGAGGTATTGCAAATAAGATTAAGGATAACCCCATGCTTAAAAAAGTATATGCTAAACTAGGTGGGGTTAAGAAAAGATTCAAGCCTGAGAGTGGTATATACATGACTATGGAAAATGGTGGTCCTGTATTCAGAGATGGTAACGGTACTATATACTCTTCTGATAACAGTGAAGTAGATATACCAGCTGTGTTTGGATACGGTGGTCAGATGAGATATCAAGATGGTGGTAATGTAGAAAAATCTACTGCTGCAAAAGAAAAGATACCAGCTGATAAGATTAAGAAGAAAGATGATCCTACACTTGCTGTAGGCGATTACTTTAAGGATGAAGATGGTAAAATAAGAAAAGTAACTAAAGTATATACTCAAGATAAAGTAAGACAATCATTATCAGGTAAAGAAAACTATAAACCTAGGTACGGTTCATTAGAGGAAGATGTTAAGAAGGCTAATGAAATAATGAAAAGACTTAAGGGAAAAGGTTATGCTTCAGGTAGCGCATCTGGGTGGACTATTTACACAAAGGCTGCAGATGAACTCAGTGTAGAAGAAAAAGACTTTTTAACTTCTTTAGGTTCTTACAACAAAGATGAAGCAGGTAAGTCCTTAGGTGCTCCTGGTTTTAAAGTAGCTACTCAATCATCCTATGAAGATTCTTCAAAAAAGACACGAAGTAAAAAGGGATTTTATGGTTATGCTGATCCAGAAATGGTTGAGTTCAGATACTGGCAAGCAGCTAATCCTGATAAACCAATAACTGAGTTTGAAGCTCTTCCTGAAGATCAAAAAATTAATAACCGTAAGATGATGTTAAAGTTTTATGGTTATAAGGATGATGAACTCACAGATGAAAAACTTAAAGATCCGAGTAAACTTTATACACAAGACTTTATTACTAATAAGGATAACGGTCTTGTAAAAAGAAACCAAGAGAAATTTGAAACATCTGGTTATAGATCTAGACTTGGAGATGATAACATGTTTGGTCTTGAACACTTAGACCGTTACTACTTTGATAGAAACCCAGAGGGTGATATAATCACTGAGGATGAAACTACAGATGGTGGAGGTAGTACAGAGATACCAACTGAAGAGTTAGATATAACAAAAAAACCTCAGATGGGTCCAGAGTGGTGGTTACAAGATGTAATCAAAACTGCAGGAGCTGCTGGTGATATGGCTAGAGTTAAGAAACGTTTACCTTGGTCACCTAAGTTAAATCCTTATATACCAGACCCTACATTCTATGATCCTACTAGAGAACTAGCGGCTACCCAAGAACAGTATAACATGGGTATGCAAGGTGCTGCAGCATATGCTCCATCTCAAGCTTTGAACTCTCGTCAATCTCAAATGGCAGGACAAGGAGCTAAAGCAGCAGCAGATATACTAGGTAGATATAACAATCTTAATGTTAGTACAGCAAATACATTTGCCGGTACAAAAGCACAGATTGTTAACCAGGCTAATGCTTCTAATGCGGATATCACTAAGAACTTATTTGATCAGACTACCATTGCTAATCAGCAGTATGATAACGCTAAAGCGCAAGCTCGTCAAGAGTTACGTAGTTCTTATATTGATGCTATTACTAATAAAGAGCAAGCTTATGCCATGAATCAATTGTATCCTAACTATCAGATTGATCCATCTAAAGGTGGTAGATTATACTTCAACAAAGGTGAAGAGATGAAACCAGCTGATATTCAAGCTAATGATATTGAAAGATTCAAAGAAATCAGAAATACTATACCGGGTGTATCAGATGATGCTATTATAAAACTTATGGGTAAATCAGCACCAGCTGATGACTTTGCTAGTTCTTATATGGAGATGATGAAGAATGTATATCCCGGTGACCCTAGGTTAGGACAGTTTTCTGAGCAGAACACATAATAAATCTTAAAAGTTTAAACTTAAACAATTTTATAAACTTCTCAGATTTTATTAGTATATTTACATTATAAACTATGGCAACTTACTTACAAGGCGTAACCGATTATATCCCGCAGATCCAACCATTTAAACCGGACCTGAATTTTTACCAAGGTGTGCTTGAAACCAAGCAGGCTCAGTATCAGGCCGGTTATGATAAGATCAGTAACATGTACGGGACTTTGCTTAACTCTGAGTTAAGTAGAGGTGATAATATTGAAAGAAGAGATGACTTCTTTAATAAGATTCAGACTAATATACAAAAGGTATCCGGTCTTGATCTATCACGCAGTGAAAATGTAAACGCAGCTGGTAAGATCTTCCAACCACTTATAGATGATAAGTACATGTTAAAAGACATGTCTTTTACCAGAACTTATAGAGATGAGCAAGGTAAGGCGCAGTACTTTTTAAACTGTACTGATGAGAAGAAGTGTGGAGGTAAATACTGGGATGGTGGTGTAAGAGCATTAGACTATCAGAGAGCAGACTTTGTGGATGCATCTCTTGAAGAATCTTTAGGTTTTCAAAATCCTACCTATACTCCTTACGTAGATGTATATAAGAAAGCTATGGACTTTGCAAAGGATATGGGCTTTAACATTAAGACTATTGACTTTACTCCTGATGGTAGATATCGTATAACTACAAAGAACGGTCCTGCTATGGTTACCGGTCTTACTGAAGCTTTCATAAGACTTTCTGCTAATGATCCTGCTACTACAGCAATGTATAATACACAGGCTTACTTGCAAAGAAAAGATTATACATATGCTAATACTGAAAAGTTTGGTGGTGATAAACTAGCTGCAGAGAAAGAATATCTATTTAATCAAGCTAAGACAATCAACCAGACTATGCTTGCCCTTAAACAACAGTCTGAAAAACAGTTAAAGCAGATTGATAATCAACAAAAGGTAGGAGAAGAAGTAACTAAGAATGTACCTCTTAATGATGAGGTTGATGCTGCATTTATAAACATGCTTAACGGTTTACCTGAAGAAGCAGCAAATGCTCAAGCTGTAGGTACGATGGCTACAGATTCATTAAATAATACAGACGGTATTGATTACCAAAACATGAGCGTTCAAGCATTACGTCAAAGAATTGATGCAGCTACAGCAAATGAGTTATTATTTAATGATATGGAGGGCGCTGCTACAAGTTATGCTATGAACACCATGGAGCAAGAGATGACTGAAGATAAGTATGCTCTTGCTAATTTTGAACATGGTCTTAGAATGTCTGAAATTGGTTATAAAGCATCTCTTGATGCAGCTGCTAAGAAGAAAGAAAAAGAAGAGGAAGCTGCTGAAAAAGCTCTAATGGCGCAAGCATATGGTACAGATGGTATTGATGTAACAGGCGGTCAGAATGTCACACCAGGTGATTATGACATGCAACAAAAAATAGAAACAGTTTTTTCTGAAAATGAATCTAATCTAGATGCTCTTAGTAATCAGAGAATAACTAAGATGAAAAATGCTTTGCAGCAGGTTGCTAATGATCCTAATAAATCAGAAAGTCAAAGAGCTGTTGCAAAACAAGCATTAGAAAGTATAACCAGTAAAAGTCTTGAAGACTATAGCCTTAACGATTTACTTTCAACAAAAGATGGTCAAGGTATATATGGAAATATTAAAAAGATAGCTGAGGCTAGAAAGAACACTGAATCTAATCTAGATGGTTTAGTAGCAACTAGTGGTAATGGCTTGTTTATAGATAGCCCTGAGTTAATGACAGAGCTGGGTAATATTACACAGCAGATAAGTGATAATCGTCAACTTGTTGCTTCTCAAAGAGATGCTAAAACTGCTAATAATGCTGCTGTAAGAAACCAAATGATTGCTGAAGGTGTAACAGATGTAGATTTATTTTATGATGAGTCGGGAAATATAAGAAGTGAATCTTCATTTGTAAAAGAATGGGAAAAAAGACATAATATAAGAACTGCTCTTGATAATAACTTGATGTATCTTTCAGGTATTGGTACGCTTGGCGCATTAGCAATGGATACCTTTATGGAAGATGGCGATGATGCATATGAAAGATTAAAAGAAAAACACAAAGAAACCTTTAACAGCGGTAAGGTAACTTTAAAAACACCATACGGTACAATGGGTGGTGAAGGTGAGGAAGGTTTTGCTGTAAAGAATAAGATGTATACACTAGATCCAGCTGATGTACAAGTTGTAACTCTTGAAGATGGAACAAAAGTTTTAGGTGGTACTCGTGAAAAGATTAGAGAATTATATAGAGGTGATATAGCTAAAGCATTAGCTGATGCTTCTTTTGCTAATAATAAAGTTGTATTTGGAGGCGTAGGAGCTCTTACAGCTGATGATCTTGATATAGATGTTGATGATGAAAGTTCAATGTCAGCAAGAAAAATACTAGATCAAACTTTAAGAGATGCGTTCAGTACACAGTATAAAGGTACAGATGCTAATAGGCCTGTGATGAGTGTAACTCGTACTGCTATAGTAGCAGGTAATCCTGATCAAGTTGGTGTAACTTTTAAAATATCTGATGCTTACTTAAAAGCAAATGCAGGAAGTGATAGTTCAGCCGGTTTTACAAAAGGTATAGAAGGTAATGAGATTACTGTTGTAATGGATAGGAAGGATGTCAATTCTAATTTCTTTAAGCAATTAGATGGTTCACCACAAGAAGCTATCTTTAACATGAAAGGTTCTTATACTATTAATGCTTATGAGAAATCCGCAGGTTCAATTACCCTAAGTAAGAATGCAGATGGGTCTATCCTGTTTAATAGTAATATGAAGATTTATAATCCAGAAACTAAAACTTTTGAGCCAGCTCAATTATCTAATGGTGGATTAGGAGCATTTGACATATTACCTACTGATGCTGACTTTGATAGATTAGTTTTAAAAGCAAATATGATGTTGCAAGCTACGGCTAATGATAACTTAAGAACCATAAGAGGTTTACAGTAAGTAAAGTATAACACTATTTAGATTATGGCTTTAGAAGAAAACACAAATACTGGGCAACAATCTGCTCAAAATCTTCCTACACGTAGTAAGTTAACCCCTGAACCTATTTCTACTAATGCTCAGAAGATGGCGGGTACTCCTAAAACAGGAGCTAACCCTAAGCCTGCTGGCATGTCTTATGTAGATCAAAAAGTAGCTCGTCTTAATGGAATGATGTTAGATCTGTATAAGCCAGATGAAAACAAGTATAATAAACTTACTACCTATAATTCTTCTCATTACGGTCAGAACTTTGAAAGATATTACGCACACGGTAAATTCAAGCAGTTAGGTTTTAGTCCATTTAGAAACAATGAAGAGTTTTATAATAACAATTCTTCATTATGGAATGATGCAGCAAGAGGAGGAAGAACAGCTTTACGTTTAGCGGGACTAGGAGCTTCAAGTACATTTACTAACTGGGGAAGTTTCCTTTCTGATAAACCTAATACAGAAGAGGCAGAGGATATGGAAAGACTCATGTCTATTGGTTCATCTAGTAGAGAAGGGTTTGGTGCTAAAGCAATAAACTTTGGAGTTAATGCTGGTTACACTTATGGTGTGATGGCTGAGATCTTAGCTGAAGAAGTAGCATTATTTTTTGCTGGGACAGTAGGTGCATTACCAACCGGTGGTGCAGCAACAGTAGGTGCAATTGCCAGAACAGGAACAAATGTAGGTAGAGCTTTCAGAGCACTTAAAATGTTAACTAAGGTTGATGATGCTAGACAAGCTTGGAAAATTGCTAAAACAGCAGCAGGTGGAGTAAGAGAGTTTTTACCACTTAGTCAAACAACATCTTTACTTACAAAGACAGGAAAAGCTGCTGCTAAATGGGACTCTCTAGATAATATGGCTAAAACTTCTAAAGCTTTTGGTACTTTTTATAGAGACTTACGTGAGATAAATGCTGTTACCTCTGAAGCTAAAATGGAAGGTGGTACAGCACAGAATAATGTAGCTAACCAACTGATGGCTAAGTTTAGAAAAGATAACGGTAGAGAACCAAACTTAGCTGAAGCACAATCTATAGCAGCACAAGCTACTAAAGCAGGTTATTTATCTAGTCAAGCTAACATAGCTGGTATCTATGTATCCAATAAGATTGTATTAGATAAAGCGCTTAAAGGTATACCAGGTTTAAAGAATTTAGAAAAGGCAGCCGGTAAAAGTAAAGCTACATTCATATTTAATAAGGATTGGAAAAAGATGGGTGTAGATCCACACTCTATGTTAAAAGGTGCTTCTAAATATACTAAACGTGCTTATTATAAACATGTATTCAATCCTAAGAATTTAGGTAAAGGTGGACTTAACTATCTGTCTGCTAACTTAATGGAAGGTACACAAGAGGTTTATCAAGAAGCTGTAGGAAAAGGTATTACAGACTATTTTGTAAATACATATAATAATCCAAACTTAGCGGGCTCAGGCTATTTCCGTACAATGATGGAGAGCGGTCTTAAGTCACAAGCATCTAATCAAGGTCTTGAAACTTTCTTGTCTGGATTTTTGATGGCTGGGCCAATGACAATGACTCAGAGTGCATTCTATAAAGGATATGATGCTGTAAGAATGAAGAAGCTTAAGAATCAAGCTCAGAAGTTTTCAGCTGATCCTTCAAACGCAGGTAAAGAGAATCCTTACCAAGCCCAAATAGACAGAGAGCTTGAGTTTGATCAGAAGACTCTTGAGGCAATGAACGAGGTAACTAAAGATCCTATTGCATATTTTAATGCATTAGAGAAAGATCTTAAGATACAAAGAGACTTGGCTATTGCTGGAGAACAAGCTGCATTAGACGGAGATGGTAAATTTGCTAGAGACACCAGAGATGCATCTTTAGTAAGTCATAGTATTCAGTTATTGAATGCTGGTAGATTTGATATATTCCAAGATCAGCTTAAAGGTCTAAGAAATTTAAGTAAAGAAGAATTACAAGAAGCATTTGGTGAAGACCCCGCTGCAGAAAAAGGAACCGTTCAAGAAAGACTTGAAAAAGTTATAGCAAGAACAAATGAGATTAGAGATGTGTATGAAGAGTATGAGAATACTATAAATCCGCATTCTTTAAAAGATGAACCTGAAGACTATTTAGCGTTTGAACAAATGAGAAGTGTAATGATCAGCAATGACATACACTTTAAGTTTGTAGCAGGACGTATGGAAAGTATATATAATGATTTTACAAACTCATTACCTTTCAAGAATGCTAATGTAACAGACTTTGCACCTTTGTTCTCAATTGGTATGCCTTCATCAGAAGCTCCTATTCTTAGACCAGGCATGCTTGCTGAAGTAGAGATGCTTACTAAAGAGATTGAGGCATTAGGTGATAGACCTGAGAATGCTGCTAAAAAAGAACAACTTACTAAAAAGAAACAAAGCCTTGAGTCTCTATCAGGACTCTCTCGGTTATACTTAGGTCAGTATCTTACTACTCAAAAGGTTTCTCAAAATGAAGAATCTTTTGCAGAAAACTCTAAGGTACTTGAAGAAACAGAAGCATTATTTAAAGACAGCTTCTTTAATCATATCAAGTTACTTGCTGAACAGAATGGTCAAGTTGTATTAGATAAAGACATTGAAAAAACATATCAGGCATATAGAGATTACTGGAAATTATTTGGTGATAGAGCTGAATATGCTAACGCTATAAATGCTTTTGCTAATCCACAACAATTTGCTCAAATGAAGGGGCGTGTGGCAAATGCAATGAAAGCTGCAATGGCAGTAAGAAAAGAAAAGTTAAAAGAGTCATTAGCTACATACAAAAAGAAGTATTTAACTAATAACTTTTTGAATGATCTATTTGAAAAATTTAATGCTTTTGTAGATCCAGATGAAGCACAAGCTTTCTTAGATGATAATGAGATACCTGTTACATTTTATAGCGCTGATACTTTAGAAAAGATAGAGCTTGGTAGTGAAGAGTATAAAGGCATCATGGCCTTAGTAGATGAGTATGATGAAGCTTACTTTGAAGAGACTGGAAAGCGTTACATCAAACAGGTTGAAGGTAATCTTCAGTCATTTAGGGATAAGCTGAAAGATGATAAAAGAACTGTAAATGAACTAGGTAAAGAGTTTGGTTTTGATCCTACATCACAAACAACACAAGTTGATGCTCGTCAAGTTTTACAAGCTGTTATCAATAGCAAGTTTGCAGAAAAAGATTTAAAGAAGCTAGCTCAGATTTTATCAGGAATGGTACCAGTTGGTACACAGGTAACATTTAAAATGGATCATCATACTAATAGTACGTTTGATGACCAGAACGGTATCATTGTAGATCCTAGATTTAGTTCAGAAGGGTATAACATAGGTGTTGTACCTATTGAGTTTTCTATAATGAATGCTATGATGCAAAAGATTGTATCAGAATCATTACAAACAGACTCTGCATTTGCAAATGCTATAACTAATCTTAGAGCTAAACTGGAAGCAGATACAAAAGATCCTGTAGAAAAAACTTTGTTATCATTAGCATTAGCTAGTAATGAAGGATTTGTTGCAGAAGTAATGACGAGTCCTCTATTACAACAGAAGTTAGAAAGTCTTCCTTTTACAGATAATCTTACTGAACAAACTGAAGAGTCTAAGACTCTATGGGATACATTTATAAATGAGATAAAGACTTTACTCAGAAGACTATTTGGTAATAAAAGAGCACCATCTGTTTATGATGAAGCTGTTATTGTTATTACAAATAAGTTATCACAACCTGGTGTAGCTCCAAACCTTACAGCTGAAGAGACTGAGGTGACTGAAGAGGTAACAACTGAAGAAGAACCCGCACTAGAAGAATTATTAAAAGAAGGTTTCCAACAAGCACTAAGTGAACTAGATCCTAGTGAAAGACTAGGTATGAACTATGAGTCATGGAAACTAACTTCTCCATTAGCAGCAGATATAAGAAAGAAGTATCAAGCTGAGAAAGTAAAACAGACTGTAGCTAAACAAGGTGCAGCTGCTGTACCCGCTCTTACTGAAGAAGAAAGAAAAAGAGTTATAACAGATCTTGGTTACACCGTAGCTGAGATGAATAACATGGGGGAAGCTGAGGTAGAAGAAATCATCAAAGAGAAACGTAAAAAGAAGATAACTCTAAGAAGAAAGAGTGGAGATGTTGAAATAGAATTTGATGAGTTTTTACCAGCAGAAGCTGTTGTAGAAAATGCTATTAAAGATCTTAAGATAAAGTTAGAGAAAGCTGGTTTTAAAGTATTTGAACTTAAAGATGACAAGGGTAAAGTCATAGACAGTTGGTATGCTAAAGCTGATGTATACGGTAATGAAATACCTGGTACAAGACATGAGCGTGTATCTAATGTAGTTAAAGATAAAGGTGACTTTGCTCCAGGAGCAGCGGATAGAGGAACTGTAATTGATGAACTTCTAAGAGATTACTTAAGTAATGAGATCACTAACATAGTTGATTTTAAAACTAGATATAACTCACTTAGACAACAGTACCCGTCAGCTATATTCTCTGATGCAATGTTGAATGAGCTTTTTGATAGTTTCAGAACTGTACAAAGACAAATCAAATCTCTTGGTTTAAGAGTTGATGCCCGTATACCTACCCTATATGGAGTATTAGGTCCTAAAATAGGAACTGATGGCAAACCTGTAAATGTAGCTGGTAGTATTGACGTATTAGCTTTTAACAGTTTAGGTGAGGTATTTATCATTGACTTAAAGACATCTACTCAAGACAGAAGACTGCAGTATAAAGCTGAAGAAGCACTGGAGAATATGTTTGGCGCAGAATGGCCTGAAGTTAAAGATGCTATAAACAAATCAGAAAATAACATTGATACAGTAATAGACGGTAAAAGAGTATCACCTGAACAACTTGAAAAGTTAAAAGAATTCAGAAACAATCCTCAATTCCAAGAACTAGACGGTAAATATGGGTTTAAAGTATACTTCTATAAGTCTGATGATGAGGCACAACAGAACGCATATAGAGAGTTACTTAAACAAGTATTCGGTATAGATGTAAAAAACATTGTAATCTTTCCCCTTAAGGTAACTAAGACTGGTAAGACATTCACATCAGTGAAGTTCCAGATAGATGGAAAGGGTAAATATACTATGTATGTAAAAGGTCCCGGTAGTACAGATATCTATGACATTACTGGTAGAGAGAATATAATTATTGAATACCCTGAGAATCCTATATCTGAAGAAAGACTTAACGAGCTAACGGGCGCAGGACCAGTTACAGAAACACCTGCTCAATCTGAAATAGAAACTAAGAAAGCTGATATAGAAAGAAGAAGACAAGAAGAGCTAGGGGTAATGGAAAAAAGAACATACACAGAAGATGACGGAACTACTTTTGAAGTTCAAATACATACCACTGGAGATAAGAAGATAGTTAAAGTTACCAACCTTGATACTAAAGGTTCTTACACTAATGAGTATAGTAAAGATTTAAGTAATGATAAGATTTATGAGGTAATCAATCCTAATAAGTTTGAGTACTCTGAAGTACAGGAAGTACAAAGCAGAGGAGGTAAAAAAACTGATGCTATCAATGCTAAGTATGATGCGGAGCTGGCTGCTTTAGAAGGTACTGAAACAACAGAAGAACAACCTACTGAAGAAACTAATGAGCAAGTAGTAGCTGATCTAAGAGCTAGAGAACAGGCGGAGCTTCTTTATGCTATACCTAATATAGAAAGCTATAAAGATGCAAACGGTAAACTAGATAAGAGTAAGTTATCACCTCTCGAGAGTCAATTATATAAGCAGATCTATGATAAGTATGATAAACTCATTAGTCCTTTATTAGGTACTCAACCTAAGGCAGCACAAGCACCTAATATAGTTACTGTATACCATCATACAAGCGTTGCTCCACAAAACTTTGATTTTGGTAATTTCCAAAGAGGTAAAGATCAGATCAGTCAGTTTGGAGATGGTTTAAATGCATCATCTACTACTACACCATTTCTTGTTAAAAGATACGGAGAGCCTATTGCAGGTGAAATAGATGAGTCTAAATTTATAGTTATAGATGCTAACAAGTCTGAAAAAGAGTTGTATGAAGAACTTAAAGCAAAGGGTTATAAGTTTAACAATCCAGCTAATGGTTCTTACATAAAGAATGACCCTAATGCAGAGTATGATAGTGCTGACAAAGCAAACGTTAATCCTGCTATCATATCTCTATTTAATGATTTTCAAAAATCAAATCCTGAGGTTAAGGGTGTTAAAGTTATAAATCATATAATTGGTATTGAGAAGGTGGATCCTTTTTATGTAATATATGATGCTAAATCTTTTTATGGACCCGGTTCACTATCTAAAACTCAAACTCAACCTGTTGAAGAAACTACTGAGCAAGGTGAAACAGGTACTCAAACCCAGATGGAGTTTGAAGACCTTACACTTAATGTAGGAGATACAGTTAAAGTTAATACTCTTAAAGACGGTGAAGGTGTAATAAAAGAAGACCGCGGAGATAAAGTATTACTAGAAGACGGTAGACAGATCATGAAAAAGAATCTGACTAAACTAACATCTACTACTACAGAAGCTCCAAAGTCTATAGTTACTCCTGAACTTCAAGGTAAGATTATTTATGTTAGTCCTAGTAAAGATTCTACCACTAAGTTATTTGACATGCCGGGTGTTGTATACGGTAATGTTATATATGCTAAAGTGGTAGCAGGTGAGTTTAGTGATGAACTAGTAGAAAAACTTAGAGAGTTAGCTGAGTCAGATATTACTGATGAGTTTTCATCAGCAGCAGAAACTATAGTTAATGTAATTGATAATGGACTCACTCCAGATAAAGTTAAAGCTTTTAACTATTCAATAAGTGTAATTAGAACAGCTAAAGGAAATCGAGTTCCTGTGGGTCTAAGCTCAACTCTAAGATATGTTATGACTAACTTGGTTTGGACTAAAACTATGGCTCAAGCTAGAGAACTTGCTAAACAAGGACTTACAGTAGTCTTTGATAACAATGAAGCAGCATCTTCTAACCAAGTAGATATAGCATTTGTTAGTGATACCACGGATCTTATAGATGACTATACAGAGACAGGTAAGGATAACTATAAAAATGCTGTGGCTGGGATTGGCCGAAGTAAAGTAATACCTACACCTAGCGGTAAAGGTATACTTGATATACTTCAAGGTAAGGCTACAACTGGTCCTCAAGTATCAAGCGCTATGCTGGATCTTAAGAATTCTATCTTCATTGCTAATAAATCTGAACTTGAAGCTATTAATACAGAATTAAAAGGTCTTAGATCACGTGGTTTATTAGATCCTATACTTCAACAACAGAACCTAACTGCAGACCAAGTAAGGGAGGCACTAGCTAAAAGAAAGGAACTGTTAAAAGATGTATTAGAGATAAATGAGATAAGTGTTGGAGATATTGTTCAGGTTAATCTGACCGTTAGCAGATTCCCAGGAATGGTAATAGCTAAAACTGAAGATGGAATTACGGTAGCTAAAATTATCTTGAATGAAAATGGAGGACCTACTCAAAGCAAAGATGATTTGTTTAATAGTAAAGAAATCAGTACCTTTACTGCAAAGCAGATACCTAACATTATATCCCCTATGGCGAAAGAAGTAACACCAGTAACTCCAGATCCAGATGTAAAAGCTCAATCTGATGCCGCTAATAATGAGGTTAAATCTACTCCTACTGAAGTATCTCAACGTTTGAAAGATAACATGGAAAATACCAAAAATCAATCGGTTGATGATACAGTTAATGAATTTTTAGAGGGACTTTGTACAGGTAAAAAAGGTAAAAAACAATGATTTGTAACATAGCAGACGGTACATGGACACTTGAGTCCAAGGACATTGATAACTTAAATCTTATTGTAGCTAAGATTGTAACTGAAAGAGCTAATGATGATAAGATTAAAACTTTTAATACAGAAAAGTTTGTAAAGTATATCCATGACTTAATTGAAAAGAAGACAGGTGATCCGCAGCAAGCTATCACCTTTGCTCGTCAAGTACCATCCGCTTTACAGATGACTATGATGTCATTCCCTGATGTTAAGGTTGCTCTTAAAGGTAAGGGTTATGACGTTGCTGCTGTAGATAATCTTTTAGACCGGTTCAATAATTCTTTACAGGATGTAGCTAACTTTATAGCTGAGCAATCAGGATCTAAAGGCGCTAAAGATTTAGCTGGACAAATCAATAGTGTTGATGAGGGAGAAAGACTACAACCTAAACCAAACCCTAGTCCGTTACCTGTCATAGTAATTAATAAAAAAGTAAGTGCTGACTTACCATACAATCCTTTAAGTACTACAGGTAATGAAAGTAAACCAGGTAGAGAATGGTATTACGGCTTTATTAAAAAGCTAGGTAAAATCATGACCTTAACTGGTAGAAGTAATGAGGGGACAGTTTCATTTCAAGGAGTCCCAGGCGGTGTACGTTTATCACTTGTTAAAGGTGGTATTTCTATTGACCAGCTTTATCCTGACATGCAGTCTGTTAAAAACATAGAGGATATTACTTCTCAACAGTTTCATGCTGTAGTTACTAATAAAAATGGTGAGTATGTTTATTTTGATAACGGTTACAACGTTACTACTAAAGAAAATGGAAAGCTTATATACTTTCCTATAAGAACCGTTCCTTCATTTAAAGTTAATGAGAATGGTATCCGTGAGTATAATCTTGAAGAGCAGTTAGGTATTTCAGTTCAAACAATTGCAGACCGTCTTAAAAAAGACAGTAGTCTAACTAAACAAAAGGTTATTAATGAGTACTCAATGGCCTATGATGCCATAACTAATATGAAGGAGTACTTGGATAAGAATCCAGGAGAGATACTACCATTAAATATAACAGGATATAGTGAAGGTACCATTAATTATAATTCTGATGCAGTAACGCTATTAAGTAATTTAAAAACTAACTACTCAATAGAGATAAGTCGTGTAGGTAAGAAGGATACCAAACTAATAAGACTTTCTGATGGCACTGCTGTTAGGCTGGCAATGGCTGCCTATACACCTGAAATGGCAAATACAGTTGCTGATCTACTTACAGGAGATGTCATTGGTGCAGATGGTCAACCTCTTTCAGCTCAACAAAAGTATGTTGCTATTAGAGATTTTACTATTCTTGGAGCTGACGGTGGTATATCAATTAATACTACAACAGGTCAAATTTACCTAGAAGGTGAAACTTTAAATCCTAAAGACCCTGATGTAAAAAGTAAGATTATAAACTTTCTTACCAGAAACGTAACTGCAACAAATGAAGATGGTAAAACTGAGACATTTAAAAATCAGTTTTCATATAATGAACCGTCTTATATAATTCCTAATAGAACTATAGACATGTTCAGCCTTACACCATTAGGTAATGGTAAATTTGAATATGTAAGCAATCCGATTCCATATAAAGAATGGCTTGTTAATAATGCATATATCAAAGCTGAAGTAGATGAGAATGGAGATGTTATGATGCTTAATGGATACATTAAGTATGATGCTAATATTGAGACTCTGTCTAAAATTACACCTGAATCAGAAGAGGTTGAAGAAACCTCTAATGAAGAAATTGAGGAGATGTCTAAACCAAAGTTATCTAATTTGGGAATGACCTTCTCAGAAGATGCTCGTAAAGCTGCTATTGAAGCCACCAAAGCTAGAATTGATCCTAGCAAACTTTACAGTATGCGAGATGATAGCGTTAAAGCTACAGCTAAACAAGTTGAAGATGGTGACAAGTGGTATAACACTACTGAAATTACTTTTAGAGACAGTAAGGGAAAGCAAGTAACAAAGAAGCTGTCTGAGGTTGTACCCTACCAAGTATTGTTTAAGTATGCTAATACTAATCCTAAAATCAAAGCTCAGTTTACAAAGAGTGGTATAACTCTTTTCAAAGGCTCTGATAGCACTGATCTTTACCATGAAGCATGGCATGCTTTCACTCAGTTGTTTATGACTAATGAGGAAAGAGAGGTATTGTACAATGAGGTAAAGAAACTAAACAAGACAATTACTTACTATAATCACGGTACTGCTAAGTGGGAAACTATGAACAGCGGTGACTTAGATTTTAGTAATATGCAACATATACTCTATGCTGAGGAATACTTAGCAGATGAGTTCCGTGAATATGCAAAGACTCAAAAGACAGAGTCAAGCAAGTTCAGATCTTTCTTTAAGAAATTATGGGAAGCACTCAAAGCTTTATTTGGAAAAGCTGATAATAACTCTTTAGCTGTACACCTTACAGAAAGTGAGCTATTAAATAGTGCATTTAATGAATTATATACTGGTGACTTTGTTGATAGAACCTATAACCAGGAGAATGTTCAGTTTGATGTATTATACTCAGGTATAACATTAAACATTGATGAAAAGGGAGTTAGAAAAACGATAGATGTTGATGCTTCACTAGCTATTTCAGAAGCAATGGGCTCATACATATCTGACTATGTAGATATGCTAAGTGAAGGATTAGCGGGAGAAGCTAGTAGTAAGTATACTCTTAGTACGCTTTATGATCCAGAGACAAAGAAGATAGCTTTACGTTATGCATTTAATAGTTTTGTTGCAAACAGAGATAGGCTCCTTAATCAATTAGATAATGTTACAAGTAGTGTTGAGCAACAGGTTATTGAAAAAAGACTTTCTTATATTCAAGATGCTATTGATAAATTTGGAGATTTAGAGAATCTTAATAACAACAAAGAAATAGGTGTAATAGCTTACTATAATCAGCGTACAGGTTTTCTAGATACTACAGAATCTATTCTTAATGATGAGGAGCTTTCATATGTTGAAGGTACATCTGAGAATGCAGAAGATGGTGATCCTGTAACTAATCAACTTGAATCAAATGACGGAACTAAGAAGACTGACTATGAAAGGGTAAATCCTGAAATGAGATTCCTTATGGGATCTGTGCACAAAAGAGTTGAGGTAACTGATGAAAATCCAGATGGTTACAAGTATAATATTATAGGCGGAATAGAACTAGCTGATCCGAGAGTTATATATAATCTTGTGTCAGCAGCTGTTGAGGGTAGTAATACTATAGATGATATGTACGAAAAGCTCTCTCTAGCCTCTGAAAAGAAAACAAAGGGTGAACTTGATCCTAACTCTTTAATGCTTCAGCAGTTCTTAGGGAAACTAGGTAAACCTACAGATACATCTCTAGGTGCTCACTCGTTATGGGTTTTACTTTTTCATAGTGTTAGGTATGATAGAATACAGGGCATGAAGATGCTTGTTAAAAAAAGAGACAGTAGTATTGAAGTAGTTGTAGGTGTTGCTGATTCAGCACCTGCGGCTTTAGGAAGAGACTTTGCTAATCAATTTATATCTTATAACCCGTCACCTTTTAAAAGCTATGATGCTCAAGGTAATGTGAGAATCAGTGTAAAAGCTTTAAAAAACAAGTATGCTGGTAAATCAATAGAAAATATTAATCCAATAGAATTCTTTGGGGATCTAGGTATACGCTTAACTAATACAGAGGAAAACATTGCTAATCTTAATGAATCTGGTATTGTAGATACAATATTAAAATTTAGATTAGAGGATAAGCAAAAAGGTCTTTTCAATAGCAATGTAGAATATATAACTAGATATTCCGGGCAAAAGAGAGAAGATTCTCTTGTATATAATCATGAGGGTAATTTTAAAAAGCTTTATGAGATTGAGTCAAGAGTAAACCCTCTGTATGCTAATTACATGTCTAAGACAGCTGAGGAGAAACCAAAAAGTGAAAGAAGTAATCCTAGCTCTGCAGGTAATGTAATATTAGATTTAAATAATAGCGATTCACTAGAAAGTGCTACAGCTCAACCTCACTTAGCTCATTTCAATCCTGCCATCAATCCTGCTGTAAAAACATCTCAGATATTCCAGAGAATGTTTGGAGCAAATCTTCAAGGTAGAATGAGATATAAGGGAGTAAGAGCAACTCTTGACTTAAAGTCTTTAGAAGGAACTCAATTAATAAATCTAACTGCGGAAATAGAATCAATGGTAAAAGGCATTAAGTCTTCTGATTCTGATAAGCAAACAGCATGGTTAAGAGATTTCTTCTTTACAAATATGTATGGTGCTACTGAAGCTTACAAACATGCTGATAAAAGTTCAGCTTATATTGCTAAGCTTATCGGAGATCCTAGTATTAACTATTATGTGCGTCCTGAACTATTTGCTCAAGCTAGATCTGGAAACAACGCTTCTCTAGGTAGAGATGCAGCTAATGCTATTATACTGGATTATGTTGGTTCAGAACTTGAGCGTATCAAAAAGGTAAAGGCTAGTAAGAACAATGTCTATGGGGAAAAAGCATCAGACATCATACTTTATCTTAAAGACGGTAAGTATGTAACATATGAAGATGCAGGATCTAAGTTTACAGTATTTGATGGCATACTTAGTAATGCGGTTAAAAATGAATTAATAAACAGTAATATAAATACTGTAGAAGAGTTTAGAAGTGCTATTAGAAGTAATGCTGATTTAAAGTTCAGAATAGAGACAGATCTTAATAACTATTTTAACAACGAGATCAGTAAAGATACCGAGACTCTTAGATCTTATGGTTTATCTGAAAGATCAGGAATGCTATCAGAAGTAAAAAAGAAATTTGATTACAATGTTGAAGAGTTACAAAACGGTAAAAAAGTAAGTAGAAGGGTCTATGCTGAGATAGATACTATTTTCCCTGCTGCAGTAGAAAACTTTGTATACACTAGCTTTATCCATAGAGTGGAGATGAATACTCTTGTCTATGGTGATCCTGCTATTTATAATCATAATAAGGATGAGCACATGAAACGTGTGGCTGCATTCTTTGCAACAGGTAAGATTCCTGTAACAGGTGCCACAACACAATCTGTGATTGCTAATAATCCTGGCATATATACATCTAGTGCTTGGTTTAAGAATACGGGTTTACCAGAACCAGAGAAAGGTGCATTAGAAGGAGAGGTTCTATCAACTGCAGTACTAGAAGACGCATTTGAAGATTCTATCTACTTTGATACAATGGTGAAGTATGCTGCAGGTGTAGCTGTTAACAAAAAACAATTTCAAGATGAAGCTTCTGCTATAAAGTATTATAGTAAGAAGTATAGTGAGTATAAAAACATGAAGTCTGCAGATGCTCAAGCTTGGATTAGCTTTGATGCATACCGTGCTTTAGAGATGAGATTTGGTAACTGGGGACCAGTTAAGCAAAAACTATATGAAGATATTATTAATGGTGTTGAGGTAGATGCTGATAGGCTAGCTATATTCTTCCCTGTTAAAAAATTGCAGTATGGTGGTGCACTATCTACTAGTAATTTCCCAGTGAATGCTTTCCACAAGTATTCAGTAATGCCTTTAATACCTAGTGTTATTAAAGATAGTCACTTAGAGAAGCTTCATAATAAAATGGTTTCTCAAGGTATCGCCTATGCTGTAATGCATTCAGGTTCTAAGTTAGCATCTCTTGGTAAGAACGGAAAGTTAGATCTTTTCTATACTGAACGTAATGGTAGTGCTGAGCCTGCATACACTAAACCAGGTTACACCTTTACTAAAAATGACATATTCCTACAGTATTTAAAAGAGCAGCTTGCTACACATGATACATGGAATAACAAACAGAAGTTCCCAACTCAAGCTCGTAAGCTTATTACGTCTGGTGTATTAGAGCAAGGATTCCCTGTTGATTTCAAACCTAATATGAGTGATGAAAAAAGACGTAAGCTTTGGAATTCAATTACTGATGAAACTGAAAAGGAAAATGAGTCACCAGCATATGCATTAGAGCAACGTTATCAGAGAGCAATTTCTAAGATGATTGATGTAGCTAAAGAAGATCTTAAGAAAGAACTTGGCTATGCAGATGGTAAAATCAATAAGCAAAAGCTCATTGAGTTTATTAAAACTAACTTAGCTAAGAGAGACATATCACTATATGATATAGATTATATAAAGCTTAGTTCTACTGGAAACATTCTTTTACCATTAGATCTAGCTAATGATCCAGCAAAAATTGAAAAGCTTGTAAACTCTCTTGTAAATAAAAGAATTATAGATCAGATGATCTATGGTGAAGCTTACATTCAAGGGTCAGGTATTGGTTTTGAGAAGTTTACTAAACCAACTGAAAAAGATCTAGAAAAGTATGGTACAAATGGTTTATTATTCTATAGACCTCTAGATAAGAAAGGTAAAGTAACAGATGACCCTAAAAAAACTGTATCTATTGGATCAATGCAAGTTAAGGTAGCTTTACAAGGAGACTTTGTTAAGTTACTAAAATTAAAAGATCTTGATGGAAAAGTCATAGGTACGAGAGAAAGACTCAATGAGTTAATAAAATATGATGAGGAATGGTTAAACACTGGTGACCATCGCAAGATGCTTACTATGGGAGGTACTCGTATTCCAACAGCTAGTATGAACTACATTGAATCAATGGAGGTTGCTGAGTTCTTACCTGCAGAAGCGGGTAACATAATCATTGTACCTTCAGAGATTGTAGCTAAATCAGGTGGTGACTTTGACATTGATAAGTTGATTGTAATCAGACCTGTTATCAGTGATAATAAAGGTGTTATAGAACTAACTAGACCTAAGGCTACTACTAAAACTTTTGAAGAAATAGTAGAAGAGAAGAAAAAGATTAAAGACTATATTGCTAGTATCTATGATGATTATAATGAGTATATAGATGAGGTGAGAAAACAAAAGTTACCTTTCACACCTGAGCAGGAAGAGGAGTTTAATGCTATAAAAAATAAGTATAGAAAACCTATAAACACATTAAGAAAAGAATTAAATGCAGCTTATGATAAGTTTATAGCTGATCCAAATGCTTCAAATGCAAGCTATCAGGATGTAGAAGACTCTTTTCAGTCTCAGATAGACAAATTAACTGAAGAAGAAGCTACTGTTAAAAGAGAATTCTTAAAGAGAGCATTTGGAGAAAACTTCTTGAATGAAACACTTGATAGAAGAAACATTGAACTTGAAGAAGAAAATAAAAAATTACGTGAACTCAATAGAGAAAGTAACTCATTTAAACCTAGAGCATATCAAAATGATATACTTGATAGCTGGTCAGATCTTTTATTAAGACCTGCTAACTATGTTAGTTTAACTACACCTAACTCTACAGACATTTTTACTGATGATGATACAGGTATTGTAAAAGATTTCAGTCCTATTAATAGAAAGGAGCAAGTAATTAACTCACCCACCAAGATAATGCAGAACCGCTACAATATTGATAAAGCGGTTGCTATGTCTTCTGGTAAGACAGGTATTAGTATGTTAGCTTCAGGAGCTACATTCTTTCCTTTATATAAGAGTGTGGGTCTAGCAATGCAACCAGTATCTACTGTGTATAACTCCAAAGGTACAAGCTCTTGGAGTATAGAAAATGTGATACGTATGGATCATAACTACTATGTAGAAGATGATGGTACTAAAGTTGTATCACTAAGTCATACTCTGGATGCTAATAATGAATATGACATTGCAGATGTAATATCTCAAATCATGAATGGTTACTTAGACGTAGCTAAAAAAGATTGGGTGTTTGACATCAACGCTGTTAAAGAATTTGAAGGTGAAGTAGAATTCATGGTTATGGGAGGGGTGCCTATTAAAACAGCTGTTGCCCTTGCATCTCAACCAATGGTAAGAGAATACTTACAGTTAGTTCAATCGTATAATGGTGTATTCCCACTTGCAAAAGGTGAGATCTCTAATCCAAATTTTGCTAAGTATCAAGCTATGATTGATGTATTAGAAAAGTATCGTCCTGATCTAGCAATTACTATTGACAAAAAAGGAAATATTTATAGTAAACCTACCGGAGAAGTATTATCGCTAGCTCAAGAATTCCTAAATGATGGGAACTACTTCTTTACCCAAGAGGAGTTAATGAAGCAAGCTAAGACTGATAACACAGATAGTGATTATGCTTTAGCAACGTTTTTACATTTCTTGGAAGTTCAGAACATGGCTAAAGGTAATGTTGAGCTTAAGAGAAATCTTAACTTTGATACAGACAAGCAACAGTCTTTATTTGAAGCTACTCAAAAAGAAGCTAATCTAAGAGAGCTTTCAGATAGATTCTCTACAGAAAGTATTAATAACTTATTAAATAAGACAGTCCTTCACAACTTCATAGCATCTGATATTATGGTGGATGCAGTGTCTGCTTTACTTCCTTTAAGAGGTGTAAGAAACATTAATAGTTACTTAGCTAGAGTGCTAAGTAATCAATTCATGGATAAGGATGTAAGAGAAAGATATCAGTCTGACTTTGTCAATAACTTGACATCTTACATGTTTTATAATTACCATAATACTTTTGATCCTGCTGCTACCACATATAAGTCTGCAGATATTTCTAAAGAAGTTACAATTGAAAAAGAACCAAACTTAGGATTTGGAGCATTCTATGATATAAAAACAGGTAAGCTAGCTGTAGATAACTATGCAATTGATAATGACTATAAGACTAAAGCGTTTGCTAAAGAAGGTTATGGTTTAGGATTGGTGGCAAATTTACCAATAGATATGTTTGCAGGATATCCAGATACTAAAGCACGCGCTATATATAGACAGTTTGTTTATGAGCGTGAGATGCTTAGAGATGGTATGCCATATAAATCAATTGAGAAGAATCAAGAGTTTAGATACTTTGCACAAAAACGTATGACAGACCTATCTGCAATGGCAAAGGAGGGTGAAGTAGTTAACTATGACTTACCGCAATTGTATGAGGAGTTTATAAGAAACAAAGCATTAGATAATACATTTAATGTAAATGCTTTATTTAAAACAGATAGACAGTTAGGTATATTCTCAATTGCTGATAGATTTGATTATATCTTAAGTCAGAATGAAGCGCTTGCTGAGAACTATGATGTATTAAAGACATTACGTTCTAAATCAGAACAAGGTTACACTTTCTTAACTCAGAAGTTTAGAGAAAAGGACCCTGATAAATTGACAGCTTACACAAGTCAGATGATGAATCTTATGGATCCATCAAAAGTTATAGCAGAGAGAGAAGCGGAGAAAGAAGCTATTGCAGCATTCTTCTCTAAACTACCTCTTATAGCGTTCATGCAAGCAGGTAATGATCCAAACTCCCGTATATCTATGGGATCTATATTTGATCAGACTAGAACAGGTCTACCTGAGATGCTTGAGCCTGCTTTGAATACATTTATTAATGACCTCAACTCTAATGTAGGTACCGCTATACTAGCAAATTATAAAGAGTTGTTTGAGCAAAAACAAGCTTCGGTTGATCCAGATACTGGTAAATATACACCAGGTGCCGTTTTTGTAAACTGGAGTTCTTCTATAGGTAGTTTGACAGGTGCACTAAGACCATCAAATGTTAGAGGTCATTCTGGTGGAGCTGCGGGTGCAGATACTAAGTGGGATGAGATAGGGCAAGAGTTTGGACCTGTTAAGTTTAACCATTACTATACAGGAACACGTTCTGAAAAGAATGCTCCTAAGGGTAATGTTGACATAACTGAATTACAAGTTGCTGTTACCGGAGCATCTAAAGTAGCTGAAGCTGCTAATAAAATGTGGGGTAATAAGATGAAAGTTGGTAAAATTGTACCATATGCGTATGCTACAATGAAAGACGAGAGACTGATTAGAAACTGGGCTCAGGTGTATTATTCTGATGCGGTATTTGCTATTGCACCTATTGGTAAAGTAGGTGACGTTTGGAGTGAAGATGTGAATAAGAAAAAAGAAGAACAAAGAATAGTAATCAAGTCTGAAATTGTTCAAGGTGGTACTGGGTATGCAGTTGAGATGGCTATACAAGCAGGTAAACCGGTTTATGTATACAATGATCCTAATGCTAAAGCTCAATCACATTTACCAAAAGGATGGTATACATGGGATGGTTCTCAGTTTGTAGCTATTGAAACACCAACTCTTACTAGAAACTTTGCAGCTATTGGTAGTAGAGGTATGTCTGCTGAAGCTGAACAAGCAATCAGAGATGTATACAAAAAGACCTTTGGTCAATCAGCACAGGCTTCTGCTGCTCGTAAAACATATTCTGGTAAAGTAGATAGTTTACAACCAAATCAGATATTTGTATTTGGTTCTAATGAAGGAAGTTCTAAAGGAGGTAAACCTACACATGGATCAGGTTCCGCAAAACTAGCTAAAGATAGATTTGGAGCTATCCAAGGTCAAAGTAGAGGGTTACAAGGACAGTCTTATGCGATTGTAACTAAGAAGTTCTATGATGTAAAAAAGTCTAGTACTCCTGAAGAAATCATAGATGAAATCAAAGGTTTGTATGAGTATGCTAAACAAAACTCTAATAAGGAGTTCTTGGTATCGGACTACTCTGAAACTAATCTTAATGGTTATAGTGGTAAAGAGATGGCAGATATGTTTAATGCTGCAGGACCTATACCTTCTAACATTATATTTAATGAGAAGTTTGATAAGCTAGTATCTCCTAAGCCTACGGTTGAAACTTCTACTCAAGTTGATGTAAGTCAACAAGCTGTAGCTAATATACCTCAGAACAAAGTATCAGGTATAAACTCATTCGGTTCTACAGTAACGGCTAACCCTGAAGTAATAGAAGCTCTCGGTCCTAACGCTCATTCTATTGATATGATAGAAGCAGGGTTCAGAACTAGAACTACTAGAAGTGAAGGTGAAATGGGTAAGTATGGTATCAAAGTAGGAGATGTTGTTAAACACTACGGTAAGTCCGCAGATGGTACTACTAAAACTGTTTATGCTAGAGTAACTTCTATTCATCCTAAAGGGTCTGCAGGTTGGAAAGGAACTTGGACAAAAGAAGGTTGGAGAGATGATGATGTAAGTGTAATAGATAGATTTAAAGATGGTGCTGCTGCTATTGAGTTTGAAGTAATACAACCTACTGCTCAAACTCCAGTTAAGGAGGGTGTGACAGAACTATTTGATTCTAATCCTGAACTTTCTTCTATAGGTACACCACAACAATACTCTCAATACATTGACAGTATATTCCCAGACAGTAAGGTTAAGGATATCGTTTACCATGGTACATCTGCTCAGTTTGATAAATTTAATGATCGGGATTCGTTAGAAGGTTTTGGTTCAGGTGCTATATTTTTAGCTGATCTGAATTATGCAACAGAATTTGCTGGAACAAGATCATCAGAATCACCTATTGTTCTTCCAGTTATAATTAATGTAAAAAATCCAGTAGTTATATCTAATGTAAAATTCAACAGAAGACGTTTAAAACCAGGTTTCGTACCTCCAAGTCGTACACAAGATGCAAGAGACTTATTAAGTTATTATAAATATAATGATGGTTTAATTGGTGTGGATTATTCTGATATGGAAAATACAACACACGTTGTAAGAAAGTCTGATCAGACACATATATTAGGTACTAAACAAGATCTAGAAGGATTTAAAAATTTTGTAGCTAGTCAACCAACCATAGCTCCAGTCACTACACAAGCTGCTTCATTTGAAAGAGTGCAAACAGAACGTCTTGGTGAGACAGGTGGACCATTCCCAGGACTAATAAAGAATCAACCGGGAGTACCTACAGTTGTAAATACACAAACTGCTGAGGTTATGAAACCTGCTCTGATCTATGATGAGTTAAAGTTTGTCTCTAATGGTACATACGCTCTTGATACAAAAGCTGTACAAGAAATAGGTGCTGCAAATCCAGGTAAACTATTTGTATTTGATGACTTCTTCTTGACTGAGACTGGTGTATCAATGGATGCTGTTGACAAGAGTCAAACAAGACAAGCTTGGATGCCAGGTAAAGCTATGGGTATATCACTTGGTATACCAACTTTAGCTGCTCCCGTATCTACTGCTATACCTGTGACAGATCAAAACTATGATAAGCTTAAAGCTCAAATTGATAAAGCTTTAGATAGATTACTTGAGAAGAAGGGACAGGGTATGGAGATAGTATTTCCATCTAGAGGTTTGGGTCAGACCTTTGTAGGATTTGACATTCAACCAACAGAAAATGTTAGAACTAATAATAGACCTGCTCCTAGTTTATTTGTATATTTGTCTAAGAGGTTGTTACAAGACTTTGCGTACCAGAATCCTACGTTAAGCTTACTTACTTCTCAAACTCCTGGTGTTACAACAACACTAGGTACAGAGTCAGGTAGTGAGTTTGTGCAAGGTTACTATAAAGGTATTGGAGCACAAACTGTTACAGATACAGATGTAAAAGAGTTTTTTAAAAAATGTAAAGGATTATCATGATAAATAGCTGTCCCGCAGGAAAAAATTGGAATGACTTAGTATCTGCAGTAGGTGAGTATCAAGCCTATAAAGACTTCTTGGAAAACAATGGAGAAGTCCGTAATGTAGAAGATGTTATAGAAAAGCTTATGGCCCGCGGAGAATATACTGAGGAGTCTGACGTAGAGAATCCAGATGCTTTTGGTAAAACAGAAATGGATAACTTAAAAGAGTTAGCTGCCAGAATACCCATCTTTAATACAATCTTTAATCCAATTAACATAAGTCCTATGGATATAAGCTCTAGTTCAGGTAACGCTGTACTAGATGCTATTATAGGTAGCTTCTCACAAAGACTCGGGATAGCATATAATATGATCAATGAGGAAGAAGCTCTAGAGATATTAAAAGCATCGGGTACCCCATATAGCGGAGAGGCTGGATTCTTTGTAGGAGGTCAAGTATACTTTATCAAGGATAAATTAAACATGGAGACAGCTTTCCATGAGTTTGCTCACCCGTTTGTAAGAGCTATTGCTGTAGAGAACCCAGCATTGTTTAGTAAACTGTATGAACAGTTATCTAAGACAGAGGAAGGTATGCAGATGATTGATATGGTTACCGAGGGGTTTGGGAGACTAGACCCTGAGTCAGATTACTTTAAGGAAGAAGTGATAGTAAAATCCCTCACCAAATCCGCTATGGCTAAGCGTGATGGTAAACCTTTATCTAAAGGCTTCCTTGAATGGTTGAAAGAAATGCTGTACAATCTACGTCAGTTCATACGTAAGAGCTCTGGGGATAAGAAGATCAATATCTCTGAACTCTCTGAGTACACCACCTTGGACGACCTGTCTAAGATATTCACTGAGGCAGCTGTAGAATTTAAGATAGACTCTGTGAATCAAGCTGACTTTGTTGCTTTCATTAAAGACCAGAATCTATACATTGATGATGTTCTTGTTAAGTCTAAGACTGATGAAGGTGCTATAGCTATTACTGAGAGTATCAATAACATTTACCGTACTGCACGCACTCAGATCAAACGTATTCAAGATAACCAAAATCTAGATGAGATGGCTCTTATATTAGAGTCTCAATTCTCTGGTTCTGACTTTGAAGTTATCATGAATAATCTTAAAGGATTTCAGAAAGAACTTAATGATAGATTTACAGGTACAGAAGAGTTACTTGAGTATACTGATGCTAGAGCCCGGGCTTATGTAAATACTATGTTTAGTATTAAAGCTATGAGTGAAAAGATGGTTCTTCACATGCAGGAGCTATCTAAGCGTAAGAATGACCCCACTAAGGTTAAAAAGTTTTATTATTACCAGCAAGTAATCAATGAGTGGAAGAAGACCCTTGATGAATCTCGTGAAGCATTTGCTGAAGCTGGAGAAGTCCTTGGTCCTATCCTTGACCTTATTGGTGGTATAGAAGCTAAGTTATCTACTGCTGACTCTCTTGTAGAAAATATGAATCTTGAAGGTTCATCTGAGTTACTTGCTAATGTATTAGAACCCCTATCCCTTGAGGTAGATAGACACTATAATGAAATTATAAGTGAGCTTAAAAAGAAAGGCGCACCACAAGATCTTGTTGACCGTTACCTTAGAGAATATGAAGGTGCTAAAGTAAACAAGGATACTCTTAAGAAGTGGTTAGGTGGTGAGATGGGAGATACCGGAGCTATTGGTGCTTGGTTAGAAGCTTATATGAATATACAAGATCCTGTTGTGTTTGGTCTTGCTTCTTATATTAGTGACAATGTCATTGATGTAATGAATGCTGTACAGAAGAAATACAACCTGCAGGTTCAAGAAATTAAAAAACTTACTGATGCAGTTGGGTATAATCCTAATGATGTAAAAGGTCTTATGGCTTTAGTTGGCTATATAGACAAGCAGGGTATAAGAACTCAAGAGGGTAAGTTTGAAGAACGTGATAGACGTGCGTTTATTCACCACGTTAAAGGATATGAGATTGAGCTTGATAGAAAGAATGAACAAATCAAACAAGCTCAACTTAAACAAATGGAGACAGGAAACAGCGATGAGCTGGATAAACTGTACATAGAAAGAGAGATGATGATGAGAGAATTCTATAGAGATTTCTCTGATGAGGTGTATGAGAAAGATGAGGTCTTACTAAAAGATGATATTGGTAAAAAGGCTTATAATAAACGTTGGTTAATACTTCAAAAGATTACTAACCATAACGCTTCTCTTAATAGTCCAGATGAGAGAAATGACCCTGACTACCTATCAGAACTTAATATCTATTGGAGAGAATACCAAGAACTATATGCTCTTACTAATCCTGACGGTAGTATGAAACAAGGAGAAGACCTTGCCATTGCCCAGAGATTACTTGAGCATAGACAAGTCACTAATAAGTATTACCAGTGGAATGAAAGAGAGGGTATGTTTCAAGGTGCGCTCAAATCATATGAGCAGTATATCTTAGATACTAACCCCGCTGTAAAGTATGGTGATACTGAATTTAGAAGATTGCGTCAAGACTGGATTAATAGAAATACTGTAGTAAAGATCAAACCATCCTACTATGAAAAGCGCAGAACGCTTGTTGACAGGATGAAAGAAATACTCAGTCAGCTACCAAAAGATAAGCAGGCTGATATAAGATCTATTGAAGTACTTGATGAGTTATACAAACAGCTGGGTGGATTCCGTGATGATAACGGTCAACCTGATGCTAGTATAATGACTCCTGCAAAGCTTAAGAAAATTCAAGAGTTAGAAGCTGAGTATGAATTAATCAAGGATGACTTAACTACTTTACAAGGTATAAGTAGATCTGATCAAGAATTCCTAGATAGATTTGATGAAGAACTTGGACTATTCCAATTAGGTTATAGTAAAGTAAATCCTCTTGAGGATACAGCAAGAGCGAAAGCTTATCATGAGATACAAGATAGAAGAAACAACTTAGGTCTTACTGACGGTGAGATTGATGAGCTTAGAGATATAAGAAAACAACTAGGAGAACTTTCTAGTAAGAGAGCTACCACACACTATGTAGATAGAGTAAACGAGTTTCTTAAAGCTGGTGAAGATCCTAAAGATTCTATTGATCTTAAGAAACTTAAAGAGCTTCTTAACATAAGTGAGTTTGATGTAAATACTGTAGATAGTTTACTTGAACCTGAGATAGCTGATATGATGATGGAGCAGAGCTCTAAGTTCAAAGCTTGGTTCTTAGCTAACCATGTTTTACAAGAGTACTACATGCCTAATGGTAAACAAGTAAGAAGATATAAAAGAACTGCCGCATGGAGTATTACTGTACCCTATGATCCTAGCTATCTTGAGAACACAGATATCTTAGATGAAACAGGTAAGGTAACAGAAACTCTACGGGGTGTAGTACCAAACATTAACTACTTTAAGAGAGACGTTAAAGAAATCTACAAGACTAAAAAAGTTACAATGAAGGAAGCCCTTGATAAGGGAGATCTTTCACTTGCTACTGTGGATCATAATGGTAAATGGTTACCGAAAGCTAATGGTAAGTACCGCAATGAAGAGTACTATAACATTAAATCACGTAACTTAAATCAGTTTAACCTGATTAATAAACTTTTGTATTATCACTTAGAGAACCAAGAAGGTCTTAACGCAAATGCTAAACTAGGTGTATACATACCTAGATACCGTAAAGAGTTTAGTGAGACTATGTTAAATGGAGATGCTAGAACTAAGCTATCATCTTGGGCAAGTAATATTAAAGCAACATTCAGTAGAGCAAAAGATGACTTGGAAGATGGTTATCCTCCACAGGCTGATGTAGCACTTGTTAATCTAGACTTATTTGATAATGAGACGGCTGATATTCCTATTACAGGTAAGTATGATTTCACACCAGAGGAAGCATCTGAAGACGTTCTCCAAGGTATGATGCGTTATATGCAGAGTGCGGAAAGACAAAAGAAACTTATTGAGATTAGTCCTGAAGTAAGATCATTACAACAGGTAGTAAATGGTAAGAAGGGTGCTATCAGAAACATGAAGAAAGCAAGTAAGTCAGACTTTCTAAATAAAGGTGTTATGCGCTTTTCTACTGAAAAGGGTGACTCAGTAAGGGCTCAAGTTATTAATTCACTTATAGAAAGAGAGTTTGAAGGTAAGACTCAAGCTGGTGCAACTGTTGATATGGTTGGACTAAACAAGATTACTAATAAGCTTCTTGGATTATCCTCTATGTCTTTCTTTGCATTAGATATACACTCTGCACTTAAGAACTCCTTTGGTGCTAGGTATCAGGCAATGATTGAATCTGCAGGAGGTGACGCAATTACACCTACTAGCTTAGCTAAAGGAACTTTGTTTGGTAATATTACTGCAGCTGAAGTAAGCTTTCAGATATATAAGTTTGGTCCTAAGTCATTAAACGTTCAGATGTATGAACTGTTTGATCCTGACCAGAAGATGTTAGATAGTAGAAAAGGTAAGATGACTGAAGGTATATCTAGAACATTTGCAAAAGACTTCATGTCCAGGAGCTGGTTAACTAATACCAGAGAGTGGACACAGATGAATGCTACTCTAGGTTTATTTGGAGGTATGATGCACCATCAAACTGTAGAGCAAACTATAAACGGAGTTACTAAAACTATTCCTTATATAGAAGCTTGGGAAGTTAAAGATGGTCAGATACAACTTAAAGAGGGTATTGATCCTGAATGGGGTGTAGGTGGTAAGAAGTACAAAATGATGCGCAAAAAGATTCAGTCTACCAACCGAAGGTTGAATGGAGCATATGCATCATATGATAGAAGTATGGGAGATAGATATCTTGTATTCCGTACAATGTCTTTCCTTAAGCGCTTCTTTGTGGGTATGTTTATAAACAGATGGGGATACAGAGGTAACTTCTTAGAACCTGAAGCTAGATGGGATGTTGGAGCAAATCAAATGCAACTGGGTTATTACACAGCATCTATAGCATATCTTGTAAGAGGTATCAAAACATTAGGTAGAGATTTTAAATTCATGTTGCCGCATGAAAAAGTAGCTATGAAGAAGATGCTAACTGAGCTTGTAGTATCAATCATGGCGGGTGTACTAATCAAACTTTTGTTTAATTATGATGAGGATGATGAAGACCGTTTCAAAAAACTAAAAGCTAAGTCTGGATTCTTACCATTACCTTGGACAAGAGAGCAAGGAACAGAGTTTAACTTATCAGGTTATATGTCTAATCACTTACTCTTCTTAACTAAAGCAACACTGAATGAGAACACAGCATTCATTCCTTGGCCAGGGTACGGTTTAGATGACTACAAGAACATTTTAAATATGGACTCTATAGCATTTGGTAATACTATTACTAACTATGTTAAGATAATTAATGGAGCTTGGATGTTAGTGACAGGTGATGAAGGTGCTTATTATGATAAGTCTGTTGGACCATATGCTTGGCAAGATGAAGGCGGACTTAAGCTAGCAAACTATTTTCTTAAGAGCTTCTTTGGTCTTACTGGTACACAGGTGGATCCTATTCAGAGATTGAAAAACATGGAAACTATACAAACTATTAAATAATGAAAAAGTATTCTTACACAGAACTAGAAGCAGAATTTGCTAGATTCGGTTATCAATGGCCAACCCTACATGTTGTAGGTATCAGGTCTAAAGCTAATGAGAAGAACAAGTTTGATGATCATATCTACTTGATCAATGGTCCAATGCAACAGATATTTTCTGGTACAACTAACCCAGGTACACACTGGTTGAAGAACTTACTGAACCCAAAAGGTACAGCAGTATTAAAGCCAGGACAATACGTAGATGCTTACCAATTAGGATTACACCAAGGTAAGTATGAAGCATTAGTACAACGTAAACCTGTAACTGTATACCGTGATGGTGACAAAGATGATACTGCTGAAGAGCAAGGTAAAGAGGATACCGGTCTATTTGGTATTAACATACACCGCGCTAACCCATCAGCTATCTCTAGTATTATAGATAAGTGGTCAGCAGGATGTCAAGTACTTAATGATCCTAAGCAATATGGTACATTGATTGCAGCTTGTAAAGCATCTGGTAAAAAGACATTTACGTATACATTACTAAGAGAATTTTAAAATGGAACAAGCGTTTATAGAAAGACTAATAGACTTTGGAGCATTAGGAATAATGACCTTAGCAATGGGATTTATACTATGGCAATACTGGAAAAGAGATAGAGCTGAAAAAGAAAGACTTATTAAAAGACTGGAAGAGTGCAACGACACTATTAAAGAATTAAAGAAATGAAAAAGTGGATCCTATCCATATTAAGTAAAGACGGAGACCAGAGTTCTAAAAGACTTGTAGGTCTCTACTGTATTCTTACAGGGTCTGCCTTAGCATGGATAGCTACATTCTCAGAGTACAAAACTCCAGAGTACATGTATAACACCATTATGTTCATAGGTGGTGGGGTATTTGTAGGTACTATGATAGAGGGAGTCTTTACACAAAAAATGAATATACCGTTTAAATCTAAAGAAGATGCCAATGACAAGCCGCCAACTGAAGAAGCTGTACAGTGATATAGCTGTTATAGTAGCTCTTGTAGCAATTGTAACCTTTATCGCAATATTACAATATAAGAATAAGGTAAAAGATCTTAAGATAGAGGACCTTAAGCGTCAAGCTTATGCTGATGCCGTACAAGATAGTATCTTAGTAGATTCATTAAAGCTTAAGATTCTTCAAGATAGTTTGGAAATTGTTGATATTCAAAGAGTTAACAGTATAAACACTATAAACAAACAAGATGACAAAGACAAAGGTAATCGGGATATTGTTATTGCTATTATCCCTAACGCAACTGATGAGCAGCGTGACCGCATATGGGCAGCTTACTCCCCAAAGAATTAAGTATAATGACACCAAAGGTATCTTCTTCACAGATAAACAAGAGGAGCTCTTGCTTAAATCTATTGTGGACTATGACTACTTGCAGAAAAGTATTGCAGGTAAAGACAAGATCATTAAGACCCAAGAACTCCGCCTTCTTGATAAGGAGTTTGAAATCAAAAAGATGGCTGGATACCTGGATGCAGCAAACGAGAGAACAACAGAGTGCCTTGATAGAAACTTTATTCTACAATCAGACTTGGTAGGAGCAAGAGACTCAATAGAGATAACACAGAATAAACTACAGACTTCTAGAAGAAACAATTGGATATTTGGAGGAATCTCCGTATTTTTATTAAGTATACTTATAGTAACAAACTGATTATGAAAAACAAACTTGAGAAAAAAGGAATGAGCATGGTGGATATGATGGGTAAGAAAGTTAACTCAAAGAAATCTAGCATGAAGCTTTCAATGGGTGGAGCTAATAAGAATTCTACCTTAGATAATATTGTAGCTAAGAATGAATTTCAGAAGCTTATGCGTGGTGGATCTAAAGGGATGTGCTAAGATGAGTGACAATCAATCTCAATTTTTAAGAGCTCAGGTAAAAGCCTTCCATCCTAACTGGAATGAGGAGCAGATAGATGAGGAGATTAAAAGAATACTGGCTGGAGAAAGTGAGGATGCTGATGATGACTGTTTATACTGTGGATCATGAAAAAGAATCCTAACAAAGCAGCTGGTAACTGGGGAGCGTTAAAGAACAAACCTCAAAACCTAGTACCATTTAAACTAGGAGGAAACACAAAACAAACCAAAAAGAAAAAGTAATGGCTAAATTAGCAACAGCAAGTAGCAATGCACCCAAGGGAACTAAGGTTAGTCGCCCTGGAGTACATTCTAAAACCAAAACTAGTAGATTGAAAACTAGTAAGTTATACAAGAAAAGTTACAAAGGTCAGGGTTAAACGTCTAGTATCTTTAGGATATTAGGCTTAAAGTAATTCTTACCCTTAAGGATCTTCCCATCTTCTCGTAGGATGGGTTTTCCATTTTCATCTAGCTTACTCATGTTGGATCTGTGGATCTCTTCAAATACTTCTTCAATCCGGTCTTGTAAGCCATGCTTAAGAATAGTCCCGTAAATGATATAAAGCTGGTCACCAAGAGCATCTGCAATACCCACCAAATCATCAGAGTTACAAGCTTGAAGGTACTCGTTATTCTCTTCTTCTGCAAGTCTGTGACGTAACTCATATTGTTGCTTACCTAGTTGTTTGTAATCTTGTGGGTCTGGCATGTTAAACGCGGTATGGAATTCCGCTACCATATTAATATACTTCTTCATTAGTATCCTTTATCTCCGTTAGTATTATAATTGATTTTGTCTATGTCCTTATCACTACCATTCTTAGTCATATTGACTAAGCCTAGCATGTCCGTGTTCTTAGTATAGTCACTAGTCCACATAGACAATCTATCCGCAGATTTATTATAGAGCTTATGCTTGGAGTATGCTTCTTTAAGCTTACAGTGTCTTTCACCTTTCTCATTTAACATAGCTTCTAGTAAGATAAGATAGTTAATTACATCTCCAATCTTCTCAGACACTACCTCATTTGTAACAGGTGTATCGTCAGATACTATATCTTTTATAGAAACTAAATGCTTGGTCATGTAACTCCAGAGAACTTCAGCTGATGTGCTGTGGAGGGATAATCCCCCCGCAGCTTCATCAAAGTTTCTGAATACATTATCATCTGCAGCATATTCTTTATGCTTAGTTAGTAGAGTCTGGCGGATTAGGTCAATCCGCTTCTCTACTCTTCTGCTAAAATCTTCTCTTGTCATAAGTCTGGTAAATCAAATACGGGCAATTCCGCACCACCAAAGTTAAAGAATTCTTCATCAGGATTCACCTCACCACTTAAAGTTTTTTCCTGTAAGATGTCATCAGCATACATCTGCTCTTGAACTTCTACAGGTAAATCATTAATTGATGTAGGTACAAGCTCTCCACCTACTTCATGGTATGATTCTACTGGAGATTCTTCCATTACATCAAAGATGTTAAGTTGGTTAGTAGGTTCTTGTACTTCCTCCTGTACAGAATCTTGTACAATTCCATACTCCATAGGGGTATCCATAGGACAATCCATTTGTGTTAAAGTAGTTAACGCAAAGTATTTGTTAATAACTTTATGACATTCTGATTGGTCCTCAAACCAGTTCTTAGGATGCGATAACCTTAATACACTAGCTACACAGTTGTAGAAGTTCCATGCATTGCTATGGGTCATGTCATCAAATAGAACAACCTCATTGATAAGACTATCTCTTACAGAAGATGCTTGTTCTTTGTTAAGACACTGCTTCTCAATAAACATCTCACCTACTAAGTGTGAATATGTATGCAAGCTAGCGGTTTGATTAATAAGCATATCTCTTGATGCAAGTAAATCAGCATAGTGAGCATTAGCCATGTTCAATTGTGTTTGAATCATAGCAATAGCTTCTTCATCTGCCTTACCTGTATGCTTTCTAGAATAACTAGATAGATCACCAGCAAAGATATAGTTACCAGTTTTTGGTATATACACACCAACACCGCACTTAAATCTCATAGACTTGTCATATGAGTTACCCCATACAAACATCATCTTCATGTCTGGATCAGTACCCTGGTCTAGGATATAGATTCCATTTGCAACATTACCGCCAAGACTTGCACGGTATAATTCTGATTCTACATTAAAGCCACGAGTAACAAGTTCTTCATGAACTTTATCTATAATAGACTTGTGGCTAATAGGAGTATAACGCCCCCCGTGAGTGGGGAGCGCTACACTTTCTAAGTACTCTCTGGTAATACCAGTTGGAATTCTTTTACTCATTTTAAAATAATGTTAGTTGAGCTGTTTGCTTGGTCTTAGATATGTTCTCAATCTCCTTATACACCTGTTCCAGGTAATAGTCTTCATTGATATCATAGTCTGGCCATAGCTTGTTTTCATACAGATTAAACTCAGTCTGCATCCACTTGCCTGCTTCTACTTGTATCTCTCTTCCATCTGCAGAATTCACCTTGATGATCTTACATCCTTTATTAGAGATATAGTAACGCACTACACCTTGGAGCTCTTTGTTAATCCGCTGACCTTTAGAAAAACAGGTCTCAAGAAAGAACCAATCTCCTTTCTTCTTAACACCTTTACAATAATCAAAGATGTTACGGTTCTGCTGAATAAATTTATCAGGAACCACATCCTTTACAAAATAGTTATAGATAGCCTTAGGCACAACAAGAGCGGATTTGTTCTTATGTAAAGCTAAGTCCGCAAACTCAAATCTACCTTTACACTTAGTAGCTTTCATAAAGAACTTACCGCCCTCTTGATAATAAACATAATGCGGAGTCTTCTTCTGTGCTGCATCCCAATCTTCTTTACTCAATTCTTTCTCTTTGAATACAGCAATGTAGTTGTTAACGTCCGCAAGTATGATCTTACTATACTCGTCATGCTCAAGTTGTAGCTGGGTCATTTCTTCCCACTTCTTACACACATCCATATACACATCTTTCATGTATGCTGGAATCATCATCTCAAGACCGTCTGTGTTCTGCATGACTGGAATGCTACCAGGTATTGCATCAGAGAGCATCTCATATAGCATTGCTAAGCTGAGCTGACCATTGATTGTAATACGCATAGTAAACTCTGGATCATACAGAAAACTATTCTCATCATTACTTAAACCATAAGTACTGTTAAGAATAATCTTGTATACATAGTTCTTTGGATCCTTCTTAGGTATCTTCTTTCTCTCATCAAAGAACCACTCATACTGTTCACAGAAATCTTCTTTAGGTATGTGCGCAGGTGACCACTGGTTTCTAATAGCTAGATTAGGATAATAACTAGTAACGTCAGACGTCATTATTATCATACCATCCTTAGCTTCATATACACCAGATTTGGCAGCACCATGCAAACCACCTAGACCGAAGTCAGTCTTTACACCTTTGTGAGTAATAGAATATTTAAACCCACCCTTTGTGTTTTGGGTATCAATAACTAGAGATTTAAACTTCTCATGAATCCCTATAAACTCTTTGCGTTTAAACTTAACGTATGGTAGTATGATATCTCCAACAGTAATCTGTTCACGGATCGTTCTCATTTGTTTGAGATCATACTTACTTATACCGGTCTTCTTACTTAAGAAATAAAGGAATAGTTCCTTAGATATTCTTGGTTCAGAAGCACTGAGTAAATTGATTTTATACTCCTCGCTAAGTGCTTTCCTCAACATAATCTGCTCCTTACTTAGATTCATGATCTGTTTAGTAGCAGCTACGTCATTCACACAATACTTAACAATAGTATCAATCTCTTGTACAGTTTGGACATACGTGCTATGATGTATAGGCATATCACGTACATTACTCCAGTCCATAGAGAATTCAATCCACTTAAGACTAGAACGCTTAGCAGGATTATCCCAGTGATTCAACCTGAATATATCTAACTGTGGAATCTGCAGAGCTCTTTCAGGAAACTCTGGAAACTCACCAGCATTAGATAATTCAATAGTACGTTGAGCCCTAAGATAAATACTGTGCGCTATAGTCTCAGGATCTAAGCCACTAAGTTCTTCTCCATCTCTGAGTAAAAACTCTGTGATCTGTGAGTCAAAGTTTAAACCATTATAGGAGATATGATACTCCTCGTTTAACTTATTATCATTTAAGAAACTAAGTAGTTCATCATACTGATTCTTCAGTTCATGAACTACAAAGATCTTAGTGTCATTAGTTTTATACTCAGTAAATACAGCTACAAAGCAATTTATCAGGGTCTCATAGTCCATGACCCATCGCTTCATATTATTCTGTTACGCTTAATGTAGGAAAATTAGGGATATCACTTACAGGTGTTGCCTCCATATCTAAATATGTCTTGTAGTCATATGTAGATGCGTTGTGTGCAAAGTGATTAATGAAACCTTCAATCTCACTACGCTCTTCCAAATAGTATTCTTGGAATGTTTCAATAGTTCTACGCTCTTGTTTGAATGGAGAACCATCTCGTGCTGGAGACTTACGTGTTTCAGGATCACCATTAGCATCAAGCTTAGGCATCATGTGAAAGATATCCTTAGTAATAGCACCGATGACTGCTAGGACTTTGATTTGTGGATCATAAATACATTCTACATACGGGCAATCCGCATCTGTAGGAATCATCTTGAAAGTTTTACCCTCTTTCCAAGTAGAGGTGATTAGCATCATGTTGCTCATAATTGTTGATTTTTTTAAGAGTGTCAAATATAGTCTAAAAACTGAATCTGCTTTATATCACTGGTTAACTTTTCTTTTTCCATGTTAGGAGCTTCACACAGTTGACCAACTTCCTTCAATACTTCTACAGGAACACCAAGCTCATCAGCATAAAACTGATAATACCTATCTGGATTCAGATAGCTATCTATAAGAGAATGGTTTTGAGTATTACCTTCAAAAAACTTAAGGATTAAATCCTTCTTGTCTTTTGGCATTTCGGTATACTTACCCCGCATAAATGAGCTCCATAACTTAGGCTCATCTTCAAAGGTGAATATATACGCACCTTTGTTATCAGGAAGCTCATAAAATGATGAGAACTTAGAATTACCTAAAAGCTTTGTTCTTTCAAATAACTTAAACTCTTCATCATCTCTGAGCGTATAAACACAGATTAGATTCTTATCCTCAGGCTCTGACATGCCTGTCCAAGAAACATAGCTTTCTAATGGCGTAACACTTATGCCACGCTTAATCCCTAGAAATGGATATAAAAACATTCTAGATTTCTGGGTATACGTTGTATACAAGGATTTGATCATACAATTTACAGGATTACATTACCTACCTCATACTCATAAGGTAAGTCATATTTTTTATTTGTGTAATGATAGTCTGCAATTTTCATTACTTCATCTAGTCTATCCATCCAGCTATTAAGTGTTACAGTACTAACTTCAAATGCATAACACTGGGTGAGCTTGTCAACCACTATGAAATGAAACTTAATCTTGTAATCACTTAAGCCATAGTTAGCCCTTACTAATTTACAGTACACTGCAGCTTGCAACCAGTACTTATAATATTCTATAGTCTCCGGGAAATCTTGTAACAGTTTTCCACTAGTCTTGAGATCATTAATATAAATCACTTTGGCACCGTGATCAATGTTAACGTTATCTACAAAACCTCTAAGGCCAAAGGCATACTTTGTGTCCATTACAAATGGCACCTCACTCATACTAAAGGCACCGCCTATATTGAGTAAGTTTGTAATCTTCTCATTAGATCTTACGATCTCAGCATAACCTTTTACTTTGTTTAGGGTGTCCTCGTCTATAACAGCCTTGTCACCCTTTGTAGTTAAGAAGTTATAGTAACTTATACTTGCGTCAGTAACTACCTTCTCAACTCTTTGTGCATCAGTCTTGAGACTCTGATACAGATTGATCTCCTTTAGTATCTCAAGGATATCAAACTCATTCTGCTCCAAAGATAAGTCAAGATTGTTATTAGCCCAAGCTCTTGTGAATACCTTGTCAACAACATTCTTAATGCTGTCACCCGGCAAATTTACCGGGGACACCACATACTTATCATGAAACTTATCCTCCTCTAAGAGAAGACAGTGAAGCAGGCTACCTTCAATCAGGTGCTGCTCCATCTTATCCTCTCTTTGATTCAGGATATAGTGTTTATAAAATGCACTCGGGGCATACAACAACTTGTTGAACCCGGAATAACTAAAGTGAAACTTCTTCTTGTAGAAGTTCTCCTCCGCTTGGAAGTCTATCATTTTGTTTATTTAAAAGTTTATCTACCTTAGCTTGCACATCCGCTGTTAATCTAACATCTACAACTTCAAAGTTGTTACTATAAGTAACAGCCCCATCTAATACACTAGCTTTAACAGTATCCAATAGTTCTTGGGTCAGTAACCCTTTCTCTATAGATACATCTAGGATAGCATCTTTATCCCAACGGTACTTGTTATAACCAAGCCAGTTAGTCAGGGACTTAAAACCCACAGTGTTTCTATACTTATGATTATAGATAGCGTTTCTACCAAATTCTTCAAGTAACAATGCCAAGTATACAAAGCTTTTCTCATAGTTACAACCGGCCATAATGGTCATAGCAACTAAGTGATTATCCTTATCCATACTGTTTAGCATAGTTCTCAAAGATTCAAAGGCATCTCTATCAATAACTGTGTCACCAATAAGATTGTTGAATACTTCTTGTGAATAAACATTACTAAGATTTGAACTAGTAAGTAAGAAGTCATCTATAACAGTTGTTATATAGTCACCATAGTACTCTCCACTTCTAAATGAACTACCATGTAAGATGCTACCGTACATGTTTTTAGTAGGAGAATTGTGATTATTTATATAAAATGGTGTAATAACATTTCTATCTAGAATGACATGCTTGCCTGTATAAGTGGCTAGCCGCTCTACAAGATTATGCGCATTACCTCCAATTTTAAAACCATCTGCAAACGGTTTTACATCAGAAGTTTTTATGTAATAAAGGTGCTTTGTATCTAGACCTGCGTCTATAGAATCTGTACCTGCAATAATAATATCTGCAGTATCTCTATCTCTAACAGTCTTGATCTTCTTTTCCTCCAAGAAAGGCTTAGCCTTATCTCTAGGAATACTGCACTTAGGTGCAAAGTATATTGTTTTTACATTAGTAAGATCTAGTTTCTTATCAGCAGTTGCCTGTTTGAATACTTTTATATATTCATTCTCATGCCAGCGATAGTGTAAGTATTTCTTCTTATCATCTACTAGTACACGGCTAGGTATAAGTACTAGCTCATTATTACTTACAGTAAGTGTTAGTTGTTCTTGTATCATAATTAAAATGGTAATGGACCCTCAGTTTTAGGCTCCTCTTTAGGTTTATTTTCCTCCATAAACTCTTGATAAGTTTTGCTCCAGGAAGGTGTAAGCTTTACATACTTTCTTGCATCATCAGGCATATTCTCTTTAACATGATCTTCAATAGTATCCATAATAAGATTGTCATAGATTTCCTCTGTTAACAAACCCCTCTTTAGGAATAGCTTTATAGCTGCAGGGTAACTAGTATATCTAAGACCGTTAAAGTCACACTTATCAGACATGATTTTAACATTAGCATTGCTCATAGCATTTGTTACCTGATAATAATCTTCTTTAAGAAGCTTATAGATGTAATACATAGAGGTCTCATAGTTACAATTGAATAACATTTCTCCAGCTACTGTACGATTTTCCATATCAGAGTTAAACATAGTGCTCAAAGTCCTATATATAGAATCATCTATGGTAATACGCTCTATAGAATTAAAGATCAAGTCCTCATCTATAACAGGTGTCTTCATAGATAATATGCGGTATAACATCTCTACAGTTCTTGGGTGCAGGAAGTTATATGTCCATTCATTATTATGCAACGGAGACCAAGAATCATAATACCGGTAGTATGCTCTAGAAAATACCATATAGTTCTCAGTATCCATTATAGTATTGAAGACACCACCTTTTAGTTTTATCTTCTCTCTACTAAAATCATCAGGCATATCATACCTTAGTGCAGGACAATTACTAGCTATAAGAGCATTAGGAACTTGCTGATCTGCATTACCTATACTTACATTATTACTGTGACCAATAAAGAAATCTGCTTTAGAAGCATCATTAGTAATGATCCAGTTATTTATACGAGCAATGTCTCTCAATTGACCAACACTATATTTACAACCGGGTATAACATACCCTTTAGATTTAGCAGGTAGAGAAACTAATGCACCCCCCTTGAGGAGTGCATTAATCTTTTCTACTGAATCATCATCTACAGTATACAGCCAGGTATGAGGAAGTGGTTTATGCTTCCTATCTATACCGGCATATCTTACCTTTGTTTTAATAAATGGTAACTGCTTCAGCATGGTGTCTGTTACATTACCGAGATTCAAATCCATTTTCATTACTTAACTGCAATAGCAGCGATGTTAGCGTTTAACATTAACTTGGTATACTTCTTACTTCCGTTAAGGATACCCTTGATAATAGCATACTTTAAGTCATTAGTGAAGATGTCCTTATCAGTGATGAAGTTAGTAACACGGTCAATGATCTTCTGATCTACAGTGTTATCTGTGCTATAATGAACAGCATAGTTAGTGAAGCGCAATGCTAGGATACTAGCTATGTCTGCACGATATGCATCATCCTTACCAACACAGTTATTCATCTGACCTTTAACATACTCCCAGCTGTTGTTAGTCAACATATCTTTAGGGGTAATTAACTTGTCCAACTTGTTGTTAATGAACGTAGTAAATAGAGTAGCAAACTCGCTACCTACACTACCCTCACCAATCATTTGAATAAGTGGTAAGTCCTGCTCAAAGTTCTCTATGCTAGAGATAGAGTTAAAGAAGGTAGTAATACTACGAGCATTAGTTGTCTGTGTAACCAACTCAGGATGCATCAACAAAAAGTTAATACAACGAGAATCAATACTATTTTGCTCTGCCCAACGAGCCCAGCAATCTGCATCAAACTTTAAGTAAGCTGTAATAAAGCGAGTCTTCTGAGCAGCATCCATAGATGTTACTTGATAGTCACCATTATCAGGATTACTAGTCAATACAATATGCCAGTTCTTTGGTAACTCCCACGAGATATACTTTTGACGATCAATTAATTCCATCGCAGCTTGGGTAAATCTTTGGTCAGCACGACTATAGTCATCTAAGATTAAGATACCACCTTGCTCCTTACCTTGAATCCATTCTGGAGTAGCATAACCCATACGCTTCTCACCAGTTGGAACATATTTATTTTGAATATACATTGGCATTACATTCTCAGGTACCCACTTAGCTACCTTCTTGCCATCATCTGTAGTCTTCATTACTTCAAATTCTTTAATTGGAAAACCCGTAAGGTCACCTAGCTCCTCAATCTGAGCAAGATTCAACTTAACTACATCTAGTCCTAGTTCTTTACCAATCTGCAAAATGGTAGTGGTCTTACCAATACCTGCCTCACCCTCAATGTTCACTGCTACAGGAATCTTTCCTTCAGTTTGGATGTGCTGATTATTCTTTACAATGTGACCGATAAAGGTCTTCAACTCGTCTGTGTTTAAGTTAACTTGATTTGCGCTCATAATGCTTAGTTTAATTTAATTTGTGGACCAGGTAGGTCTTTGTTTATACTTCCACGGGTAGAGATTACCCACAACATTTTGCCTCTTGGCTTTACACTACAATCACATTCACCATCAGTTAAGTATATCAAACAAGTATACTTATCTTGGTGCTCATTGTACAATTCTAAAACAGGATCAAAGTAAGTACCACCGCGACCATGTATCTCTATCTTATCTCCAGCCTTGTATGGCCCTATATGACGGATACTTGTATCACATTGTACAATAGTAATTTCTGCACCGGTCTTATTGATATGATCAATCTCATGGAAGAACTCTTGTACTTCCTTATCACTAACGGAACCGCTAGTATCTACAGCAACTAAGATGTGCTTACGGTATTTAATCTTAAGACCAGGATTATCCTCAAATCTTTTATTAAACTTACGTCTAAGCTTCTTAGTAAATACTTTCTGACTACCTCCAGTAAACCTTCTAAGATAAGACTTCCAGTCAAACTTAGCTGGCTCGCTACTGTTAAGCTTGTCTAGTAAACCCTTGAGTTCTCCAGGTACATGACCTCTAGACTTCTCTATTTGTTCTGCAATCTCCTTAAGTTGATGCTCCACTTGCTTCATAACAAGTTTCTTTTCAGCTTCACTTAAGTCTTCAAACTCTTCCCATGTATCATGATTAGGAATAGGGTTGCCATTTTTATCTAAGGCTTGTCCCATCTTTGCACGATCAAGCATATCTTGTAAAGCGCTATTTCCATTATTCAATTGCTGTTGTAGTAAGTCATAATACTCTCTACAACCTGCCTTCTTAGGAAGATTCATAGGACCAAACATCTCGTTATCGATGGTACATCCTCCGTCAGGAAGATACTGTGCATCTATATACTGATTAATCTCCAAGTCCATAGCTATGTTAGCTAGCTTCTTATCTGGAAAATCATTGTGTATAGTAAGATGGAAGAACGCTATATGTAACAGCTCATGCTTCAACAAACCTATGTGATGCTCTGGACTCAAGCTTTCCCAAAACTCCTCGTTGATCATCAACTGGAAGTTTATGTTATGCTTACATACACCGACAGTAGGAACTCTATTGCTCCATAGTTTATTTAGTCCAATGAGAAAGAGCCCATAGAAGGGCTCCTTTAACATCAGTTCTTTGCTAGCCTTTGCTAGACTATCTTGTTTTGTCATTTACCTTTAGCTATTAATGTTAGTTGATACTTCTCCATGAAACTAAAACCAGCAGTTTCTAATTGCTTCCCTAACTCTTCTGCAAATCTGTTAATGAAGAATGCCATAGCTATAGGATCAACATTCACATTTTTGTGAAGAATCTCATAGATATGATTCCAGGTTAATGTATTACCATAAGTAATACCTGTAAAGCTTTTTATCTTTTCTATGGTATCTTGTTCAAGATTTATATTCTTATACCCAGCTTCCTTATATAACATAAGTACATAGGGTAAGTTGGCCTCAATATCTGAGGAGTCAATAAGATTCTTAACCACAATATGGTTCTCTCTATCTACAGACTTAGCCATTGACAACAAGTTCTTGTATGTTGTCTCATCAAGTTTAAATACTTCTCCCATTAGTCTTCAATTTTTAAAGTTTTTAACATCCATACCGGAGGGTTATTCATATTAGTAATCCACTCCTTTGCACTTGGTAGATAACCATTGCAATCTTCTTTTACATGTTGCTCGCCTACATAGCGAGTCATAACTTTTTTACCTACCGAGTTAACAAAGAAGGGCCCGAAGACCCTTTCACATTCAAAGATACCTTCACTGTGATGCCTGAATAATCTATGCATACTATGACCATACCAGGCCTTAGTAGCATCAAACCATTCATGAATGTGCATGTATTCCTCAGGCTCACCTCCCCACTTCTTAGCGGAACTGCGAGCATGATCATATGGATGCGCCATTATTCTTTCCACTTAATATCTGTGAGGTCAACTGAACCATAAGCATCAGTAAGATTTCTTACATAACCATTAATATTTATAGTAGGAGGTTCCTCTTCAAAGTCAATGTCTATAGTTCCATAACCACCATCATTGTTATACCAGTCATACTGATAATGCTCCTCAAGTATATGATAAGCTAGGTCTTGTAGATCTCCTTCAAACTTATCATTAAGAGCAGCAGTATCTAAATTGTTTCCATAAAATTCTACATCTTCCACCTGGCCAGAGTCTCCTCCGCCATCATATCTAATTTCTACATGTGTTACACCAGCATCTTTCAATGCTGCAAATAAGGTTGCTGTCTTTAAGCTTGCCATATTACTTTTGTTTATAGAATCTACCTAAGATATTAGCGTTTAACCAGAAGTCTTTCTCTAGTACTTCACACATAAATTGGTATTTAACTTCTTGATAAGAGAGCTCTGTCTTAGAGTAACATATCTTTAGGATAGTCCTTTTGATTTGTACTCCAGCCTTATGAGCTGCCTTAAGTTTCTCATTACTACTGTAGTAATTTTGATATACAATTTTTCTTACGCGCTTGTAAGTCTTCTTGCGTTTATCAGTAGACAATGCCTTCTTAGAAAGCTTTGTCTTAACATCCGCAAAGAAGTTCTTCTTGCCAATGTAGGACTTGCGTTCACCATCTATGATAACATCCATCTGGTATACAAATCCTACAGCACCATCAGGAATCATCTCCTCGGTAAATTCTTTATGCTGATATATCCAACTCATTCTATACCTAAGTTACTTGTTGCAAGTTCTTTTATAATATTGTTAACATTACGATAAGTATCTGCATCATCATAACCCTGAACATCAGCTAATACTGTAAGGATTACCTTATCAGCTTGGTCAGGTAGACAATACTTTCCAACTATCTCACGAAGACGCTCATGTCTAGTTAAAGAGCGACATTCTTCTACTTGCGTTTCATATGAAATTCCCATAATTTTATTTTTTTAATGCTTCTTTTAATAAAGGGTGTAACACTTTTCTAGTCTCAGGTATACCATAGTCTCTAACAGAATCAGATAGATCCTTAGACATAGGTAAGATAACACCCGGGATATTATACTGCTCTTGATACTTCTCTGCGGCTTTAATACCAGCGTCATCATTATCAAAGAGAGTACATATAGTTTTATACTTGAGCTGATACATTGCAATAGCTCCAGGAGGTATTAATGTATTCTCACTATCTGGTGCTACAACTTCAGTGTTATAACCAAACTTAGTAAGACACATGGCATCCTTTAAAGAACTACAGATTACAAGATTAGGTTGATCAAACTTTAACTGGTCAGTACCCTGGATATAGTTCTTAACCTTTAGGAACTTATGTTCAGCAACTTTAGGTTGATATACCTTATATACTGTACCATCTAATCTGGTATATGCATATATGTTAGGACCATTGATAGTTAGTTTCTCACCTGTCTCTTTCTCCATACGGTAACTATCTACAGGTATAACCTTGAACTTAGATAATGTATCAGAGTCAACACCAAATGAAGTCCAGAATTCTGCATCACCTTTAACCCACTGTCTAGCTTTATAATCTTTAACCTGGTATCTAGCTTGCTTCTTAAATGAATTTATATCTAGTGCTGTCTTACCGCTTAACATAAACTCATTATAATCAAACAAGATCTTGGCTACAGTTTGAGAAGATGTCAGATTGAAAAGATTCATTACAAGATTAAAACCATTACCACCCCTACCGCTAGAGAAATCCTTATAGAAATACTTGTTATCATTAAAGAATATCACAAAGCTAGGAGTACGTTCTGTTTGATTGAACAGAGACTTAATCTTTACATCTTGACCTGTAAGTCTTTCACTAAGACCGCAGTAGTTTTCAAATACCCAGTTAGATGGTACATCACTAAGAGAATCAACAAGAGATTTAGTTCTAATCATAGTATTATTATAATGACAAAAAGGGGAGTGAAGATACTCCCCTTTCCATCAATTATCAAATTAATTAAATCTGAAAATCGTCACCTACTGAAGATGAGGTAGTTACACCATCACCAAAGGAAGCAACAGTCTCAACTTTCTTTCTTTTGATATGTGTATCAGCATCAAAAGTTACTAGTTTGCTTTCATTAACAGGAGTGTTAGCAGGCTCATATGCATACTGACCTCTACCTGGTTTAACAAAATACAAATCAAAGTTAGTATAACCTTGCTTGTTAGTATACTCAGAACCACCGATGCAGCAACTCAATTGGTTATCACCAAATGGCTTATCCTGATTGAACTTTTCAACAAGACTTTCTACAGTCTCATGCTTCATATCTTCTGCTTGAAACCAGTCAAGACAATTAAGAGCGCGGCATAGATTCTTTAGAGCTTTCACAATCTCCATGTCACGGTTGATTACTACACCCGTTTTAGTTGTAGTATCAGCATATGCATACTGAGATGTTTTAACATATGCTACCTGACCTTTGTGACGTCCTAAAGATTCATTGTCTTTGTTAAAGAAGAAACCTTCAAAACCTTCACCCATATCAGGACCTTCTAGTAATAGAACTAAACTATAAGCGCTTCTATTATATGGTGGTGCATCTAATCTAACAGAGTTAACAGTAACAGTGTGGTTACCTGGTTGTAGAACTTTTGATACGCTGCTTGAGCCTTCGTCTGGGATGTTTGTACTTATCATTTTACTTAATATTAATCAACATAAATTTTATTCCAGTGAGTAGTTACCTCACCATTCTTATCAACTTCAGAAAGAACTATCTCTTGATTACTTAGATGCTTAGGTCTTGCACCGCATGCGATGTCATCACTAGTCTTAAAGCTCAAGATGTTTTGCTTTCCTTTTCTGTAAAGGTAGCCTATAGAATCAGAGTTAGATGCGGTAATCCTTTTAAGTTTACCTGTCAAGTCTAGATCTAAGGCATTGAATTCAGATCCATTCTTCTCCAGAACGGTATCTTTCACGTGTCCTACCAGTATTATTCTTGGTGCCCACGTTTGAATGTAAGCTACAACTTTAGTAAAAGCTTCTCTAAGATACTGATAACCGGCACCATTAGGTAGTCCTATGATGGTTCCATACTTAGGCTTACCATCAGTTGGCCAGTTCTTACCCATAGGGGTCTTCATGTACAACTCTTCAGCGTAAGGAATACACATCTCTTCTAATGCAGTGATGGTATCTACAGCAATGTAAGCATAGGGATTACCAGCTTCTTTAATAGCTTTACCTACAGCTTTGATATCAGCAATTGAGTTGGCCTCAACCTTCATTGCCTCAAGATATTTAGAACCTTTCTCAAGATCTAAGATCAAACAGTTATCAAGCTGTGATAATAGTGTAGTCTTGCCAGTCTTTGGCTTTGAAAAGATAATCAGGTTCCTAGGGCTCAATGCCTCAGCTGGAACCTTACCAGTAGGGAGTTTAATTTCCATGTTACTTTATTAAATTATTTAACCATTCTTTCTTACTTATAGGCTCTCTCATAAGGATAGCTGCTAAGTCTCTGATGGTCATTTCACTAAATGGTGCATCATCACCTGAAACACTAAACTCATCGTCAAAGAAATCAGTTTGTTTAGTAATAGGTTTCTTAGGTGGTGTAACCTTGATTAGTTCAGATACAGGAATAAGATATCTAGGTTGTAGATCTTTGGTAGCCTCATATTCTTCTTCCCAGTGTGGATTAAAACGCCACTTCCATAGTGTACGCTCTTGATCCTCTGCTTCATACTCACGACTAACAAACTCTGTGTAGATATCATATCCACGTTTCAATTCACTAGGAAAGAAACTAAGATGTTTCTCATTCTTATCCTTTGGTCTGTATGCCATTTTAGGAAAGAAGAGTGCATTGCTTACATCAAGTGCATCAAAAATAGGTTGATGATGATCTCTTAGTTCTGCGATCTTAATCTTTCTGTCTTCCGTTGTCATTACTTGACCGGGGTTGCTTGTACTTATTGCCATAATTAAATCTTTTGTCTTTTTTCTTGCTGTGGAGGAGTAGGCATCTCTGTAATACGCATTCTTTCAAACTGTGCTTTAAAGAAGCTCATACGGTTATCACCATTCCTACATTTTAAAAAGTGTAATACTAAAACTTTGTCATCCTCTATTAGATATCTATCAGGACCATACAGTTTGATCTTCTGTTTACCTGGTCTGTTGATACCTATTAGAGTATCAGAGTGTTGAAGTAAGGCATCTGATCCAAAGATATCAGACTCAAGTATGTAGTTACCATACTTACCGTCTTCATTTCTTTCAGGATTATCAATACCCCTGTTTAACTGAGTCAGGATAATGAAGGCTATTGGATACTTACGCTTAAGTTCCGTAATAGCTTCTCCTAAGTTATACAAGGTATCAAACTTGTCCTTCTCAAATGGTGCTTTCTTCAAGAGCAAAGAGTGGTCAAGAGTAATAATAGTTTTTGTGAACTCATATTCTCCATTGTCATTTAAGATCATGTGTGCTTTCATGTAGTCAGCAACAGCTTCCTTAAACTCATTTACGGTGATTGGTTCCTCAACTATATCAATCGGTAATACAACCTTCTCTTTTGCATAGTTGTAACATATCTGAAGGTCATCTAGTGTAAGCTTACCATCTGCACTACAGAGATACTTGTAGGACTTACCAAGTACACTACTATATTCTCTTATTGCAGAGGTACGCGCCAGCATTTCAAATTGAAATTCTAACACACGAAAACTCTCAGTTGGGTTAAGTTTAAATGCTTCTCTTACTATTTGGTCTTTAATAAGAGTTTTCCCGCTACCAGGTCTTCCACCTATAACTGTCATAGAGTGCCATTCTAGACCGTCAGTTGTAGCGTCATTAAACTTATCCCATGGTGTCCTAATGGATTTAATAACACCCTCCATTCTACCTTTCAGGTAACGTAAGGAGTCATTATACCCTTCCTTTTGACTTTTCCAAAGGTGTTGCTTAGACATTAAATATACAGGATTATTCTTCTATAGCATGAATCTGCTTGACTACAAATATATAAGATTTGTATGCAAAAAGCAAGAGAATTTCAATTAAAATGTACTCAAAAAAAGTAACAGGAATAATTAAATTATCTATTAAACTCCAGCACACTACACTCATAACTACAGATGCTAATATCATTAGCATTATCTTCTCAAATTTTCTTTGCGTCATACTACTTTGTCTGTAAAATGAGGAGTTGCAGGCTCATCATCTCCGTTAATAATTATCTCACAGTAGTTAGCAAGTTCAGAGTCCCAAGATTTATCCGTGTTCTGTTTGCGTATAAAGTACTGTGAGTTCTTCATGTACATATAGTTAGCCTTTTCATAGGTCTCTATGTAGTACCATGTTGCACGTAAGATAGTGTCCCAATCATACGTATAGTTCTTAAAGAACCACTTAAAAGATTCTTCAAGATTCTTCTTGTTTACTCTAGCAGGTTTACCACTGGGTAGTTTACCCTTGGGGAATATAGAAACAAAAGTATCTATATTATCCATACTACCTACAGGAGTAACATCAGGTACAGCTTGTCCTTCACTTGTTGGTATAAATGAGAGAACTTGAAAGCCTTCTGCGGTTACACTGTAGTCAGTATTTATAAAACCTAAGTTAACTAATCTTCTTAGTTCTGCATGTACTTCCGCATTAGTAAGAACAGACTTACGTTGATTAGATAAACACCATAAGACATAGAGACCATTAGGTCTTATATCTTTAGCTTCTAGATATTCAAACAGTTCTTTCATAGGGCATCAACTTGATCTAAAGATACAAACGTTTTTGAGAAGTTTCTCTCTTGCATCTTAGCTATTAGATTACTCCATATAGGTAACACAGCTTTGTCTTTGATTTCTAATGCATTACGAGTTTTCTTTACACCGTGCAGCATAGTAGCATGATGAGTAACTTTTTCTCCGTGATTCTGATTAAGAACTCTCACCATATGAGAATAACTTAAACCAAGTTCATTACCTATTAGATAACAACATTGCCTAATGATAATAATCTGGGTCTTACGCCACTTCATATTCTTAGTAAACGGTTTATCATCAGGGTACAACTCCTCAGCTAAATCAACTACAATCTGAAAGTTATCTATACCTGGTATAATAGAATGAGAATTACCTATGAACTTATCATACTTATTCAAATCCTTTTGAAGGCTATTAAAGAACTTAGAAATTACTAGGTTCAAATCATAATTGAGCTGGGCCAAATCTTGCTTGATATTCCCTCTCAGCTTCATAACGTCTTTCTCTGCCATACTTTACATAATCTATTGGTTCCATATGATAAAACTTACCAGTGTTTGTACACTTGGTTACATCTTCTACAATATACTTAGCTCTTTTAAGCTCAATACCATGTTCAGATAGCGCATCATACAGACATTTGTTTTTAATATTTGTTCCTTCTATTTCAAACTGTACTTCACCAAACCTTGGATCCATTACAAGTTTAACCTTAATTCTACCAGGATATGGGTCTTTGGGCATCTTGTTCTAGGTATTTATTAATACGGTTCCACATGTCTTCACAGTCCCATTCTTCAAGGTTACTATAAGCAGCGCTTGCAGGATGAGATACTAGGATCTTGTAGTTGTTATCAGGTACCAGGTCAGCATACTCTTGTGCTTTCTTACCAAGGAATACATAGATTAATCCGGGTTTCTCCCAAATCAAACTATCTAACACTTGTACAAAGAACGGACGCCAAAGTAACTGATGAGTACCAGGTTTACTAAGAGTAGTAGTAAAAGCTGTATTAAGTAATAATACACCTTGTTTAGCCCACGGTCTGAGATCACCGTCTCCAATATATCCAGGTACAGCAGTCTTCTTAATAGAATCATGCATGTATGATAAAGACTTTTGAATAGATGACTTGCTGCAACTAAAGGCTAAACCATCAGCTGCATTTAATGTGGGGTAAGGGTCCTGTCCTATGAGTACAACTCGTGTAGTATCAAATGGACATTCTTCAAATGCATTAAAGATATCTTTTACTTGAGGGGTAAATCTTTTGTTATCCATTGCTTCTTTGAGTAGTGTAGATAAGATCTTTGTCATATCATCACTTATCATAAACGTTTTAAGTCTAGATGACCACCCAGACTCCTTTAACTTTTCATACAGTTTATCCTGTACTTCTTGTATATTTACTGTATCTAACATAGCTTTGTTTAAAATTAATTTTATGAGTGAGCAAAAACCAAAGACCAGAGAAATAGAAATACTGAAAAAAGACACTGTGATAGATGTCAAACTTCCAGTAGATTTCTATTTCAGATTTAATCAATTTATGCTTGAGTTCTTCCCTGTTAAAGATGGTGAACACTTTCAACAGATTCTTAATAACATAAAGGAAGGTAAGGATAATGAAGATGCTCACTCATATCACTTCAGAACCCTGCTGTCTTTCTTACTATTTGTAGAAGAGGAAGCTAGAAAACAGGGTCATACTGAAAAGATAAATGTAGATATAGAGACAGGGGAGAAAGTCAATAAAGACTAAACCCTACTAGTTCTCCTATTTCTATACTGGCTTGGATAGCCATAGAGAGTTCTTCTTTAGAACAATCACTAAAAGATCTACAGTCTTTGTCAGTACATAGACCAGCACGTAGTTTAACTTGAAGCTTCATGTCTTCAAAGGTGTCACCAGTATAGTTTGCAAGTTCACGAATATGTTTGTGCAGTTTGCTCATTTGGGCATAGCTAGCATCATTAGAGATAACTTCATAGGTGATTGTAACCATCTCTCCGTCTTGCAAGCCCTTGATAAACAAACCTAACTTAGCAGATCCCAAAGGATCTATCTCTAAATTCTTATTTACTACTTTTGCGCGTATACTTACGGGTAGTTGATTTGACATTCTCTTTAGTTTTATTCTTACTTCCTTTAGGTCTTCCGGCTTGCTTTCTAGCAGGGGCGGTAGTAACAACATCTTCCTTCTTAACTGGAGGAATAGGTTTTAAATACTTCTCAAACTGTAACTTGTGCTTCTCAATAATACAATCAGTATAACCATCTACCAAATTGGTGTACTTATTTTCTAGATAGTCTAGTTCATCCTGAAGATTAGTAATCTTCTTATTTCTAAGGGCTACACCTATAGCCATACCAGCACTTAAACCAGTAAATGCAAATACACATACATCAAATACATTAAACGTTTCCATTTCTTTTTTGTTTTAAATGTTTCTCTATTAATTCTGCACACTCTTGCATCTCCAGATAATCCATATCTGTTATGAGCTCTGCAAACTTGCTCAATCTATTAGACATCTCTACCATGTCTATTTGGTCAGGTATATCCCAGAATGCTTTCAGTAATGGACCGTGTTCTTTAACCACGATATCATTAAAGTTATTTAAAATATTCTTTGTCTTATGCCTATTAAACCACTTAATATGCGTTGTCTCATCTGCTGCAAACACAGCCATCTGTAACCACACTACAAGATTAGCAATCTTGAGTCTGTCCTCGTTCTCTTTTGTCAATGACATAAATGTAATTTAGCTAACCCTTCTTCCACTGTAATGTACTCTATCTTAAGACCTGCCCACTCTGGTAGGAAAGATCCCATATCTGTACCACTCATCTCCTCACCATGCCATTCAGCCTGCGCAGTAATATATGGTCCACCACTAGGGTCAATCATAGAGAACTTATAGTTAGGCATGCCTACTTCACCAGGCCATCCACCTACACGGTAGCCATCAGCAAACCCAGTCATCTCTATTACATTGTCTTTCTTCTCAAAGATGATTAGATCACCATAACGATTTCTATACTCAGTCTTCATTCTTTAAGGTTTTAATCTTTTTCCGTACTAATTCAATGCAATCATCTATACCCTTGTATGGGTTTAAATAGGGCACAGTTTTGTTATTACGCAAATTGTCCATCTGCATAACAAGTTCTTCTAATACTTCTTTCATACTACCAAGTAATACAGACAGCAGCTTCGTTAACTAGAAAATATAGAGTACCATCAATGTCAATGATTTCTGCATTAGCTAACGCATTACCTACATACACCAGGTCTCCAGCTTGTACATGAGTACAATCAGAACCTACAGCGTGTACATTAAGTTTAGTCCAGCTCTTCATCCACTGCTGTTCCATAGCAGCTTCTGACTCTTCAGTTAATAACACCTGAGACTCAGGCTTCATAGGCTTCTCAATGAGAATTCTTTTTCCGTGCAATTTCATAATTGGTTTTTTAGTTTAACAAATATACAACACATTTAGTTTAGTTCCTCATCCGTAGGATCAGTAGTTGTACCTATAGTACTAGGATCTACATATACGGTATCTCTTGGTATGTAAACAGCTTTAAACATTTGGTAGTCCTCTCTCTCAAGAGGCTTATCTTTTACAGATAGGTATAAACCTATTATAGCAGCACAATCTAGTAGTAAGATAAATGCTATAGCCCATAATAAATACTTAGTCATTTGTAGTTTCTAATTTAGTAATTAAATCTTTTAGTGCAGCATACTGCCCATGTGTTAACTGGAATCTAGAACCAAGTGAGGTAGCAATCTCTACATCATAACCTTCTCCATTAGACCACTCTGTTACCTCTATGAAGTCATTAGGTTTACTAAGGTGGTCATAATGAGCAAGCTCTGAGAATATAGCTTTACGATTACTTATTTCTACAGTAGATTTCTTTTTATCTATCCATGCTTGTATCTCAGCTGAAGTAGGAGCATGTTCTCTACCTTTAGTTCTCATAATTGAATCGTATGCCTCAGCTATTAGCTTATCAATGTTCATCTTGACCTCCGTAAGTTTCGTTGTAGTATTGCTCCATTTTTTCAAAAATCACTTTACCACCTCTCATTTCCGAATGGTTACCTTCTTTGTAAGCCTCTTCTATCTGCTCCTTCTCAATTTGCTTGTACCTTTCTTCTTGTTCAAATAGCCAATCAACAAGCATTGAATCATTCCAAAATTTAGTGTCCTTTCTCCCAGCCTTCATTTGTGCAAAGATTTGATTAACCGCAGTTTGTTTACTCATTTTCATACTTGTTAATTGTGTCTTCCATTTGATGAAACATTTGTTTAATCCTCATCCCAAGTTCATATGGGTCAGCATCTTTAACACCTTCTAATGTTATTGTTTGGTTTGCTTTAAACCATTGTGGTATCTTTGATTGTTTTTCTTGACCCCATACACCTTTATACTTTTTGAAAGCAACATCATGCATTGTGACTAGACAATTAAATTTGATTTCACATACTCTTGTAGTGTTTGCTTCTAATTCAGAGACCTTTGTTATTTCTAGATTATTCATTGTTACCTCCATTATTAATTTTATTTGTGTTAGTCAAATGTATGTTATCAAATACAATTATACCCGTTTCCACTCCAAATGTTTTATTGTAGTAGTTTTCACAAGTGCTTATGTGCATTGGAACATCTTGTCCACCATCCCAATAAGCGTTTTCAATCTGCTCCTTCTCCATTTGCTTGGCTTGTTCAAAAGCATTCCAATAATGGTCGCTTAAATAAACGCCATTTTTCTTGAACTCCTTCTCAAGATAATCAACCGCAGTTTGTTTCTTTTCCATAGTTTTTAGATTTGATATTTCAAATTGAACTTCTTTCCAATAATCTCTTTGCATGTCCCATCTTTCAAAGTCGTAGTCATAACCTGTATTGCAGATGTTAGACTCGTATTCATTTATAATTTCATCTACTGCAATTAAAGCACATGGTACTGCTATGTTTGTATCATAGCCTACTTCTTTAAGCATCTTGCTTACCAACTCTTCTGCTTTTTCTTTTGGTGTCATAGTTATTTAGTTTTACACATCAAACATGTCCTCTATCCTGTGAATAAGCTCGCGAAACTCAGCCTGCTTATCCTTAGACATCTGCAAAGTTTTCATTTTCCTAAACTGCCTGTGTTTTATTATTGTCATTATCTCATCAGGGGTAAACAGGCTAAACATGGTCTCGGATAACTCTAATTTTTCGCTATCTAGTTTGTTCTCCATAGTTATTTAGTTTTAAAGTTTGTTTAATATTTTAGCTGACCTATTAACACAGGCTCTAGCTATTTTTTGCAACACGGTTACCGTGAGCATTGATAATCTTTTATTAAGATTGTTCATGTTTAAAGTTTTTAGTTATTACAACATTTACATTTACCTCTACCTGCATGACCTTTCATTTTGTCTTTAGGCATCCATACCCCAATGTAGATTAGAAAGAATATGGGTATGCACATAAGTACACCTAGTAAAGCATAACCTATTGTGTCTAACATGGTTACTTAGTTTGCAAGTTTTCTATTTCTTCTTTTACTTCTTCCCAATGCGCCATTCTGTTTAAGTATTGTAGACCATAATTCATTTCAGATAACTCATTCATTATCTCATCTACTGCCTTCAAAGCGCATTGCTTAACCTGAGTACGGTGCATAGAAACAGGAAGACCTTTAGAATTTTTGTTCTTACCTCCTAACTTTAGATAATGAGTTACATTCATCTTATCTAACAACTCTTGTGCTTTCTCTTTAGGTGTCATAGTTGTTTAGTTTTTAGGGTATATGTTATCCATTATTAACTGGAGGAGGAGTCCTTCCATTTCATCTGACTTTATATTTTTGTTTTCAAGTATTCTTTTGGCAGCAAACAAGACTACTCTACTTACCTCACCTATATTCTGCGGATGGCATATCACTAGAAGGTTTTTAATTCCTATTTCTGTGTGCCATTCTCTAAAGGCAACTCCGCAGTTAGTGGTTTCATAAGCTACTTTCTCTAGCTCCTCGGCATTTAAGAAGAAGTAAATTTGATCCTTAATCTCCTGCATTGACTCTGGATTTTTAATCAGCATGATATCCTGCTGTAGTAGTTCTAACCTAATAATTTTATTCATGTGTTTTAATTTTCACAAATGTAAAATTTAGAAATACCCTATTGCAATACGTGTTTCTACGTATTAATCTGCCCACAACCAGTATCCAAGCTTACTCATTCTCTTGCTCTAAGTTTAATACTTTTCTTAGTATATAACCCCAGAATATACCTAACGGCACTATTATACATACAGACTCTGCAAAAGATCCAAGAATTAACCAGCCTACTTCTGTATCACTATCTACAGTGTTTGCACCCCATATAGCACTAACTCCTACTAAAAGGATAAGTACCCAATAAATAACTTTTTTAAAAAATGTTTTCATAAATTTTAGTTTTAATCTTGTTCTTGTTCTAGTTCAGGACGGTTGACCTTAAGGCCATACATCAGGTTAAACATTGATGCAGATGTTTGAGCATGTCTAACAGTCATGCTTCTGTGTTTACGGAAATACTTTACCATATGTTCCATCCACTTTTCTTCTTGCTCAGGAGTCATGGTCCATTCATAGTACCATTGGTCCTTACGGCCCTTGATGTCCTCAAATGTTACATCATGACCAGCTATAGTAAACATAACGTCTATTAGTTCTTTGATGATGTCCTCATCAGTCAGTCTTTTGCTTTTCATCTTTTACAAATATTGGTATAACAGGTTCTATAGGATCATTCTTAGGTTGAAGTAAACTACATACTTTACCCACAAAAAAATCCAAATGATTCTCTTTTGTGTAGATAACAATTGCCTTAAACTCTAAAAAGTTTAATTCATCTTTGCTAATATCCTCGTTAAGATAAAGCACGCTATCTCCTACTTTTACATAGTCTCCTACTTTCATAACTTGATTATTATTACTTTACTATCTATGGTGATCATAGCTACTGGTATAAGTTCCTCGTCATTTGACCAACGTGTTACTATTGCGCCTTTCCTCATAAGGTGAGGGTCACTTGTATAAACAACGGTACATTCATGACCATCAGCACTAATTAAATCACCAACTTTTAATACAACAGTATCTGGTTCAAAGTGCTCATCTATGTAACAGTCTCCCGGTTTCATGCATCTAGTATCAAGATGTTAATAGGGCTATATTCAAATCTAAGCTCATCTGGTTTTACAGTTTTACCTGTATCAAAGATAGCATTGGAATGATCTTTAGGTTTCAATCTTACTCTACCTAGCTTATAGTTAAGAACTAAACCGCCATAGCTTTCCATAGCTGTAATTACATAAATTTCATTAGGTACATTATACATGCGCCTACTCAGATAGTCTCCTACTTTCATGGGTCTTCTATTTCACAGGTTAAATCTAATTCTCCAAAGATCTTAGCAATAGGTTCAAGTTGTTCACGAGGACCATACTTTGCTACAGCCTTACCCTCATTGTGTACCTTCATACTAATCTCTGCAGCCTTAGCACTAGATATTTGGCAGTATACCATGAGAGCCATGATAACTTTATCAAAGCTATTGTGATCATCATTGTACAAGACGAGCTTGCTGTCCTCCATAAAGGACAGGTCAAGCGTTACGTCTTCATCAGTTACAGTCTTAGTCTCTCCAGTTGCACCAGTCATCATCATCATCTGCTTGTTGTTCTTTAAAACAATCGCGGCATAAGTCTGCTTCTTCAAGCATTGCCTCAAAATGTTCTTGTACATCTGCATCATCAGGGGTAGACTCTTGAGCCATGCCCATGATGACATCTCTGTCACAGTATCTACATAAATCATCTACTTGATTCCAGGGAGCATTAACATCATGCTCTGCTCCAGCTGGCAAATTGGAGTTGTCCATTTTCAATCCAGGTTATTTTAGATTTATCATATTGATCTAGAGCTTGGATTACCCAAGTCTCATCCACAGTATCCTGATAGCATAGGATATGGATAGTAGCTTTCTCATCAGGATTAAGACGGAGTAATCTACCCAATCTTTGTGCTGACTTACACTCATTACCATATGCATGCATAATGATACCCTGCTTTAGGTTAGGGATATTCACACCCTCATTTAGTTGTAGTACACAGCTAAGCTTGTTTATCTCTCCAGATTTAAACTTACCAAGGTTAACTTCAGATAGTTTATTACCGCTATGGTAACTGTCATCACAAAGTTTATCTGCTTGATTTTGAGTATTAGCAAACAGAATTACCTTATCAGTGATTGAATCAAACAATCTCTTGGCATATCTTTCTTTACTAGGAAAACCCATCAGTGCTTTCATCCGCATAACACGAGTTATCTGCACATCTTTACCAGAGTTTGCATTAAGTAAACGCTCAGTCCAGTAATTGTAACTTGCTAACTCTGATGTAGGAAATCCACCACTCTTAGTCTTCTGCATAAAGTTCTTACGGTTATCCAACTTCAGCTTATGTACAATAATCTGATAGTCATTTAGAATACCATCTTGTACAGCATCATCAGTTACATACTCATATGCCATAGGGCAATACTTGTTGACCATCATACCTTTCTCAGAAGAAGCTACCTTAGGAGGAGTACCAGTCAGACCTACAATCTTACCAGTAAATCTTGATAACCAAGACTCGTGAGTAAAGAGTAGGTTGTGACACTCATCTAAGTATACAATGTCATAAGTTAAATCTTGTTTGTTTAAAGACAAGTAAGTAGTAAACTTAATGTGAGCAAGTAAATGATTAAGGTTAAACTTCTCTGCCTCATCTACCCATGACTTAAGAATAGAACGCTTAGGTGCTACAACTAATACACTTAGTGTCTCATCATAGTTCTGAAAGATATGCTGAAGACCTATGAGAGTTTTACCAACTCCCATAGATACAGCAATACCACAGCGATCACACCCTTCAATTGCTTTCAGAGCATCACTCTGTATTTCTTCTCTACTCATATTACCATTGACCTTGGTTAGTAACACAGAAGTTACTACCTACATAGGCACTCATCCACACACTCTGGTCAAAGCAGAATGATTTCCTGTTACCAGTACAGTCATTCTCAATCTCTAACCAATAGCATGTACCATTGATACCATCATTGAGGATTGTACCACAATTACATGGCTTATCTTCCTCCTTGTTACAGCTAACTAATCCAATAGCTAGCATCAAAATCATAATTAACTTCTTCATGCTGTTAGTTTTTTAATATAAAAATGTTTAGGGTAATCAGGTCCCACATACAAGAGGAGTAGTTCGCAGATGTAGTGGAGGCCTAATGTATTATGAGCATAGGTAGCACCAGGTAATCCTTTCTTAATACTCTCAAGTGTAAACCTTTCACTGTCCTCTAATGGTACAGCAGATATCTCAAAGGTTAGTACCTTATCATCTGTATCACCATAGATTCTGTAGATTAGTTTAGTGAGCTCAATGTCTATTATAAGATCACCGCTGTCCCCACGCCATGTAGGTTCAACTAGCCTTAGGTTATCAAACCCGTCTAGTGTTTCAAATTTTATAATCATGATTCTCTTGATTTACTAAAGTCTAATAGTTTTGCTTCTTTAGGATGTGTCTCAATCCAAGTGTGACAAGTTCTACATACAGCTAAGAACTCGGTATCATCTAGGAATAGAGTACCAGTTCTACCTTTCTTATGGTGTACATCACACGCATTGACAGAGCAATCGGGTAGGTGTGCTTCACAGAAAGGCTTTCTCTTTAAGAACTGTTCCCGTAGTACGGAATATGCAGCATTAAGTTTAACAATCTTGGAAGATTGAAGGCGCATAGGTTTCTTAGCTGTTGGTTTTTTAGTGCTTGATAAACCCTTAAATTGTTTAGTCCAGCATTGCTTACAAAACTTCTGCTTACCTTCTTTCTTCCAGATTGTTGTTACTTCACCGCATTCATCACACTTCTTCAGCTTGGCTTGTAACATTTGTAGACTGCATAATGATTATAGAATCACCGCCATAGGTAAGAGCAATATGACTACCCTCTCCTACATTAGTAATAACATTATCTTGTTTGGTTAGTTGCTTTAACATAACCTCTTCTGCTTCCGTTTCCGGAGTGAGAACAAGTCTTGTAGACCCGTTCATTATAAATGTGGTTTTCATTTTAGATATTAACTTTATTGAAACAATCTTTAACTTCAGAGTACAAGTCTAAATCCGCCTCTTCTATAAGTTCAATAACAGGATGAAGCTTCTCATGTATTTGATTACATAATTTATAATGCTCTGTCTCTGTCATCTTACTCATCTCCTCATCAGTTAGTGGTTGAGTAACCCTTATTTGACCGAAGTCTAGTATACTCATAACATCTTCAATGGACTTATGCTCAAAGATATCCTCATAGGTATCAATCCATCTGCGATTACTGAAGTAGATAAAGAGAATCTCACGGTTATCCAGTGTACTTAAATTCATACTGCTTCTTTTAATTGATAAAAATTACTTGGTAGTATCTTTTCTTTAATCAGTTTATCAATGATATGAGTTTTTGTTATACCCAATTCCTTGAATTCCACTGTGCTAATATAGCCAGGATCAGTATTACCTACAAACTTTTCTTTATAATCTTTGACAAGCGTACTATGCCAAAAGATCTTGGACAATAGAGTAGAAGTCCATTCATTTAACAGTTCTTGTTTCCAAGTGTTAAGCAAATCTTGGGCACGAGTGTGTACCTTTTGAATTCTCTTCTTCTTATCCCAATGCATTTTACTCAGTTCCTCCTCACCATATACAGAAAGACCAAACAGCGCACGCTTATACAGAAAATTCTGATAAGCATTGAAGGGGTCTTTCTCATACTCTATCTGTTTTTTACTAACCGTTTTACCATAACGCTGGTAATTACTCAGTCTACCTTCATAGACCACTTTTTGATAGGAACTCATTGGACTTTTGTGTTTTTATTTTTATACAAGAAAATTAATAAGATGCAAAAAGGGGGAACTTACTCCCCCTTGTTTACATCATGTGAATGTTACAATTAGCGGTGTATACTCTTATATAAAACTATACCTAATTGTAACACTGATTAAAGATTAAACGCTGATACAGTCTCGTCTGCAGAAAGCATAGCCTCACGGATAGTCTCCGTGTTGTTATGAGGTTTTAACTCATCACTTTCTGCCTCGTTAGTAGTGTAGAAACACTTACGGTAGATAGGTTGCCCATCTTGACAACATATGATACCACTCTTACCTGCAATTTTATAGTCCTTCTCAGGATTCTCAGTGTTGAATGGCTCTAAAGATTCTTTGATAACAATCTTACCAGACAACGCTTGACCCTTGAAGTAACCCAAAGATCTCAAGTCTTCAGACTTACCATACATCAAAGCACTTAATGTTTTCTTTGATACCCAACCACGGTCATCAACAACACCACGTACTTGTTCAACACGTACATAACCATACTCTGGATTGTTCTTAGATAAAGACACAACGGTTCCTTCTGCATTAGCAGTAACAATAACTTTGTTCATTTTAATAAAGTTGAAATTTAAATAGGTTGTTAGTAGAAAGCAGGAACAACCCTTACCTGCATTTAGTCCGGATCATTAAGATCCAAATCGGTCACATCAAATCCCTCATCATCAATAATGTCAGACCCAAAGTACTCATCATAGTACATCTCATGATACTCAACATCATCAATCTCTTCATCTTCAGCATCATAATCAGGACGCTCATGCTTACCTGAACCTTTAATTACTGAACCTTGAAATGGATTTGGTATGTGTTCACCAGCATTCATAGCAATAAGGGCTTGGATATCAGCATTTGTCATATCAAGTATGTCTGCTATATCCAAGTTAATTACTTTGCCATTTGGTAACTGGTAGTACATTTACATAGAGGTTACACAAATATAGATTGTATAACTAAAAAATGTTTAACATAAAACAGATAAGAAAAGATTTACTGCATTACATAGCTAAAGCTACAAGACTAATACCCAGTGCGATACCACCGAGTACTATACTGTACTTCAAACTTTTATGCAACCCTTCCAATTGCAGGAGTACATCGTCATGTTTAACCTGCAATTCTTTCTTATGTCTTTCATAGGTACCCATATACAACGGGCGTTTGTCTTGCTCACTCATACTCATTAGCTAAATAGTTTTGTCCAAAGTCTTTTAAAGAACCCTACTTTAGGAGTAGTTATAGGTTCCAATACAACTTTTCTTTTGCGAGGAACACGGTTTACTTTTAGCATGCTATCATGTTCCTTTCTCTTCTGTAAGAAAGTTTGATAACGCTCATCATGTATACGTATCCTTGCTTGCCAAGTCTTACCGTCTACAGATTTAAACACAATACCTGCATCACGCATTGCTATAAAATAAGTATGAGACAAACCTTCTTTATGTATTGCATCAGAAGGTAACACGCCTGCGTTAATACGCTTGCACACATTGAGCACACGCTCTTTTGAAATAGGAACTTTTGTCCTTGCCATATAGTTGAACTTAAATTGATTTAACTTAAACCCTAATAACAAAGCAGGAGTCATTACAACTCCCGCAATGTATCAGGTCTCTTCACCCTTAAACTTATATCCAATCAACCTGTACTAATGGAACAGGATCACCTAAAGAATTAACCTTATAGTTATCCTTGAACCACTGTTGTACATCAGGTCTTGCTAACCATTCTTCCACATAATCATGATGACAACGGTCAATATTCTTATTGAACTTACCATACAGTTGATTGACAACAAACTCATTCTTATCCCAATGCTTTTGAATACCTAGAGTAGCACGAGTATCTCTATCAGTAAACTTAAATACAAAGTAAGTCTTGTTAGATACAGCATCTGCATAGTTAGTAAATACACAGTGAGACATAGTTCTGCCTTCTATATATAACTCTTTGCTGTCTGTAATAAGTTCAAGACTTCCACTACTTGGTAACTCACCAGTATAATCATAGTCTTTCTTCTCAACAAACTCCTGCTCTATATCCATAATCTCTTTAGTCCAATCAGTATGAACTTCAGCAATACGGGACTTGGACCACTTGAAATCTATCTTGCGGTCAAGCATTTGAGCCTGCTTGATTAAGTCTAACATATCGTGACTCATATAATCTTTATCAGACATATATTCAATAGCATGATTAGGGTCCTTGGCTGCACTTAATATATCAGATAGACTTTGCAATCTCATACCTGGACGGGCATTACAATACTTCCACATAGTTTCTATGGAGATATTCATACCACGCATAGTAGGGTTAGCCTTGATGATACCCCTGATAAGATCTCTCGGGTTAGTAATCTTACCCAACAGCACCTTACTTAAGGTACTATTAGTAGTACTAATCTTTAAACCTTGAGGCACGCTATCAAACCATTCAGTCTTAAAATAGTTACACATATCAGTAACTATATTAGGCATCTGTATAATAGCCTGTTTACCAAACCACCATTTGAATTTCTTGGTAGCCTTGTCATAAGTACAGCCTGCTACACTATCTCTTTTGAGATATAATCCACCTGTCTTATTCCATTTAGGTGAACAGTTATTCACTGCCCAATATATATGAGTATCAGACTCTGCACGAGTCTCTTCTACCCATGAGTATAGACTACCTTTAAAGAAATTAAACCTTTGCTTATCAATAGGTTGTTGTTTCAAGTTAAGATAAGTATCTTTTTGTGGACCACAATTAGCAAGTATAGTAGTAATCATTTGAGTTGGTTTTTTAGTTGAAAAAGTATACCCCCTTGGACTTCGGGGGTATGTATATTTATGAAAAAAAACAGCAGCATGTCCTAGCTGGTAGGGTCAAAACCTTTAAACATATTAGTCAACATAGCACTTGCTACGGTCTTTGCTTTCTTCTTCACAGTAAGACCGTTGTCAAGGTTAGCATATGCATCTAATGTAGCAGCAAACTTACGCTGTGCTTCAATAAAAACTTTTTGAGCTTGTATATACTCATCAGTTGCCTGCTCTATCTCTTGATCCATAGCCATAGCCTGGAGTAGTTGTTCTTTTTCTTGCTCTTGTTCTTGATAATGAAATGATTGAGCAAGTTCTTGCTCGTCCATCATCTTCTGAAATTCTGGGGTGTTCTTTGTCTTACTCATTTGAGTTTAGCTATTTATAGGGTTAAAAAAATAAAAAAGGGACACTAATATAGCATCCCTTTTAAGATATATCACCATTAATCTAACTTGATACAACTGTATCTGTCAGAGTTAATAGTCTTTAGCATCACTGCTAATGGGTTCAATTCATCACCGCCTAATACAGACCTAATAATACTAGGACTATACCCGCTAACGAGTGCAGTGTTTGGTGTGTTAGCCTTCACAGGTACATTACCCAATCTACCATTGACATTCCAAAAGATTATACCTGGCATCTCATAGCCCCATTGTGCATACGCAGCCTTGATAATATCAAAGTTAGTACGCTTACCACAGGCTTGGTCAAACTCCATATCACTGATAATCAGTAACTTGGTTGGCATATCTTCTTGTGCTACCTTACCTGCAACCGCACGGTCTAGTAACACATTGAATGTTTTGATTAGATCTGTATTCATACCCCAATTTGCTCTACCAAGATTGAATACTTTCTCTGAAAGAGTATTACCTTCTATCTTGTGAAACTCTGGAGACTCACTGAATGTCAATACTAAATCCTTGAAAGGACCTTCATTGCGTTCAGAGATATACAAACCTAACCCAATGGAAACTTCCATAGGTTGTCCCATCATACTACCTGATACATCACAGACAGGTAAGATACGCTCATTGCATCCTTCCATAAAGTTAGGTAATGATTTCCACATAGCATCATATGCATTTGCGTTAAAGCCATCAACCGTAACCTTGTGAACTAAATCACTTGGGAATAGTACTGAAGCGTTCATCTTCTCCTTACCTTCCATAACATCGCTAATATAAGAGGCGTATCTTATACCATCGTGTTTATGAAATGCCTGTACATATCTCTTACCTGCAACAGATGGAACTGTACTATACTGAATAGTTTCCCATTCATTAGCACACATCTTTTGCTCAACGGTATTAGACATAGAGGTTAGCATTCTGCGGAAAGAACCTGCACTGATACCCATATACTTATGCATACCTACAAACCATTCACCCTTACGAGGGAACCATTTGGCTAATAGATTAGCATTAGCATTCTCTTTTAGTTGAATGCTCAACCAATTAAGAGTATCATCACTCGGTCTTTCAATGATGAAGATGTCTTTCCAATAACCAAACATAGGAATATGTATAGCAACCTGCTCATACACTTCAGGGTCTGATACTAAAAGACTTCTCATTATTACTTGGAAGAAACGCTTCTCACCTGCACCACCACGTGCATCACGTGCCCAAAATAGAATCTTAAGAGCAGTAAGTTTATCTTCACGATAAGCCTTGATAAATGCTTTTAAGATATCTTCTTCAGACATAAAACGACTCGCACCTGCTATGAAAAACAGGTCAAGACAATACAAACCTGCAGTACTATGAGTAATAGCACCGTTATTAGTAAGACTGTCATTAGAAAACATTGCATTGGTAAAGTTATCCATTGCTTTAAAGGTTTTAAGTTAAACAAGTTTGAGATTGGCAGGCCACTAGTATTACTACTAGGCTTTACACATACTACAGAATGATGAGAGCCTTAACAGTATACTGTTGTGGCCTACCTTTCTCACTGACAGGGTTCTACCCTATCGGTTAGCATTGTATTATTAGTTTACAGTGCTGAATCATTCTTTAATGTGCGGGGTAATGTCCTTATGTTAAACAGAATAGTTGTTTAACCTTATTATAATTGTAGTTTTAATAGTGCTGGACTATTCTTCTATAACATAAGGACAAGGGGTTGTAAAGATACAGAATGCATTTTGTACTTAACCATAGTAATTTATAGTGCGGTTAACATTCTTCACTTTACAAGACTACTTGAGTTCACCTGCGTAACAAAGGTTATCATCATACATAAAGACACCTGTCTCTATATAAGATAACACTTCACCTTCACAAGCGTACTCAATAACAGAACTCTCGGTGGTATGTATAGTATACAATCCATCTACATTCTCAACCTTACCAGTTAAGAGATATAAAAACAAGATTAGTTTACTCATAACATATCAAGTATCGGTAACTCATCATCTTCATCACTAACAACCTTGCGGTAGTTATCATCATCACACATAAGAGCATAAACAGAGTAGAAGTCTCTCTTATCATAAGAAGAGTATACTATTAGTTTAGTAGGAAGGTGTAAGAGTAGGTAAGTTATCATTTTGCTATGTTTAAATGATTCTTTATTTAATAGTGAGTTAAGCATATAGTACTGTTGATATGCAAGAGATGTTAGTGGTGCTGTCACACACACTAACACTCTCACAATCAATCAGTTAGCTACTTAAAACCCATTAAGATTAGCGTTCTCACCCTCATTAACTACCACACCTGCACCTGCCTTGCTATTACCAAACAAGTTCAAGTGTTGAACCGCTTGATTAGCAATTGCACCTGCTAATAGTGGGTATTTCTTGGCAATAGCCATAGCATTCTGCATCTGACTATTGTCTTGAATGAAGTTACCCTTAACAGTTTGAATAAGTTCTATCTTATTCCCAATGTTAGCGTCTACCCAAATTAACGGACACTCTACCATTTGTCCATTAACTTCCTGAATGTCAACCACTTGACCTGCATACTTACCCTTAAAGGTCTTGTACTTTGCTACTTCATCTGCTGTAGCATTATCCACACGGTATACTACCGTCCAATTCCCATTCTTACTTGTGTAACCTGGGTTAACTAAAACTGCTTGGAATGTTTTTCTTTCCATTTTACTTGTTTTTTGTTTGTTTAACTTATTGATTTTAAATGTATTAGGCACACATAATATGCCCAATGGCGTAAGGAGAAGGCACGGGTAATCAGGGAGGGAAGGAGGCAGATAGGAGAGTAGTTAGGAATACAAGTTTGTAAAACTGTTAATGTGTTCATTTTTAACTTGTTAGTGTTTATCCACCCGCAGAGTAGTAGTGAGTTAGGAATACAAGAATGGAGTAGTTACCCGATCTGTTCACCTATACCTTTTAGTCCTACATATCTTTATCTTGTGTTATACACACAAATGCGTAAGGAGGGTAATCAAGGAAGGAGAGGGTGCTATATATCTCTCGTTTAAAAAGCAAAAACCCCACGCACCGTTAGGCACGCAGGGTTTCAGGTTAGAAGTCAGTCACAGGAATGTTCTCGTCAGCACTTACAGTCACAGTCTTATACTGCGCTTCATACTGTTTCTTTGCATCATCTTTCAAGGACTGCATATCAACCTTGGCAATTGCAGGAAACTGCTCAACAAGGCTATTGAGAATCTGCTTCTCTGATTGCCCGTGATACCACGAGAATTTACCCGTTTTAGCGTTTGCTTTACTTGCACGCTTAACAGGAAGTTCTGCACCAATATTGGCGTCAACAGAATAGCACGGTGAACCGTCTCTATTGGACTCAACATAGTACACGCCTTTGTCTGCTTTGTACACGGCTTTCTCTTGGTCAGACATACCGATGATACGGTAGTAGTGTCTGTCAACAGTGGTGTTGTCTTCATTGCGTACAGTACGCACATTGTCATAAATTGCTCTGAATGTTTTCATTGCGTTTAAGGGTTTAAGTAAATAATGATTAGAAAAAGTAAGGAGTTTCACAGAGTAGGAAAACAAGTATCGTGTAGCACAACCCCAATGTGTAGGTTATGTGTGAGGTGGCACAGAATACTTGTTAAGAATAGTAAGGAGTTTCACTCGGTGGGAAGAGGAAAAGAACAGAGCACCCACATTGGGGCACCCTGTCTTTGTGTTAGTAACGAGTTACATATAATCCAATGATGGCATATCAGCAACAGCATCCGCAGATGACTGTCTCGCAAGTTTGCTTGCTTCCATCAATTGAACTGATAAGAACTCGGTGGTGATAATCTCCTTGAATTTCTCAAGGCTATGCTCACCATATTCACCATATGCTACCGAATGTAAGGCTTGTGCTACATGCTCTGCCTTTGCTCTGATACCAATGGTGTTAGGTGTGAAACTGTTTAACAGTTCCTTTAATAATGCAGAATCAATTGATACTGCTTCTCTGCCCGCGCAGGCTAAGATTGGTTGTTCTTGTTTCATAAGAGATTTAAGTTAAAGAAAGTAAGGAGTTTCATTGAGTGAGAAAAGAGTGAGCCCGAAGGCCCTACTCTTATTTCTTCTTGCTTGGTCTGCCACGCTTGATGGGTGCAGGTTCAGGAACAGGTGGTTGCAATGATGCAAGCAAGCGCTCCAATTCAGCAAGTGTACTACGCAGTGTTGCAAGTCCTGCACAAGTTTGCTCAATGGTATAGTCCCCGCTATTATCACCTAAAACTTTAGCAAGCAATGCTCGTTCAGATTCAGCAATACGGGTTTTACGCCATTCAATTTTCATCTTTAGTGTGTCAACAGCAGTCTCACACAATTGGTCTAATACATTTTTCATAAGAGTTATAATTAGTTAAAGTAAGGAGTTTCATTAGATTGGAACATAGCCCCCTGTTACGGAGGCTATGCTATCAGTTTGACAATTCTGCACTGTCAAGTTCTGCTTGAATTTCATCGGTTACAGGCAGTGTAAATACTATATGCCCTGAGCATACTTGCATCTGACCGTCTTTAACATAGAACCCAATACCTGAAGTGCACGGGTGTCCATCAGGTTGAACTAACATAACAGTACAAGAATAATGGTCCCAACCTACGAACTCTGTATCAAAGAAGATTGTACCTTCCCTGTAGACTGTCTTGCGTAGTGGTCTAACTTCACCTGTTGGTTTTTCACCATAGTTGTCTGACCCTTGTTTGAATGCATTGATTGCAATTTCTGATAAGTTTTTCATAAGAATTATTATTAAGTATAGTAAGGAGTTTAACAGATTGGAAATAAGGGTTTCCCCCTATCTCCATGTTGGGTGTGAGTATGGCATGTCTCTGCTCTGCTTCTTGTCAAAGCTTGGACAAGGATTAGGACGTACAACTGTACGTGTCTGACAAGAGGACAAGAATGCCACAAATAGAATGGTTGCACAGTATAGCAACACATAAGCAGTTGATTTCTTCATAGTTGTATTATTAGTTATAGTAAGGAGTTTTAAATAAAAGAAAAAGGAGGTTATTCACCCTCCTTTTTCATAACACATAGGTTGAACAGCACCTTTCTTTCATCAAGAACATGCATTTCAAACTTCTTGAGATGACCTGTTGTCAACCAAGTGTTTATCTTCTGTTGCATCTTTGGCAGTAAGCCAACATCAACAATTTCAAATTGGACTTTGTACTTCATATTTGCATTAAGGAAAGTAAGGAGTTTATGGTGCGTGAAGGAAGAGAGGTGATAGTAAAAAATACAAACCTATCACCCCTACACAAAAACAAAACAGGTCTTTAGACCTGCTCTGTTATCTCTCTCCACGTATCATCCTTCCTCACAACCTTAAAGGTCACAGTATCATCATCATTAACCCGAAGGTCTCTAATGAAGTCTTGAGGGTACCGTTTCTTCAGTACCCTCAAGATAGTCTTAACGCTCTTCATTTACACTCAAGTAAACTACATAAGCAGTAGCAATCCAACATAATACACCAAGTATAATCCCGAGGAGTCTTCCATCCTCTGATACATTTGACATTGATGCTGATAGAATCACTAAAGCAAGTGAGTCAAGGTTGGCTATAATAGCCACAATTAATCCGAGTCTTTTCATTTTGTTTATTATTAAATAAAGTAAGGAGTTTATGATAAAGAGTTTAAAAGGGGCAGAGCCCCTCTCATCAATCAATGTCTTCTTTTGTTAGTGCATCAAGAATGATTGCTATCTTCTTTGAATGATGCCTAACATCAAGCATTAGGTCATCACGCTTATTGTTTAAAGCGTCTATCATACCTTGGAAGTAAGACTTGTCCTCGTCTCTTGCTACAGCTTGAGCACGGTTTAACTGCATCAACTCAATGGTGATGTCATCAATAATTTCAATTGAAGTTTTCATAATGTATTTATTAATTAAAGTAAGGAGTTAACTATACAAGAGATGAACCCCCTAGAAAGGGAGCTCATCATCAGTGATAACAGGTTGTGGCTCATATATGACTTGCGTCAATGAGCTTGCACAACCGTGACAATAGCGGTCATAGCCCTCAAGGCTATACGCTACAGCAACAGGTGTACCGTCTGGACCGTCTATTGGCTCCATGCCAACAATAGGTTCAGTGTCACTTGAACAGCCTAAGCATTTGCCACCGCTGTTCATAACTTGCTGTTCATGTGTCAGCTCACAAGTAAATGGATTGTTCATATATATATTTAATAACAGTAAGGAGTTTGATACATATAGTCTTGCCTCGCTCGCTCCCTCCTGTCACATACATAGAGTCTTGGTCTCTGCACAGTCACAGTCACAGCATAGGCTAACCCATCCAAGCACAGCAAGAACTTTTCTACCAGTAATATTTTTTGCAATCATGTCTATACATAGAGATATCTCTTGCAGAACAACAGGGGGGTGACCCCTTTGGAAAGTTTTGCCGGGGTTGTAATATATAACACCCCACACTCTCCCTCCTACATTATAAATCCCAAACACCATCCCTCCTGTTAGCCATCTATAGGGGGTGTCCCCACATAACCTTAGTACCGGGGGTAGGCGAATCTCTTAGATGCCCCTGGGGATAGGTTGTCCCTAGGTAGATATGTCCAGTTTTTTGCGCAATAAACTTGACATTCTTATATGTACCTGCATATAGATAAGGGGTGATACGGTAATACTATATGTATCTGCATGTAAAATCTGGAAAAATTCATGCAGTAACTCGGGAAACTTCCGAGTTTGTCCATGTTTTGTTACGGAGTTTGGCAAATATTTTCCACTAAGCCATAGGGGGTTGGGGATTATTTTCCACTAAAACCCTGATTCTGTTGAGTATTTTCCACAATGCTTGTCGCAAGTATAGTAGATATTTGCGTCACAAATTTAGCATATATATGTGACAGATGTTATAAACCACATCTAACTAATACCCTTCAGGGTACGGAGTATATTCTCCATGCAGGATAACATCCCTTACAGGGTATAAAAATGAGGTTTTTTGTTTCTTATAAACCACATTATAGTATGGTATACTATACATTATCCAGGAAAACTGGGGTTAATGACTAATAAAACATACTTTAGTGTGGTAACAATTTTACCCTAAATTTGTTACAAGCTAGTTGTTTCTGCCTAGAGCTTGAATACGGAAGTGAGTCTTCTCTTGCTCTGCTGCCATGATAGCCATGATACCACGGAGTTCCTCATAAGTAAGTTCTATTACCAACTCTTCCTCACTATCAAGCACTTGTATTACTCGCGGGTCTATATAGATGTTAGCCTCAATCTGTTCATCAGAATGAGGGACCTGATATGTACCTGCTTTGATATAGGTTGCCATAGTTATGATACTACTCCGTCAACAATCATCTTATTATCTACAGAGAAAGAACCGTCCTTCTCTACTTTAACTACTGCAAATCCGTGCACCCAGTCTGAGTGACCTTTCATATACTCGGGGTATAGCTCACATAAGCAACCCATTGTCCAAGCACCTTGTATCTTGTTGTTGATGTCACGTGTAACAAACTCTGACTTTCTATGGAAGTGCCCACAGATAGTACTAGCTTTTGCTTTTAGGTATAAGTTCCTAGCTGGGTTTACTGTACCACCGCCTAAGTACTCGTGACCATGTATAATGTTTAAGTTACCTGCTTTAATAGTAGCATCTGAATCTATGAGCTCTATCTGATTCTCTCCAAAACGTAGTAACATCTTTAACTCAAACTCATCCATCCCAATCCACTCTGGTGCTTTGATTCTTAACCACTTCTCTAGACGCTCTTCATGGTTACCAATCTTATAATAGATTCTAGCTTTTGGGAATGCTGTGCGTAATGCTTTCATAAACCATCTACCTTGCTCAAGTTCCACCATCATCTTAGGTTTAGAAGGGTCCTTGTCAAACCGTGACAACTGGTAGAAGTCTAGAATATCACCGTCAAGAAGTACCGTATTAACTTGTTCTTGTATTCCGTATTGGATAGCCGCACCCAGAGCTTCTTCATCATGATAAGGAAAGTGTATATCAGAAAGAACAAGAATATGATTAGCATCATCTGGTAATGTAAAGTCATTAGGTCCAGACTTGTATGATTTGGGTATATCATTGAATGGTGCATAATTATATGTTATGGGTCTTTGTAGTTCTGGATCTACATTCTTTCTAGTCTCTTTACCACCTAGTCCCGCATGACGCTTAAGTAGTGAACGCGCGTGATCTACACTGTTAAAGTGCAGGTCATTTTCAGCGTACATGAGTTTAGCAATTGTGAGGATTGGAAGGTTAGGGTACTTCTTAAGATACTTTTTAGCAAGTTTACCAGTAGAGCTTATCTTATTCATAAGATGTGTATATCTTATACAAGATTAAGAAAAATATTTTAATAATCAGCACTTTACCTAAAAAATTTTATATCTTTATCATATGAGAAACAGTTTAGCTGGAAAATCTACAGGTAAGTCCACATCTGCTAAGTACTTTGCTACTAACCCAGAAGCTCGTGCTAAGAAGAATGCCTATAACAAAGAGTATCACAGCACGCCTGAGAGAAACAAGTACAGAGCTAAACTGAATATGGCTAACAGAGCTGCTGGAACTTACGGTAATGGAGATGGTAAAGATGCTTCTCATACTAAGGGTGGTAAACTAGTTAAAGAAACTAAGTCTACCAACAGAGCACGTAACGGAAAAGGAAATAATAAAAAACTTAAGTAATGGCACAACCACCTAATAACTTTTTTGCGGAGAATATATTTACCATACCTAGTCCAGGTGAAATTAATGGTACGGGTGGCGCCATAGAAATACCTGGTATAAGAGTAGGTGCTCACAAAGGTCAAGCAATAGGAACTTTGGATTTTTATCAAACAGATACTTGGAAGTCTTTGAATCCAAAAGTATTTTTGTTTATGCCTAAGAGACGTAGAAGACAAAGATCTGAGCCAGGAGATCCTAGTTATCTAAGTCCTCGTCCGTCACGTATGGTTCATCCTACTCATTTAGCAGGAAGTAATGTTAAATGGTGGGGAGGAATAAATAGATTTAGTGGAAATTTTGGAGCTGACGGTAATGCTATTATCCTTAGACATACAGAGTTTGTTTTACCTACAACTATACCATATACTTGGTTTAATTTAAATGATATGGGGTTAGATCCATATGAATGGTGTACGTATGTGGATCTAGATACTGGATTCAAAAGACAGACAACAAGTGCAGATTTTCCTGTACCTGATACTAATTTAGGATCTCGGGAGGATCCTAGTGATAATTATTATGTGTCTTTAGGTAGAAAAGAAATATATACAGATCCGTTACGGATTAAATTTTCTAGCCAAAAGAAAAAGTTTAAGTTTGCAATAGTTATTGATAATCCTAATGCTACAGTTGAGAGACCTTATTTAATAGGACCTATGAGCGATAGTATAGTACTAAGATTTCGTGATACAGGACTTAGTGATGCAGGACGTAGCTTCTTTGATTTAGCATTTACACCAGATCATATAAGTAGAGTAATATCATAATGCGTATATAGAGGGAACAACCTAAGAAATATCTCCCTACGGGGAGACTTACAAGAGCTGCCACCCTACGGGGTCGCTTTAAAGAGGGTGTTCCCTCTATATCTCGCATTTAAATTTTGAAGTTATAGAAGTTATTCTTATATTATAGTATATACTAATCCATTAATCTAATCTAATCATGGACATTCTAAACTGGCTTTATCTTGCCAAAAACAAATTTGTACGTACTTCTATTAGTAACCCTAGTGACTTAATGATCTTTGGTGCTAAAGTAGGATTCAATAAGCGCGGAGATCTTTATCAGAACTACGCTATGGAAATTAATGACTTTGCTGCTACTTTACCTGCTGGCCCAACCGGTCCTCAGGGAGTTGCTGGTGTAGCTGGTCCACAAGGTCCCCTAGGTCCTGTGGGTCCTGCTGGATTAAACTGGCAAGGCGCATGGTCTGCTGCAGCATCTTATGTTGTAGATGACGCTGTGGGTTATGCAGGAGCATCATGGTTCTGTATAGATCCTGTAGGTCCATCTGCCACACCTCCTAATGCTGACCCTACTAACTGGGCATTACTTGCAGCACAAGGTGCAACAGGAGCTACTGGTGCTACTGGATTACAAGGTCCAACTGGTCCTGCGGGTCCAAGTAACGCATTATCTATTGGTACTGTAACTACATTATCTGCAGGTTCTAGCGCTACTGCAACTCTTACGGGAAGTTCGCCTGTTCAAGTTTTAAACTTAGGTATTCCTCAAGGTGCAGCCGGTGGAGCAGGTGCATATCAAAGATATGTTGCTCTTGTTTCTCAGTCTGGTGTAAGTAACCCTACAAGTGTAATAAAAGAAAATACTACATCTTTTCCGTTTCCAACTTGGCAGTATTTTACGGATGGTGTTTATTACATATTGGGGCTAACTACTATAGCTACAAGTAGAATTGTTATTTTCTTTACTAAAGATGGTAACACTGCTGGTTATGCAACAGCACACTGGGATGGTGGAACAGTTATACTTAAAACCTATAACACATCAGGTGTATTAACTAACGGTTTGTTAAGTAATTCATCTATAGAACTTCGCATTTACCCATCTTAATACACTAATATGGATATCCTTAACTGGCTTCGCATAAAGAGGGAGAACTTAATCAGATCCACACTAGATAGTCCAAAAGACTTACTAGTGTTGGGTGCTGATGTATCCTACCAAAAGCGTGGAGATAAGTATCAATCTTATGCAATGCCTTCTACAGACTTTGCATTAGCAATAGGTGTTAACCCACAGTTTATTGGTACTACTGATGGTACTATCGTAACAGGTGTTACTACAGCAACTAAATCTACAAGTCTACTCATACCTGCTAACACAGTAAAAGCAGGAGATAGCATATTTGTAAGAACTCGTTGTAGAAAAACTGGTACAGCTGGAACAGCAGCCCAATACGTAAGTGTAAACACATCAGATGCTGTAGGTGGTAGTGGTATTGCTATTGCTGCTTTAGGTGCTAATGCGGCATTTGCTCAATTATCAAGAACCCTTGTTGTGAAGTCAAGTACTTCTACTGAGGTATTTCCTTACAATACCGGTGGCTTTGATGATGACTCTGTTTCTACTACAGCAGTTTCTACATATAACATAAACTGGACAGTAGATCAGTACTTTATATTCTATACACAAAATGTTAGTGCAGCTGATTCAAGTGTAGTAAGTTACTATGAGGTAACTATACAAAAAGGATAATTATAATAATTAAAAAAGATAAAACATGGACATTTTAAACTGGGTATACTTACTCAAAAACAGACTAATAAAAAAAGAAGTACAAGATCCTGCACAAGATCTTGTTATTCTAGGTAGCAATGTATCATTCGCTAAACGCGGAGATAAATACCAGTCATATGGTATGACTGTAGAAGACTTTGCAAAAGCTATAGGTGGTCTTCAAGGTGAATCATACATCTTTGTAACAGGAAATAGCGATGATCCTACTGTAAACGGTGCAGAACTTAAAGCAGCATATGATGTAGCATTAGCTTCAACACCTTATGGTAATCCTAGAGGTCAGGGTAATGAATTTAGTGTAATCATAGGCCCGGGTACTTATGACATGCGCGCTTATAATGCTACCTATGGATGGGAACTTACGGGCGATTACATTAACATGATTTCTCTAACAGGAGAGCCAGATGTTGTTATTAGCACATTTTCAGTTGGTGGTAATTACGGTACTTATAAGGGACTGAATACACAAAGTGCACCATCAGTAGGTCTTGGTAACTATGGTCAAATATTATTAGGAAGTGATACTAACTATAATGTTACCGCTTATTTTGAAAACTGTCTAGCAGGTGATTATTCATTTGGTGCAGCTATTACTATATCTGGATCATTTAAAAACTGCGTAGCGGGTTTTTTATCATTTGGGTGTGCTATGGAAACAGGTTTTTTACCTCCAAATGTTATTTTGCCACCGCAAAATCCTATTATTTTATCAGGAACTTTTCCTTTAATTATTCAGGGTAATTTTGAAAACTGTACAGCGAACGCCTTTTCATTTGGTAGTGTATCATCACCTAATAATATTGATGTTTATATACAATCGAGTACATTTAGAAATTGTACAGCTGGCGCTACCTCATTTGGTGCCGTCACTAGAACTTGTATTATATTTGATACTATTTTTACAGATTGTAGTACTATTAACGGAAATAGCTCTTTTTGCACATCAAGTAATAATAATGGCACAGGTACCGTTAGTATAAACACGCGAAGTGTATTTACCAATTGTAAAACTAGAGGTTTTGGTTTTACTCCCGGTCAATCATTTGGTTATATAAGTGGTGCTGCCGGAACAGGTACATTTTCTCTACAGGGTACATTTATTAATTGCTCAGCAGGAAATCAGTCTTTTGGGTCTACAGTTGGCAGTGGAAGTCTCACTGGTATATTTACTAACTGTGAAGCAGGTGATGAAAGTTTTGGATTTAATCCTTTCAGTCTTGCTGGTACAAATACTGCTGGTATATTTACTAACTGTAGAGCAGGACAAAGATGTTTTGGTTCATTTGCATCAGGTATTTTTACAAATTGCACATCGGGTAAACCTGGTTTTTTAGGAGGTGTAGCATTTGGAGTTAGTTCTAGCGGTGCTAGTCAAGATGCTACAGGTACCTTTGTAAGTTGTATTTCTACAGGGAGAAATGCTTTTGGTTCTGTGTTTTTAGGTACTCCTAACGCCTCGGGTTCTTTTTATAATTGTGTATCCGATGCTGATTCTTTTGGTAATATGGATGTGTCAGCAACATCTAATCTTACAGGTAAAGCCTTATATTGCCATAAAACCAATGGTAGTTTTTATACAACACCAGGACCCGTGGCTAAAGCAGTTCTTTGTATTAACTCAGGATTAACAGTTCAAACTATATAATTATGAAAACATTTACATCTAGAATAGAAGGTCAATGGACTACCCCTAATACTTATGCTTACACTGAAGCAGAGTTAGAATTATTAAAATCTGAGAATCCTGAGGATGCTGCAGCAAAAGAAGCTTTATTAGAAACAGTAAAAGCTTTTATGCTTGCTAATCCTACTTTAGTTGCAACAGCAGAGGAAACAGTATCATTAGATTCTGTATATGCTCAACATAAACCAGAAGTTAAAGAAGGAGAATTCTACAAGCTTATTGCAGTTGATGCTATTGTAACAGAGGAGGAAACAACAGGTATTATTAACTATAGAATAGGTTCTTCAGAAGCTGAAATAGGTAATCACTATCAAATAAGATTTTAATTATGGCACTAGGAAACGGAAACCCAAAAGAAGGAGATAAAGGCTCTAACTTTAACTACGAGTTAAAAGTATTACAAGGACTTCAGTGTACTTGTGATCAACTTAAAAATATTGATGCTAATACCGATGATGTAGAATTTTTACTTTCATCAATACTTACTACACTTCAAGCTAGTACAGAGTATGAAGCTAAGTTTGTAGTAGATACCTGCAATGATGATACAGTATACTTAGAGGTAAGGGTATGGAATCCTGATACATCTGATTGGGGTCCAATTACATATTATCTACCAGACAGTGCAACACCTGTGGTTCCTCCAGGGGCAGGTACCCCGGGATGTTTAGTATATACAGATCCTTCTGGTGCATTAGCACTTATATATGGAGCTATTAAAGAGGGTAATGTTATTCTTGATAGTATTCAAACTAGCGTTGAGCTTATAGATGATTGCGTAGGAACAGATGGGACTGCTGCACCTCCAAAATCTTTTGTTATAGCGGGTGTTACAGCAGGAGGGATTCAGCAAACTATTGATGTGGGTTCAAATGGACATGTTCATATCTCAGATGGTGGAGGTTCATTAACAGTAGATGGAGGAACAGGTGTTCAAAGAACTCCTACTTTCCTAAGACCTGCGGGATTATCTGGTACTATACCAGCAGGTAGATACTCTATGTCATTTGCTAATGTAGGAACTATTAACGCAACAGTTGGTGGTATTATATTAAAGCCAGGTGAAACAATAAGCTTTGACGCAGGAGCTATTAATAATACTTTAGGTTCTGTATCTTACAATGCTACAGGAGCAGGTGGAGAGTTATTAATTATCTCAATTGCGTAATTATGGGGACGCAGATAACAACAGTATCTAAGTCCGTACCTACGGGGTTTAAGTATAATGTATCAGTTTGGTTTGGTGTTAATCCGTCACCTATACCTGCAGCAGGAGAGGCTATTTTTTTATATTATGATAATGGTGAAGGAGGTGCAGACTTTAGCGGAATGGTTATAAGCAGAACCAATGCAGATGGTTATGCCATGTCTGATTTTTTAAATACTGTAAACGGTCAACCTATTAGTATATTTACAGCATCGGGTACTTACTTAATAATGCTAACTAGTGTAGTTAATACAGGCTATTTTTCAACATACGTCCTTTTTGGTGCAATGAGCTATGTAGGTATTGATGCTACTACATTAAATGGTACAACTTGTTATTTTAATTTTGAAACAAGTCAAAATGTACCTACCTATAACGGATACAGCATGGCTGGTAACTTAAATGGAACAACTATACCTGTAGGAACAAATTTTATAGGAATTGGTTCAAGTACTTCCAATACAACAGAAACAAATAGATCTGTACCCGTAACTCTTTCACAAGGTGCTTTACAAAATGTATATGTTAGAACAGCCGGTACAATGACAGGTTCAATGGCATTATCCTTAATGGTTAACGGTAATGCTTTACCCCCTGTTTATACGATACCAGCGGGCAGTGCAGCTGGAATATATACTTTTATATTTTTTGTACTTGTTACAAATGGTAGTAATATAAGTATAAGAGCTGTACAGTCTAACGCTACAAGTTCAGGTATTCTTACATTTGGTTGGATTGCTAGATAAATTTATAACAATGAAATACACATATTTACCAGTAGAAGGAACAACTCTTATGGAGTTAAAAACAGATAAGTTTATCTTTATGCTAGATTCTACAGAACTAGCGTATGATAAGATGCTTACAGATTTCCAGGATCCTATAAATATAGAAAGATTCATAGCTTTACTTGAAGAAGATTCTAGTACAGCATTTGCAATTTATAACCAAGTATAATTATGGCTACAAATATAAATTTTGTAGAAAAACTAGATGCTGGCTGTGATACTCAGGTTAGCTTTAACTTGCCCAAAACTTTATCACTGGGTACAGTAAAGAAGTCTCTTGATAATAACGGATTATCTGAAGCGGAAGGATGCTCGTACCTTGCTCTAAATAGATTAAATGAAACTGCTCTTTTAAATAAAGCATCTCTTGTAATTAACCCGTCTTCTTTCTCAGAGAATGCAGTATATGCGGATGTACCAGCTAATAGTACATTAGGGGATCTAGTATTCTCAAGAGCTACTGACGCGTGGCGTACTAACTCGCAAGGGTTAATACAGAGAACACCTTGGAATTTACTTAGATCTAGTGAGCAGTTTGATTTGCCCGCTTGGACTAAAAGCAGAACAAGTGTGTTGCCAAATACGGCAATTTCTCCTTATGGAGACTTAACAGCTACTACATTAATTGAAGATACAAGTAATGCAACGCATAGGGTTTTTCAAAGTCTTAGCAAGTCAAGTACTCCTATTCAATATACTTTTAGTTGCTATTTAAAAGCCAAAGAAAGAACATTTGCACAAATTAGAATTGCTGAAAATGGAGAATTAGATTCTGCAAGTGCCGTTATTAATTTATCTACAGGTCAATTAATAGGAACTTATGGCACATATTCAAATGTATCAGGAAGTGTAGTTAGTTTAAATAATGGTTGGTACAGATTATCTATAACAGCTACATCTGTAAATGCTTCAAGTATTACTTCTTTTATATTTCCTGCATTAAATGGAAATTTAACATCTCCGTCATATTTAGGTGATGGCACTTCAGGTATCTACATTTGGGGCGCTCAGTTAGTCGAAGGCTCATCAGCCTTGGAGTACTTTACTACTACAGATAGACAAGACGTACCGCGTATTGACTACTCTCTTGGAGGATGTCCTAATATATTACTTGAACCGCAGAGGACAAACTTAGCTTTATATAGTCAAGAGTTTGATAATGCAAGTTGGACTAAAGTAGATGCAACTATAACTGCTAATACAACTATCTCACCAAGTGGAGTTCAAGACGCAGATACAGTGTCCATAACAGGGAGTACAAGTAGAGTTATTGCTCCTAATACATTGTCTGCCGGTACTTATACTGTAAGTATATGGGTAAAGGTATTAAGTGGAAGTGGAACAACGAGATTTAATTTAACGCTTGACGGGGTAAATACAAGTTCTACTTTTATACCTACCACTGATTGGCAAAGATTTACCTACACATTTACCGCAGTAACTTCGGCTATACTTGTTGCATTTAGATCGCAAACATTTGTGGGAAATGTGGCTATTTGGGGCGCACAAATCGAAGCGGGTGCATATGCAACTACGTATATTCCAACTACTACCGCAAGTGTGACGAGGAATGCAGATGTAATTAATAGAACTAATGTCTTCACCAATAACTTAATTACCGCAAGCGGGGGGACTTGGTTTGTTGACTTTAGAAACAACGTGCCTATTCAATCGCAAGCAGCAGGAGATTTCTTTATGTTGAGCGAGTTCGGAAATTTCACAGGCGCATTTTTTAGATTTGCAACCGATGCTGCCTTTGCTTCAAGATTGAGACTAATAAAAAGAACAGGCGGAGTATCTACCAATATTTGGGATTCAACTACAACAAATCTAAAGGTGGCTATCAAATGGAACGGCACAACTGCTGACGTATTTGCAAACGGAGTTAAAGTTATATCAGCTACTGCATTTACTGAAACGGCTTTAAATTTTATTAACAATGGCGGGCAAGCTACAAAAGTATTCAACTCAATGATGTTGTTCCCTACCCCGCTATCAGACGCAGAATGTATTCAACTTACAACATTATGAACATATATAAATTAGTATTTGCAGATAAGACCGAGGCAATAGCAGAGCTATTAGCTAAAGGCATTTATGTAGAACAAGAGATTGACGGTGAAACAACCCTTATCTACGGAGAAGGAGTGCAAGCTATTGTTGAGATAGGTGTGCTATATGATGACCAAGAAGTACCACAACCTTTACCAGGATATTGTTACGATATTATGTGTGTACAAGACGTAGATTTTAGTATCTTTATAGTAGAGCCAGTTAATCCTAAACACGCGTTTGCTGGTTACTCTATAAAAGAAGAAACAATAGAAATTCAGCCATAAAAGAAATTAGAAATGGGATCAGCAGAAGCATGGATGTTTAGCACCAAAGATGTAATCTGGATAGCAATGACAATAGGATCAGGACTATCAGCATACTACGCTCTTAAGCAAGAGCTAGGTAAGTTAAAAGGTAAAGTAGACAAGCTTGGTGGAGATATGGTGTCTCTAGAAAGTGATCTTATGGCTAAAGAAACAAGTATCTATAATAGAATGGAAATACTAAAAGAAGATCAAAAAGCTGCTCACGAGAAGCTTGATCTAAAGATGGATAACCTTACTACGCATATGACTCAATTGAGTACTAACATTGCGGAGTTAACAGGATATATAAAAGCTAAGAGAGAAGAAGACGGTAAACGAGCTTAACTCTTATACAGTTAATATGATTTAGGTTAAGTACCTGGGTAAAAGTACCTGGGTATTTTTTTTATGTAAACGTTTGGAGTTTAAACTTTTTACTATACATTTGTTTAAACCTAAATAAGTTACATCATGGAAAACCAACAAGAAATGTCTAAAGAAGAGATGGCTGCAAGAAAAGCTAAACTCACCGAGTTCTACAAAGAGCAAATTCAGTTTCTTAAAACACAGTTAGAATATGAAACTCTTGTTGCAGACGTAGAGGACCAAAGAGCACGTGCCATATTTGCACAAGTGAAAGTAGGTCAGATGCTTGCAACACCACCAACACCACCAGAAGAACCTAATACTGAAGAATGATGGCTATAGTAAATCAGGTACGCAAAACTGTTAAGATGGACTTATGGAGTATAGTTAAGTTTCAACTTGCTGTACACTGTCATCTTAAAGATTTGAATGTATCAGATTTAGATCTCAATTGTGTTACTTTTTTAGCATTATCAGGAGAAACAGAGCTTACAGAGTTCTGTGAAAGTGCTACAAGGAACAGTATTTTTAGCAGTCCTCAGTCTGTTAGAAATGCTGTTACTAAGGCTGAGAAGAAGAACTTGTTAAAGAAGAATGGTAGAAATCGTAAGACAATACAATTGAATCCAGATCTAAACATTCAGATACAAGGTAATATATTGCTAGACTATAAATTTGTAAGAGTTGAGACCCAAGAAAGTAACAGAGCTGTTGAAACAGTACAGCAAGAAGCATAAGGACCCTACACTTACAGAAGATATTATAGTCTTCTATTGGGAAACTCTCAGGAAGCTTATGAGTAATAAAGAGCATTTTAACTTTGCTTTGAAAGGGCTCGGTAACTTTAGAGTCAATGAGAGAAAGCTCAATAGCCTACTAACCAAGAGTCATATCCATCTCAAAAGTTTAAACCCTAAAGAGTTTAAATCTTTTGCCAAGTATGATAACGTTAAAGAGAATCATGACAAGCTAGCTAAACTTAAAGACATGATTGTTCAGGAAAACAGAAAAGGTATAACACTAAAAGTAAATAGAGTCAATGCTCAAAAAAATCAAGAAAATCTGGGAGAATAAGTGGCTAATCCTTGAGGGGATGTTTAACTACTATTTCACACGTAAGAAGATTGAGAAGGTGGCAAGTTACAGAAATGATATATGTAGCACATGTCCTCTCATTGATCTTAAGGGTGATAAGTGTGAGATGCCCGGGACTCAACCTTGTTGTGGTGACTGTGGTTGCTCTCTTAAGTATAAGACTTACAGCATGTCATCAGCATGCCCGCAGGGTAGATGGTTTGCTGTAATGACTGAAGAAGAGGAAGATGATTTAAACGCTAAACTAGAAAACCATGGCGATAGTATTTAAACCAGAAACACATAGTTATACCAGCATTGATCCTAATGAGAACATCTCATGGGTTAGTGTAACAGGTATCATATCTAAATTCAAAAAGCCTTTTGATGCAGATCTTGTAGCTGAGAAGTCTATTAAGAACAAAAAGAGTAAGTGGTACGGGATGAAGGTTGAGGATGTTAAAGAAGCTTGGAAGAATGAGTCCCAGAAAGCTGTTAATCTAGGTACATGGTATCATGCACAGAGAGAATCAGCTTTTACATCTTGTGATACTATAGAGAAAGACGGATGCTCAGTACAAATTTTTAAACCTATAGAATCTGACGGAATTAAAAAAGCACCAGATCAAAAATTACAAGAGGGTATATATCCGGAGCATATGATGTATCTTAAGAGTGCAGGGGTATGTGGTCAAGCAGATAGGGTAGAAGTGATAAAAAGTACAGTAAATATTTATGATTACAAGACTAATAAAGAAATTAAGACTGAGTCTTATGTTAATTGGGAGGGACTTAGTGATAGAATGCTTCCTCCACTCGGTCATTTGGATGATTGTAATCTTAACCATTATGCATTACAGTTAAGTTTCTACATGTATATGCTTCTTAAGCATAACCCTAAACTTAAACCAGGTAAGATGATCATTGAGCATATACTGTTTGAAGAAGCTGGTAAAGATGCTTATGATAACCGCGTTGTGTTATATGATGAATTTGGTGAGCCTGTAGTAAATAAGATAGTAGAGTATGAAGTACCCTATCTTAAGAATGAAGTAATAAGTATAATAAACATATTAAAAGATAATGTCTAAACTAAACAGTAATATCAACCTTTTTAAATGCTATGTAAGAGTTTCTCATTTTACAAAAAATGAGGCGGACCATGATACTTATCATCGGGCATATGCTTTTGCTATACAGTCATGTGCAGGTAAGATTTTAACTTTTCACATTATGACTGAGTATGGTATGCTCAGATCAAGAGTTCCTATATCGGAAATATTCATGCAGGTACCTAAGAATGATATTCCATTTCACTTCAAGCAGCTATGGGATTGTTTCTCAGAGAACGTAAGTGTCATTACTTATGACTACCTATGTGAGAAAAGATGTGAGGTTGTTCTTAAGGATGGATCTAAGATATGGGCTAATTATCTGACTACGGTAGACTGGTACAGTAATGACTACTCAGATGGACCTAGCGGACCTAGTGATTATAAATGCGGTCATATACTTATAGCTGATGATGGATACTTGTTATGTCAACCAAATAATAGAATCTATTGGAAGGATAGCAATTGGATTACCAAAGAGTTTCCTCTTGATACAAAAGATATAAAAGTAGATAGTGAATTACTTTCTGTAGAAACCATATCTGATAGATGGGTGAGTGAGGATTCTAATTCTTATTACTATAATATAAATACAGAAGTATAATGCTCCTAATAGAAACTTATATAGCTGAATCTCCAGGTATGGGGCTTGGCTTATTCTCTAAAAACTTAGTACCAAAAGATACTGTTATATGGAGATTTGTAGAAGGGTTTGATACAAAAGTTAATAAAGAAAAATATGAGTCTTTATCTGAACTTCAAAAAAAGTTTGTAGATGAGTATTTTTGGAAAGAGGGAGATTATCTATATTCTTCTTGTGATCATTCAGTTTTTCAAAACCATAGTAGTAATCCTAATTCTATAGGGAGAGGTGAAGATGAGATGATAGCTGCTAGGGATATTCAACCTAATGAAGAAATACTAGTAAGCTATAATACATTTGATGATGACTTTGACCTTTATAAAGACAAATTAATATGACTAAGCTATTTGATATAGAGAATAAGGTGCTTATACCAAGTGAGAGTTGCTATGCATTACCCACTTTAAGAAGGATTATGGATGAGTACCCTGAGAATTATCTTAAGGTGTACCAGTACTTATTTTACATGAGTTGTCCAAACCCAGATATAAATCCTTTCTTTCATATTGCTGAAGATGACAAAGAAGAGGTTATATTAGCAGAAATAGATGCAGACTTTAGTTCTGAGGATGACTTTATCCCGGGAGCATTAGAGTTCTGCAAGAAGTTATATGAGACACCAACATCCAGAGCTTACAATGGTATTAAGCAAATGCTTGACAGACTTGGTAGATATATGGAGACAACAAATATTACTGATGGTAGAGATGGTAATCTTACAGCTCTTGTTAATGCTGCTTCCAAGTATCAGCAAATTAGAGAAGCTTATAAAGGTGCCTATAAAGATCTTCAAGAAGAACAGGCAGGACGCGCGCGCGGGGGTGCAGGACTTGCATATGATCAAATGTAATCTTAACTAATATACAATGGCTACTGAAAACATTAAGAAGAATCCCCCAAAGGGAGATATAAAGTTTGCAATAACTTTATCTGAGGAGCAGAAGAGAGCTAAAGAATTAATTTTAGCAAAGCCTTATAACTTTATTATAGGGCAAGCAGGTAGTGGTAAAACACTATTGGCAGTACAGATAGCCTTAGACCTATACTTTAAACGTGAGGTCAACAAGATAATTATAACAAGACCTACTATATCTACTGAGGATAACGGATTCTTACCTGGATCAGAGAAAGAAAAGATGGAACCTTGGTTGGTACCTATTAAGTCTAATATAAAAAAGGTTTATGATAAGCCTGATATTATTGCTAAGTTAGAAGATTCAGAAGCTTTAGAGTTAGTATCTCTTACACATTTTAGAGGTAGAACCTTTGAGAATGCTGTATGTATAATTGACGAGTGTCAAAACCTAACCAAACCTCAATTACAAATGTGTTTAGGTAGATTGGGTAAAGGATCACTAATGATATTTACAGGAGATAATCATCAGATAGATCTTAAGTTTAAGAATGATTCTGCTATTCACGAGGTTCCTAAGTTAGAAAAATCTAAGTGGGTTAATAAACTAGTTCTTAAAGATAACCATAGACACGAGGCTCTTAATGAGGTCTTGAGACTTTTAAATGAATATTAATGCTGCAACAAACTGATATAGAAATTCCTACATGGGAGAATGGAGAGTGGTCAGTAACTACTTTTCCTACTCGTGATGATTTCAAAGAATTTGTTGAAAGTATCTTTAAAGAACCAGGTCAATATGAATTTGATGAGACTAGCAAAATGTTTAATGAACAAGCTAGACAATTCAATCAGTTTAGTTTTTACTGTAAAGCTCCTCAGGGAACTAAAGACTTTATTCAATACTGGAATGATCAGAAGAATAAATGCAGGGTAGGTGCTATCTATAAAAGTAATGGTAACGCTTGGTATATACCTCGTGACTATTACATGTGGTTAAACTTTCTACCTATCTTTAATAAGGAGATTCAAAAGTTTGGTTTTGCTGATGTCAGAGATGCTCAGTATCACTTAGCTCTATATGAATGTTTAGCAGAGTTGTCTTATAGACATGCTGCTATCTTAAAAAAACGTCAGATTGCATCATCATACTACCATGCGGGTAAGTTAATTAATCAGATATGGTTTGAGGAAGGGGTTACTCTCAAGATGGGTGCTAGTCTCAAAGACTATATCAATGAGAAAGGTACTTGGAAGTTCTTAAATGAATATGAAGCTTTCTTGAATCAACACACAGCTTGGTACCGCCCTATGAACCCTAATAAGGTTATGATGTGGCAGCAGAAAATTGAGACAACTACAGGTATTCAAAAACGTAAGTCTGAGATAGGACTTAAGGGTGTTATGCAGGGAATGTCATTTGAGAAAGATCCTACCAATGGTGTAGGGGGACCGTGTAAATACTTTTTCCATGAGGAAGCAGGGATTGCTCCTAAGATGGATACAACATTTGAGTACATCCGTCCTGCTATGAAATCCGGTTTCATGACTACAGGTATGTTCATTGCTGCTGGATCTGTGGGTGACTTGTCTCAGTGTGAGCCATTAAAGAAAATGATCACGAGACCTGATGCAAATGATATCTATAGTGTAGAATCTAACTTAATAGATGAAACAGGTGTTATAGGTAGAACAGGATTGTTTATTCCTGAGCAGTGGTCAATGCCTCCATACATTGATGAGTATGGTAACTCTAAAGTAGAAGAAGCATTACTAGCACTAGATGAGCAATTTGCCGATTGGAAAAAAGATCTTGATCCTCAAGAATATCAGCTCCGTATATCTCAGCACCCTAGAAATATTAAAGAAGCTTTTGATTATAGAACTGTATCTATGTTCCCTCAACATTTAGTTACAGCACAGCTTAGAAGAATTGAAGATAAGATGTACCCTTATGAGTATCTTGATATCTATAGAGGAACTGATGGACAGTCAGCTGTATCTACAACTAATAAGATACCTATATCAGAATTTCCTATTACAAAAAGTACAGAAGATAAGACAGGTTGTTTAGTAGTGTATGAGCGTCCAGTTAAGAACCCAGAGTTTGGAATGTACTATGCAAGTATTGACCCCGTGGGTGAAGGTAAGACAACTACGTCAGAATCTCTTTGCTCCATTTATGTATACAAAACTCCTGTGGAAGTTACTAAGAATGATGGAGAAAAGGTAGAGACATTTATAGAACATGATAAGATTGTAGCTGCATGGTGCGGACGTTTTGATGATATTAATAAGACACATGAGAGACTAGAGCTTATAATAGAGTGGTATAATGCATGGACCATTGTGGAAAATAACATTAGCCAGTTTATTAACTATATGATCTATAGAAAGAAACAGAAATATCTGGTACCGAGATCACAGATCTTATTCCTTAAAGACATAGGCGCCAATGCTAATGTATTTCAAGAGTATGGTTGGAGAAATACAGGTACCCTATTCAAGAGTCATATGGTAAGTTATGCTATTGACTTTCTTAAAGAAGAGTTACATCAAGAAGTAACAGAAGAAGGTAAAGTAGTTAAGACAACGTATGGTATAGAACGTATTCCGGACATCATGTTACTTAAAGAGATGATGGCTTATAGAGATGGAGTTAACGTGGATAGACTTGTATCATTTGCTGCTTTGGTAGCTTTTGCTAAAGTTCAACAGGCAAATAGAGGTTATAAAAAACGTTATGAGGAGACCGGAGCAGGAAAAAACTTGGATAACTCTAATAAATTCAGTAAATTAAATATGAGCCCCTTCCGTCACATTGGTGGAGGTGGTTCTGGCTTTAGTGGTATGAAAACACCACGATCACCATTTAAAAACTTCAGATAATATGCAGGTATATAATGCGATGCAATTAAAGAATGGGGCTAAGGGTGAGTACAACCGTATGGGTACTCTCAATCAGCCTGTTCAGTTTTTGCCAAAAAAGAAAAAAGATCAAGAGTGGGCTGCTTGGAACCTTGACTGGTTAGAGTGGGAAGGTCTTAAGCAAGTGCGCAGAAATGCACGCAGACTCATGAAAAACTATAAACTTGCAAAGGGTATTATAGATAAGACTGACTACATTGTAGAAGATGACAATGAGTATGCTGATCTTATTGATACTTTAACTAAAGAGGATGCATCTGCACTTGAGTTAAAGTTCTACCCTATCATTCCTAATGTAATTAATACTCTTGTTTCAGAGTTTGCAAAACGCAATACGCGTGTAAGCTATACAGCAGTTGATGAGTATTCATATAATGAAATGCTTGAGCTTAAAAGAACTCAAGTAGAAGAAGTTCTTTTATTTGAAGCTGAGCAAAAGATGGCAATGGCTCTAGCTGAAATGGATCCTAAGTCAGAGGAGTATCAGCAAAAGATGTCTCCTGATAACCTTAAGACTTTACCAGAAATTCAACAGTTTTTTAATAAGGACTACCGCAGTATGGTAGAGCAATGGGCTGAACACCAGCATAGAGTTGATGTTGAGCGTTTTAAAATGGATGAGCTTGAGGAGAGAGGTTTCCGTGATATGTTAATTACTGACCGTGAGTTCTGGCACTTTAAGATGCTTGAAGATGATTATGATGTAGAGTTATGGAATCCGGTTCTTACATTCTATCAGAAGTCACCTGATACTCGTTATGTATCACAAGCTCAGTGGGCAGGTAAGTTTGACATGATGACTGTATCTGATGTTATTGATAAGTATGGTTGGTTAATGACAGAGGATCAAATGAAAGCTCTTGAGCTTATCTACCCTGTACGTTCTGCTGGTTATCCTATCCAAGGTTATCAGAATGATGGATCTTACTATGATGCTACCAAGTCTCACGAGTGGAATACTAAAATGCCATCATTAGGTTACCGTCAGTTTACCTCTATGTGGGATAATGCCTACTATGGAGGTGATATAGTAAACTGGATTATGATGAGCAGTGAAGACTACTTTGATTTAGGTATGAGTAACATGTTACGTGTTACCACAGTTTACTGGAAATCACAACGTAGAATCGGTCACTTAACCCGCATATCGGATAATGGTAATGTATCTCAAGATATAATTGATGAAACATATGTAGTTGTAGATAAACCGGTTTATAATACAAATATTCTTAAGAATAAGAGTAAGGATAACTTAGTATTTGGTGAGCACATAGATTGGATCTGGATTAATGAGGTATGGGGTGGTGTTAAGATTGGACCAAACCGTCCTACATTCTGGGGAAGTAATAACCCGGGTGGTATTAACCCTATCTACTTAGGAATCAATCAGAACTTGATTAACCCACTTAAGTTTCAATTCAAGGGTGATAACTCAATGTATGGTTGTAAACTTCCTATAGAAGGTGCTGTATTTACAGACCGTAATACGAGATCTACAGCTCTTATTGATTTAATGAAACCTTTCCAGATTGGATACAACATTGTAAACAATCAGATTGCAGATATCTTAGTAGATGAATTAGGAACCGTAATCCTACTTGACCAGAATGCTTTACCTAGACACTCATTAGGAGAAGACTGGGGAAAGAACAACCTAGCCAAGGCTTATGTGGCAATGAAGAACTTCCAGATGTTACCGTTGGATACTTCTATTACCAATACAGAGAATGCGCTTGCTTTCCAACACTATCAGAAACTTGACCTTGAGCAGACTAACCGTTTGATGTCTCGTATTCAGTTAGCTAATTATTTTAAGCAACAAGCATTTGAAGTAATAGGTATTACACCACAGCGTCTAGGTCAGCAGATTGGACAAACCAATACAGCTACTGGAATTGAACAAGCAGTAAGTGCTTCTTATGCACAAACTGAAACTTACTTTATACAACACTGTGATTATTTGATGCCTCGCGTGCATCAGATGCGCACAGACTTAGCACAGTATTATCAGTCCACTAAACCATCTACAAGGTTACAATACGTTACATCAATGGATGAGCGTAAGAACTTTGAGATAAATGGTACTGATCTATTGCTAAGAGACCTTAATATATTCTGTACTACTAAAGCTGACCATAGAGCTACGCTAGAACAGCTTAAGCAAATGGCTATTCAGAATAATACAACTGGTGCATCTATCTATGATATAGGTAATGTATTGCGTTCTGAATCTATTGCTGAAGTATCTACTATTCTTAAAGCATCTGAAGCTAAGCAAAAAGCTGAGAAACAAGCTGAAATGCAACAAGCTCAACAAATGCAAGAACAACAGTTACAAGCTAAGGCTGAAGAACAACGTCAGAAACTTGAGTTTGAAGCTGCTGAGAATCAGAAAGATAGAGAAGCTAGAATTCTTGAAGCTCAAATTAGATCTGCTGGTTATGGTGCAATGCAAGACGTTAACCAAAACCAAGAGAGTGACTACATTGATTATCTGGATAGAATGGAGAAGAGCGATCAGTATGCTCAAACTATGAATCTAAACAGAGAGAAAGAGACTGTCAAGCAGATGGAGCATAGAGATAAAATGAATATTGAACAGCAAAAACTTAATACTCAACGTGAAATAGCACAGACTCAATTACAGATTGCACGTGAGAATAAGAACAAATTTGACAAAGGTGAGGATAAGAAAGATAAAAAGAAATAAGGTTTAGCCATATAATGCGGAATAATAATTTCCTAATGCTAATCTTTAAAGTTTAAACTCATACTTTTGCGTATATTAATAGTGTAGACTAAAAAACCAACCAAATGGCTACTGAAGAAAAAAACCAAGAAACAACCTCTATTGAACAAGTAGAGATGAACCTAGATGAAATTCTAGGAACCCCGGGTGCAGAAAACGTTATGCTCCCTGAGACAGAAAAGAAACCTAATGTATTTACAAAGGAATCTGTTGATCTGTCTTTCCTTGAAAAGGACACTGATGAAGAAGGCTCAGAGTCAAAGGATAATAAACCTGAAGAAGTAAAAGGTGCTGAAGTTCTTAAAGAACTTGATCAAGAGTTTTTAGGTCAACCTGATAATGATGAAGATGATTCTGATTCTGATTCTAAAAAGACAACAGGAAGACCAAAGCTTGATAAGAGCGGAACTAGTGAACTATTCAAAAAGCTTATTGACAAAGGACAGATTGTACCCTTTGATGATGATAAGCCTTTAGATGAGTACACTATTAAAGACTTTGAAGAACTTCTTGAAGCTAACATTGTAGATCGTGAGAATCAGATCCGTCAGGCTACCCCTGTTGAGTTCTTTGATGCTCTTCCAGAAGAACTACAAGTTGCTGCTAAGTATGTAGCAGATGGTGGAGAGGATCTTAAAGGTTTGTTCCGTATTTTATCTGAGGTTGAAGAACACCGTCAGTTAAATCCTAAGGATGGCAAAGACCAAGAGCAAATTGTACGTGAGTACTTAAGAGCTACAAGCTTTGGTAATGAGGAAGAAATTGATGAAGAGATCTACAGCTGGAAAGACAGAGGTGACTTAGAGGCTAAAGCTCTTAAGTTCAAACCAAAGTTAGATAAGATGCAAGAACAAGTTGTTGCTAAGAAGCTGGCTCAACAAGAGAACATGCGTAAGCAGCAACAACAAGCAGCAAATGCCTACATGCAAAATGTATATAATACATTAAATGCAGGTGAGGTTAACGGTATCAAGTTGGACAAAAAGGTTCAAGGTATGTTATATACCGGACTTGTACAACCTAGCTACCCTTCTATTTCAGGTAAGCAAACAAACATGTTAGGTCACCTATTGGAGAAATACCAGTATGTTGAACCAAGACATGACTTAATTGCGGAGGCTCTTTGGTTATTAGCTGATCCAGATGGATATAAAGCTAAGATCAAAGACCAAGGTAAAAATGCTGCTGTTGAGAAAACTGTACGTCAACTTAAGACTGAACAAGCTAAGATGTCTACAAGCTCACCAGTAGTAGAACAAGAAGAAACAACACAAAGAAAGATCCCACGCAGTGGTAACTTCTTTAAGCGATAAATTAACTAACCCTTAAATAAACAAAAAAAACATGGCAACTCCAGTTTTAAACAATGGTATATTTCTACGAGATACCAACTACGCAGCTAGTTCACACGTAGATTCTTACCACTTGGTTAACATGCTCAAGAATGCTGAACCTATGGATTTAGGACCAGTAGATCTTTGGGCTATGGCACAAAAGGTAGAAATGCCTTTGTACCAAATGTCTAGCTTTGGTGGAAAGAACGTTATTAATGTAGACAATGCTCGTGGAGAGTACAAGTGGCAAACGCCAATTGTAATGGAT